TCCATGTCTACCTTCATGTCTCATCCTTTCTGTGCTATTGGGCTTGTTCTGTCGCTCTACCCGGTGGATTCATTACCCGGTCTCGCTCCAGCGCGTCTATCTGCTCGGCCATCATTCTGAGATTTGCGTCGGTTCCGAGTCTTCCCCATCCGTTAATGTACTCGTTACCCCGGCGGCGGTCCATATCGGACCGCCCCCGGGGATATCTCGCCCTTACTCTTTGGGCAGGTACTCCTCAAGCAGCTCCTTCAGCTTGGCAACGGCATCCGAGTTGCCTTCGATTACATCGCTAATTGCCACTGCCGCGGGAGAGTTCGCGATTACCACCGCATTGTCATAGATGGTTCCGAGTTCCGCCTCGGTGACCTCCATGCCCTCTTTCTGGGCCAGCTCCATACCCTTCTCCACAAACGCTGCCCGCAATGCCGGGTTATCGCTCACCCCGCTCTGCCCAAGCAGACCGCACCCTACAAACAGCAGCACCAGCGCAATCACGATATGCACTAACGCCACTTTCACCAGGTCTACCACTTTCCAGTTCCTCATCCTACCTTCTCCTTTCCAGGGCTGTTGCCCCTTTTGTTGTGTTACGGATCCAGAATCAAGGCCGCCGTGATAGCGGCCTTACGCCCCAACATGATCCTCCGGTCCATGTCCTGCAGAATCTTACGGGCCCGCTCGAGCTGCTTATTGGCCTCCAGGAGCTTGTTTTGCAAGTCAGCTATTTCCTTGTCTTTGGCCTTGCACTTCGGACATTCTCCGTTAGCAATCCTCTCAGCCTCAATTATGGCAGCCGCCAGCCTCGCAGCCACCATCTTCTTGGCCTCAGCCTTCACCTTGCTTTCCACCGGGACCGGCCGCGGATCCTCCGCCGGATCCCTGCCAAGTTCAGGCTCGGCGTAACAAGAAGACATCCCCAACACTGTCAACACTCCCAACACTATCAGCCTCATTGTGCTCCTCCTCTGTTTGTTCGCCCGGCTAAGCCCTACTCCGCTGCAGCGGGCAGGGCAGAGCTGGCGCCTATGGCCGCCTATTCGCCGGGTTGTCATTTGTTTGTTAATACCGTGTTCGCAGCACGGAAGTCCGTGCCGTATTCTATCGCACGTGATACAAGCCTACGCCACACCTGCATGTCAGTCTTGTGTTGTGACACCTTGCCGTCCACCGCGTATGTCCACTCTACCACGCCGGAGCGATTCCCCTTAACGGCAGTCACGGCAACCTCCCTACCGTCTTTGCCCAGTCCGCGTGTTTAGTTACCGGATGCGCAGCCCCCGGTGTTCCGCCCCGCTTGAGCGCGCCCATTTTGTTTGATCATATCAATTGTATATACAGAAAAAAGAAAGGGAAGTGTTGAATATTTTTGAGTTTTTTTCGTAACGTACATAGTACGTTACGACTTTTCTTTCTTGTCGTATTCCGCGGCTTGCGGTGTGCCTCTTCAAGCGCCTTAACCAGCTTGTCGCGGTCTTTGTTCATCACTTATCTCCCTGTTCTGCCGGGGACGGGGTAATTCTCGTTGGCAGCAAGAACCCTATCCACTCTACCTCTTTGATCCCTGCCTTTGACGGATGCGGATCATGTATCATTTGTACCCCATGGTGCCCTTTCATGTCGCCGTCGTCGATGATAAAGAACTCGCCAACAACAGCGTGCATGATTCCCCGCGGCGACCGGCCGGAAAGAATGCACGGACACGGCTCGTGCTGGCAGCCCAACTCCCCGTCCCACCGCAATTCCCAATACACATAGCCTTGGCTTTTGAGCCATGCTTTTGCTGAGTCAGACATATCGGCACGCCTACTATCGCCCCTGTCGTCGTCCCAGAAGCAAGGCACATCTTCCAGCCTCAGCCCCATAAGGCTCGCTATGCACGCAGAGAAGCACAGTCCGTCGCCGTCGTTCTGGTGAACCTTCCTTCTGACATCGAGCGTTTGCGCCCGGATAAAATCCCTCGGCATCACTTACCCCTGTTCTGTCGCTCTATCGTACGGTGGCGATCTGCTCTATCGTCTCAATTAGCAAACGAATCATGTTGCTTGCACTGTGTGCGGGCGGCGTATGAACATGCAACACTTCCCCGGTCACATCACAGACAATCGAAGGAACTCTTCGCCTTCATGGACCCAGATAACCTCGGTGTCACCTTCTGGAACTATCCCCAGAACACCCGCATCGGAATCGTCAACGAACGTAATAAATAGGACATTCGTGTCTGACACAGTGATGGTCGTGTTCGTCCCGAGCAGGATATCACCACTCTCGTAAATAGTAAACATCGGCTTGGGTTTCGGGCTAGTGATGAAATATGCAACAAGGGCTGACACCGCGACAGCAACACCAATATACACTACAACGGCAAAAACATCTCTTTTCTGCATCTCACTTGCCTTTCTGCCCTTTAGGGCGACAAGGTGGTAGCCCTGTCGCCCTCGTGATTATGCTACTTAACAATGCCAGCAGCCCTCATCGCATTGGCCGCGTTCACGGTTGCCTGCGTGTACTTCAACGCTTCGTCAGCCGAAGTCTCAGACTTCGCCGCCTTCTCCGCGTTGACCTTCACCGCTTTCTCCAGTGCGTCTTTCATGGGGTTCTACCTCCCATTACTGCCCCGTATTGTTGCTGCGCCTGTTGGTCGGGGCACCGCCCCAACAGGCGCTTCAAGCGACGCCTAAAGGCTCGCTTGAGCTTGATCGGTCGCCAAGTGTCTGTATCTCACGGTCCTTCTCGACGCAGTCGGCGAGGCTGCAGTAGTCGGGCGCGTCCCAGCCGGGTATGCGTTCATCGGTCATGCCTACTCGCCTTTCTCGTCGTATTCCCGCAGATTGCGCACTGCCTCTTTCCACTTGCAGCAGGCCTCGTTCCGCTTGCGGCCTGCCTCTTCCCACTTGCGGTATGCCTCGTTCCGCTTGCGGTTTGCCTCTTCCCACTTGCGCCATGCCCCGTCGACCGCCTTCACCAGCTTCTCGAGTTCCTCGCTCATTGCTCACTGCCTTTCTCGTCGTATTCCCGCAGCTTGCGCACTGCCTCTTTCCACTTGCGGTTTGCCTCGGTCAGGTCAGGAAATGCATCGCCCCGCTTACAATATGCCTCTTTAACCGCCTCAACCAGCCTTTCGCGTTCACGGCTGCTCATTGCTTTCTCGATATCTTCTACTGACCGCTCACTTCTAGCGCTCGACAACAGAGATTCATACTCACCATCACTATAGTATTGATACCAGTATCGGCGTGCCTCTTTATCGACGCAGTTTTCGTCATAGCCCTCAACAGACCACAAGCCAAGCCGACAAGCATAACGTATCTTCCCAGACCCCACTCGTTCTCGCCGCACACACCTATCAAACAAGAAACCCTTCCGCGTCTGCATCTCTCTCGCGCTCATTTTTTTGTCCTCAACCCAACACAAGTTGTGCATCACAGATGTAGGATGATCCTTCTCCCATTCAAGATCTGTTGTCGGAATAAACTGTGTATCACATTTGCTGCACGCTACAAGCCCGAGAGCGATCTCGTGCAACTTTGTTCCGTCGAGCGGGCAATGCAAGTAGTGAAGCACTGCCAACACCTCACTACCGCAATGAGTACAAGTATCTTTGTCGTTGTTGACTACTGTGCCGCAATCAAGACACTTTCTCATTTCAACCTTCTCGGTTGATTCGTTTCGTGTATCAGCGGTTTCCATGCACGTCACCTCCACTCGGAGCCTCACTTTCATCGTTAGCCGCAAGTGCTTCCTCCAACAACTCGACACTTCGCCCCGTGAGGTAGCCGACACACTCGCCGCCCTCCGAATCCTCAATTACGCCGTATATGCCCATCCACCGCTTCACCTTCTTCTGTGCCGTAATCACCTCGGCGTGTCCGTCGGAAAATTTGGCGATTCGCCCTCCGTTCTGCATGATCTCGAGCGCTTCCTTCCATCCCATCCTATATATCGATAGCAATTTCATCTCCACTTCTTAATCGCCGACATAGAATGCTCCACTCCTTGTTCATGTATTACAACTCTACCATACGAAACAACGTCTGCAGGCGTATTCATCATCTGCTCGAATGTCATGGCGTCTGGACAAGTGTTCGGAGGAATAACAAGCACCACTTTTAGAATGTCAGAAGGCGGCATGTAGTCGGAGATATGTGGTATTAGAAATATGTTACACCAGATGGCGTGCCCCTCCTTTTCAATTAGCCTACCGCAGGATGTACAGAATCGATGAGAAGCCATCGTGCCAATGCCCCGAGTTTGTATCATCAGCTGCCAAGAAAAGGCTAGTTCCTCCTCAGCCTTCTTTAGAAAATAACACTCACCATTCTGGTACCGGCAATTTCGACATCGAATCTCCTCTTCGGTAGTCGTTGGATTGATGACAGTGGCGAATAGATCCGCATTCTCATTCTTGCACTTCGGACAACGGAGAGTACAGACAGGTGTAATACCTGTCACACCTTCTCCTGTGTGGCAGTCGTTGGGACCTGTGTTTCCTCGTTCTGTACTACGTACAGAACGATTCTGTATGGGTGGAACCAAGACATACAGCACTGCTGGTAGATTTCGATTCTCAACCTCCTTCACACAAACTCTCCAAGCAAGCTCTGAGTCGAACCAGCGGCAATCCTCCACTGTCAGTATGCCGCAGTCTGGGTCACGATTGGGTACAGGATGCTCACGTTCTATCAGGTCGCCTTTCTTGAAAGGAGGATGGGCTACCCTAACACCACATACATTACAAAGCGGATCTCTCATTGTCCATCGGCCTTCTTCCCATGTTGCTTGGCAGTGTTGGCATTCGAAAGGTCGGGTGCCGGGAAGAGGTTCTCTGTTCAGGTTGATCGAATCCTTTTCCTTACCGTCCTTCCACACAGCTATATGCTCTTCAACCTTCTCCATCTTGCCATCGTCAATCTCAACCACAGTGCTTCTTTCAGCACCAGGATTGGATGGATCGACTGCAACCTTGAGATCGATATGGTCGCAAGGCTCTACTATGTCGCTGTGTTCGTTTCGATGTACCTCTGTGGAGAACTGCGGCTTGTAGGAAGCATGAACTACCCCTTCAACTTTGATGCGATTCTGATGTGGCTCCGATGGGTCATGATGCTGTGTCGCCGGCTGTGGTGGTGTTGTGGCTTTAGATTTGACGGGCCGTTGATGATGGTTCGTCGGTGGGGTGGAATTGTTCTCAGAAGGGGATATATTTTGAGCTGATCCACTCCCGCCAACTTCACCACACTTCACCCCATCACTCACTTCGTCCACTTCATGATCTATTTTACTCTTGTTTAGTTCTGCCATCTCTACTGCCTTCTCACAAAACCAACTCGTCATGAGATTCATAAGGGCGTGAGCGCAGGAAGGGCATAGAATCGTCAATGTGCTTCTATATGAAACGATATCGATGTCTGAGTCACGCTCCAGCTTGCAAATACGTTTGCAGCGCGAGCATTCCACTTCGTGTCTCTTAGCACGTATGGCATCTACCACGATGTCCTTGATGCATTCAACTGTCTTCTCTCTGATCATAAACTCCACCTCGTCTTTCTACATCATGACATCATGATATGAAGTGACAGCCACATCATTCTTCATCGTCTGGGTCCCAACCAAGTATCTCAATCCTTCGTTTCGAGCGGTCGATCCATTTGCCGATCTTGTCCTCTTCGTCGGAGGGAAGCTCAACTGCTTTTTCGACAGTATGATACAATGCGTCTCTGTAACGTTCGATGAGTTCTCGGAGGACCTCGGTCAGCTGTCTGTATTTCTTACACTTAGGGCAGTCTTTCATTGTTTTCCTTTACTACGCACTCTTTAGGATCCAACTGTTGCTTACCGCATTCAGTACATCTAACGATTTTCTCTGTTAAAGGGTCGAATTCATCATGGCCGCAGCGAATACAGCCTGTCGGGTTCTCATACTTGTTTGGGTATCTCTTCTTCTTTGAGAGCTTCACTCAGCTATCCCTAACGCCTTTCTGATGTGCTGTCTTCCTTGTTCGAAGCCTATGTCTCGTGCCGCAATCAATGCGTGTTCAATGTCCCTTGCTACTGCTCGTTTCTCTGCAACACCTACGCCGAGATTGCAGACGAAGTTACCATGCTTGTCATGCACTGTGAATACGAGCTGATTCCCATCAGCTGGATCAACTATCAATCCGTCATCCGGATGGTCTTTGACAGGGAAGTTCTTAAGCATCATACCCCTCCGATAACATGAACAGGTTCAACGTATACTTCTGGCGAATGTTTTCCATCAGGCAGCTCTACTGACGGGAAGATTTTGATCTTAAGCAATCCGTCTGCCATATCGTATTCAAACAGGAAGTCCATTGTTTCACCACACTGGCCGCAGCTGAAGCGCAGTCGTTCTCTATTAGGATCAATCAGTAGTGTGGCCATCGGTATACTCTTGTTGGGTTCGAACCCGTATTGACACCTCACTCTTCAGATATTGCAATCTTGAAGGCATTGTTGCCGCAGCCATAGCCAGATCTTTTATCAGCGCCTCCTTGCGTGTTTCTGGCGAATAACTGTCAGGAGAATCTTCTACTTTCACATCAAAGCCAGCAATGGCAAAGGTGCGCATGATTTCAGCAGCAATTGTTGTCTTGCCTGTCTTCGGACTTCCGCTAACTGTAATCACGAGCTCTCTCATGTCTTTCCTTTCTCCCTCACCACATATTCATCAGCATCAGTAGTGTATCGGCAAACTCTTGTTCAGTTCCAGTCTCCATCTTTGCAACGTGTTGTGCCAAAACTGTTCGGATGTAAGCAGACACACTCAAGCCTTGTTCCTTCGCCAGCTTCTGAATGTGACGTTTCAAGTCGTATGACACACTTGCTGTTAACACATAGACGTTCATATCGCGTCTCTTGTAGCAGAAGGTTTGTGTTCGTAGCGAAAGTCCTGCCACCCTCCCGGGTTCCAGAATTCGCTGTTGGCTTCATAGGCCTTGAAACGTTTGCCGAGAACTTCATGGTGTTCGCAGCAGTAGCCGCCATGCTTTGGTGTACGTGTTATGCCACCACACCATGGACAGAATGTGTCACCTTGGCCTTCTTTCGGCTTGATAGGTTGGGTTTCTCGTGTACTGACAGGTCGACCCTTGCCTTGGTTCGGTTTGGGCGGCCATTTCTCTCCGTTGCGTCTGTAAGTGTTCAGCTTTGTGCGAAGTGATCGTGCGGAGATGCCTAGCATACGAGCTTTCTCAACCATCCGCTTCTCCGGATGCTTTTCGAAGAGAAACTTGATGGTAATCATCTCGAGGCGACGGAGGTTGTATGCTTCAAGATTCAATGTCGACTCCTGCTCACGTCTTGTCATTCAGTACACTTATACTTTCTGCTACGATGATAAACAACTCTTCCTCGCTCAGTTGCTGGCAACAAACGAGGAATTCACTCAGTTGCATATCCATCACCCACCCCTATTCTGCTATCCGAACACAACCTTTCGTCTCGCATTTCAACCAAACATGCCCGTTACTACCTGCATGAGAGAAATAGATCGTCTTGCCGCATACCGGACACTCATCCTTGCCGGAAGTTGTTTCACCAGCATGCTCTGTTTTGATCTTGTTGATCAATGGGGTGCACTTCATCATTCGGTTGCAATGTGCTTCGATCATTGCCTCATAAGCATCGATCTCTTCCTGAGTAGGCTCCCTATACAAGACGCATTCAGCTTGCTCGTTGCCTGTTTCCTTCCGACGCTCAACCAGATCGTCATCATTCAGGCAAGGCAGGCGTAACACTAAACCAGCATAGCCTTGAGGACCTTCAAACTTGTGAAGATCAATGCCCCTGGCGCACTTCATGAAGTCACAGCCATGCAGGCCTCGATAGTGCTTACATCTGCCTTTACGCATTACGCAGTCTTCCTCATCTTCTGGCGAGCGTTGCGGCGCTGGTTGCGCTCCTTGCGAATCTTCTCAGCAGCCTCACCTGTTGCCTTCTTGGGCCTTTCTGCCTCGCCGGAGAAGGGTCCACGGCACTTTCCGAAAGCGCCTTTCTGTCCACCCTTCTTGGTGCTCTTGACCTTGCAAAGACGCAAGCCGAGGTCTTCGCGCTCTTTGCGCTGCTTCTCCCAGCGCTGCCGGCGCTTCTCCTTGTTGGAGAGAACCTTGGCTTTCTCCTTCTGTTCAGACTTCACCTTGCTACTGTCAGGTGTGGAATCTTTCTTGGGCCGCTTGAACTTATCCAGTATCTTCATCTCTGTATCTCCTTCTGTATCTCCTTCTGTATCTCCTTCTGAATATACTTACAAGACGACAATTGTTTCTATCTGAAATTTCTGATCTGGTTTGCCAGTTGTAAGATCAAAGCATCACGTCGCCGAAGCTCATCAATACAAGCAGCCACAGCCTTCTTGTCAAGAAGAGACATGTTGTATTGAATAGCCTGGCCAAGCTGTGTAAAGTTCATACTGCTAAGTTCCTTCGACGTCAACCACGAACCTTTGCAGAAAGCAACTTTCACTCCTCCTACTCCTCATCCTCCAGACCCGCCAAGGCGTTGCTGATTTCACCCATCATGTCGTCAAGCTTGTCACGCAACGTTTCAGGACACGCATCGAAATACTCTGACCGCGCCTTAAGCAGCTCCTTTAGGCGAAACTCGTCTTTGCGCAAGTGAGCTTCTTGTATCTGAAGTGATATCGACATGAGCACATTGACATGGTAAAGAAGCGACGGCGCCCGTTCTCCCGCATTCTGATGGGTCTTCGGCGCTTTCAGGACTCTGTTACCGGCTTCGGTAAGGACCACGTAGTCGACGATACACTTCATCCCTTCAATGTTTTTCGGCTCCTTCTTGATCTGCAGCCATTCGCTGTTGAGAGCATTCGGCAAGATGCTTTCCCATTGAGCATTGACTGCTGTCAATGTCGGTGGCACACTACCGCTTCGGGCGACGAATTTAAGAAGATCTCGCATGGTAGGCGATACTTCCATCTGCTTCTCCTGAGTCACTCCGAAGATGGGGAGCATGTCAGTCACTGCTAACAGCGCATCTTTCTGAGAAGCGGTGACGCCATTCCAACGACAGACAGTCTCGAACTGATCCAGCAGCACTATCACAGCCTTCACAAACTTCGGTAGTGTTGTCAGAGCTGTTTCAACTTGCTTGCCGAAAGATGTGCCATGCCCGATGACTTGGCACACCAAACGCCGCTTGGCGCCTTCAGACTCATCTACTATCGTCCCATCATTTGTAGGTGTCATCGCCCAGTTTCTCATGTTCCCTCCCATGATTTATACATATTTCCGTCAGGATAAATGATGACAACAGGCCTGCCTGCTTTCCGTCCTCGACGGATGGTAGACCAGGTGCCACTACGCAGAACCTCTTGCCCTTCTTTCGGGCAAGCAATCAGAAGATCTTCGCCTTCATCAACGATGTCGGTGTTTCGCTCCAAGTAGGATGCCTCATCGCGAACCTCATCACCTTCCTTGAAAGCACGATACTTAGGGTCGGAAGGAGGATGGATAATGATACGTCTGTCAGGAAGGGCATCGACTATGTCATGGGCCTGAGCATCAGCGCCGATGCAATCACCATGGTGAAACTCGATAGGCGAATCATCCGCAGCGGTATCGATGGCGATATCAGACAGCAGGTCATCTAGATTCATTTCCTGCTGAACCGTCAACCCCTGTCGCGTTCCGGTGAATCCAATTTTCATCTCAAGCAGTGGTTTCTTTTGTCTCTTGTAATTGGCGGCCGCGCCGGAAGTTGTGCACATCCGATCTATTCACCAATTAGCCTCCGTATCTGGGAGTGACCCATCTCACAAGTAACGAACTTGATTTGGCACCTTAGCTTTCTTTGCGGCCATCTTAAAATGTGGAGGGCCTTTCAGCCCTCCAGGAGGTTTCTAGCAACCTCTAAGCATACTTAAGTTGGGCCGCCCACCGGCCCTGCGTCGTGTAAGTATATACAGCCCCTACTCGGAAGCTGTCGAATGTTTCTCCTTGTGCTCTTCAGCAACAGCTTTCGCCTTGCTCAGCCTGTCATCAGTGGCGAGAATATCATCACCGAAGTGAACAGTGAACTTCTCGCTGTTGTGGGACCAGATGACATAACCTTCGTCCGTCTGGTAGTAGGTCTGGTCCTCTTCCGACTCACCGATACCGATGTGTCGGCGGCGATGCCACACCATCGTCTCCTTGTCCTCCCCGTCTGTACGAACGAGCTTCACCAGCGACAGTCCGCGACGCTCGAGCTCAGCCAGCTCGTCTTCCGTCTCGGTGCCTTTGATGACGTATTCAACCCGGTCGGGCTTGAAGGCGTGAAAGATTGCGGCGGTGTACTTGTAGCCACCTTCGCAGTCGTCGCACTTCTTCAGGAGCTGCTCACCATCAACTTCATCGGCGATGTTGCCAGACCCGTCGCAGGTCTCGCACTTCTTGCTGATTGCCTTGCGGTGCGCAACCATCACCCAGTCCTTGCCGACTTCGAAGCCTCTGGGGACTGAGCTGACCTTGCGGCTAACGCCCATGCCATCAGCTTCTGCCATCCACTCACTGGGAGTCTTGTAGAAAGACTCACCAATCCACAGCAGTCCAGCCTTCTCAGGCGGTGTGTGGAGCGGACAAGCAGCTGAGCAGTCTTTGTGGGAGCATTTCACACCTTCTGCCAGCTGACGGGCGTTAACCCAGGTCCAGCCAAGCGAGGGCTTGATGCCATGGCCGCAGCAGGGACAGACCGTCAGCGGGATGGGGAGCTTGCCGCAAGGCGTGCCAACCCCATCACACATCAGATACAGCCCGCCTTTCTTGCGGTAACCGCATCCCCTTTTGCCCTCATCTGTTATCACTCGAACGTTTGCCATATCTCTATACCTCCTTGTTTTGTATTACAGATCGTATGTGGATTCTCGAGAGATTTTCTATGTTGATTTACGCCACACGCTTCCAGACGTATTCTGTCTGGGTCAGCTTGATCTGAATGGTGTGCTCGTCGATTTCGACAGTGACTGCGAAAGGACGCTTCGTCATCTTGACGAACTTTCCGCCCAGCTTCTCCACTTCGGTCTTAACGACTGCTTCGTACTCGGCGAAGTCTTCGAATGCTGATTCTTCAAGCCAGCGAGCGTATAGGTAGTCCATGTGCTCGTCCAGCTCCTTCCAGATGTGATTCGCCTTTGCAAGCGCTTCCTTCGTCATCATGATGTATCGCCTTTCTTATGGTTCCAATCGTTATCACGAGCTACAACACATCCATCATCACAAACATCAAAACCATACTTCAAACAATCCTGCATTGTGTCCCACGAATGAATATTCCATTGCCAAGTGTGATATGCACTATGCGTCCACGAACACACCCCTTCAAAAAGAATCTCCATAGGAGAATTTCTGGAAAAACCGTCATCACAGAAACTTTTTTCGGGGAGTTTCTCGTCCAAAGCATCAGCCATCGCTTGCTTGATAGTTCGGCCTTTCAAAGGGTGTGCCCACTTCATAAGCTGTTACCTACCGCAACACTTCTTGTATTTCTTGCCACTGCCGCAGGGGCAGGGGTCATTTCGGCCGATCTTAGGGCCAGTCCTGACAGGCATCATCTTGATGATACCCATGTTGTAAGCCCATTTCAAACGGACATCAGACAGCTTCTCAACAATCTTCCGCAGGTGGGGACCCATCTTCTTCATGTCCTCAGCCTGTTTCGCCAACCATTGCTCAGCTGTTATCTTCGGTCTGTTCATTGCGAAGCCATTCCTCAACCTTGCAGCGGTTGACGACCGTCTGCTTGATGCCTTTGTATTCGTCATGCTTCTTGACAGTCGCCTTCACCTTGACGACGTCGCCGATCTGAACATCCTTCATTCCGACGCCAACCTTATACTCAAGCGGCAGACTACCATACCAGACGGCGACATTACCATTCTCGTCCAGAAAACGATGAAACCAAGTGGTTCCGTAGTCATTCTCCCAGGTGCGGACAGACATCAACTTCAGTGTGAAAACTTCGCGCTTCTTGATCTCACCGAAGTGTTGACTGTTGACATCCGGACGGGATTTGCGCTTCACTTCAGCTTCAACTTCACGCTGATAAGCAGAAGGTGCTGAAGCGAGCAGACCCATCTCCTTGTGGGAGATATATCCATTGACGAAGCAAACTGCCAGATTGTTGTGATACTCGGACCCTTCCGGACCATTCGCGCGCTCTTCAAGCGTCTCACCCCAGGCAAGCACCTTCTCCGTCAGCTCTTTGGCCTCTTCTGTAATGGCCTTAATCTCTTCCTTCGGCGTGTTCGTCGGCGGGAACATGTTGTTGATCGCCAGCGAGGATGTGCACCATGGAAGCCCCTCGTTGTAAGCTTTCGTCCGGCTGATGAAGCCCTCGTCCAGGACGAACTGACAGACATGCCAGAGATAAGACTTAACATCGATGTTGAATTCCTTGAAATCTCCTGGAACTGTTTTCCAGTCGCCATCCATCAGATCATCAATGTCGGCGAGCATCTTGTCGTGGCAAAGATAAACATCAGGACTTCTGTGACCCAGGAAATCAACCAGGCAGCTTGAGCCGATCTGCTTGACTTCACCGGTTTCAACACTACGTACTAGAAATGTGTTGTGGCGCTTGCGATTGGTGTTGCAGTGATCACAAGCGGAAGGCGCCTTTCGGTACTTGTCGGCTGGAGCCAGCTCCTGCTCAACCGCCAGCGGTGTCCGGCGAATGATATTGCCGGCCGGCGTATGAGTAAGAGCTGCGATGAATTCCCATCCGTTGATCTTCGGAGGTTCACCGACAAGCTCCAGCTCGAACATGTGGATGTACCGCCCCGTCCAGACCATTGTCTGATCAAAATCCGGAGCCATCTCCTTCTCCTGCCACTCCCTGATCACCTTGACTTCCATGGGAGGACAGCCGATCTTGTTGGCGCGTCGGTTGAGCTTTTCAACCTTGCGATCTAGACGCGTTTTGCCCCAAACGGGCAGCTGATAGGTCTTGACTGCTTCCTGCTGAATGTCCTTCATAGCCTCAGCCTTCAGCTTCTGGCAGGCTTCTTGAGTTTCTTCCTGATTAGGCATCTCCATCCTCCGTTGTTAATTGTTACAAGTATTGTAAATGATTCTTCCCTAGAAGTCAATAAAAAAATTAAGATTCTTTTATTTTTCTTTAGGGTTGAAAACACTGACTAATTCCAGAAGCTGTATCTTACGATTCAGCTGGTCCCTGGTGTAGCGGTCAGTCTTCTTCACCTTCTTGAGCTTAGCCTTGAGAGCCGCTAAAGTACTCTCATCTTTGGCAGATCCATATACATCAAGTATATGATTGCCTAGCTCGTCGGTGGATAGGATGGAATGTGAGGCTATCTGCCCGAAAACTGCAAGCGTTTGAAGCATGTGGTCCCTGAAATTGTCCAGAACTTGCATGATGTGATCTTTGTCTTTCTGCATGGACTTGTCAAGTGTCGCCTTGCACAGCTCTTCAAAAATCTCATCAGCCTTGTACAGGTAGTCCCTTCCTCCTCGCTCATTCAGAAACTTCTTGGAAGCCGTTTCCCAAGCTCGAGCCTGCTTGAATTCGACTGAATCATGTATCGCCTTCTGAATGATCTCTGTCTTGCGACCTTGGATCTGTTGCACCGCTGCTCTGATAAAAGAAGCAAGGTAGGCGTCATCAAGGTCAGGCTTCTCCTTCACAGATGCAGCCCTGACAATAGTGAGCCCGGAACCTCTTGGCTTCATCCAACCGCAGTTCTCTGGTAGCTCATTTACATCTTTGATGACACCATCCGGAGGAGTCAGAAACCAGAACTCATGACAGCAATCCTTGGCCCACTGACTCTTGTCAGGATGTTGCACTTCATGCAGGAAGTCACTTCGATCTACCTTGATCTCAAATGCAGATCGCCTAAGACCTACCGAAGGCCAGATACCGAAAACGATGGCATCTGCGTGTCTGTTGCAGCCACATCCTGTGGCATTGCCGACTTCCTTCAACACAAGGTAACCGTTGCCGAGATTGTACTTGTTATGAAGCAAATCGAGCAGGTCGTCTGATGTGTACTTCTTAGCCGCCACTTGTATCACAAGCTGAGCGGCCTTGATTGGTAGGGTCAGTCAGGTCGCCAGCAATCTCTTGGAGTTTGTTGTAGTTGTTCTTGAGGATCGTAAAAGCAAGCCCCAACAGATATCGATCACTCACGGGTTTATGGTTTATCAATCGCGACAATGTGCCCGAACAAATCTCAGCCAACATATTTCCTTCAATAGCACAAGACGAAAACGACTCCTGCCAAATCACCAACTCAGGTAGGGTATTGACTGTATGAACTGCAGCGCCGAATCAGCTGCAGGATGGTACTCACCTTTCTTGATAGTGTCTCTTGCTTCATCATGGTCCATGATGACCTCCTTGTGGAGCCGGCGAAGGGAATCGAACCCCCGACAAGTTGATTACAAATCAACTGCTCTGCCAACTGAGCTACACCGGCTTAACCAACGATCTCAACGGACGAAACGTCGTCTTTGATAGTGACCTCGAATGCTCTATCAGCCGATTCTATGAGCACTGGATCATGAGAAATCATGATGACTTGCAAGTCCAATAGCTCAGAAGTAGCTTTCAGCATCTCACCAAACTTCGGCATCATATCGACACTAACAGCAGTACCAGGTTCATCAAGTACCAACACCTTCTGAGTCTGGTTGTCATCAAGTGCCCAACAAGCCACTCGAAGTCCAAAGGCGGCGATGTCTTGCCCTCCACCTGCACAGTCATCACGTGGATGGTAGAGCTCACCATTTCGTGTGATATAAGGCTGGGCTTCTGACTGATCTCTCTTGATGGAGTACTCAATCTTGAACCCATACTCATCACCGAGAACCGCCTGCAGGGCTGTAGCCACAATGCTCTCAATGTAATCACTGATGGAGACCTGGGTAGCCAACATAATGTTATTCATCACCTCACGAGCTTCTGCTAGCTCTTCCAGCTCAACAGCGAGGGTGACTACAAGAGCATCGGCTTCCTCCTTCTGCTCAGTGAGGATCTTCAGCTCTGCCTGCTTTTCAGTAAGTAGTTGTCGATAGCTCATTTGCCTTGTAGTAGCTTCTCGATTTCTTCGTGAACGGCAGCTTTTTCGTCCTCCAAATCTTCCTTCTCCTTACGAATCTTCTTAAGCTTGGCTTCCACTTCTTCAAGTGACTCACAGTCGAAGTCCTTCTTTATCTGCTCCTTGGTAGCCTTGACTCGACCCTGCAGCTCAGCCAGCTCGGTTTCTGACTTACCAATCTTCGACTCAAGACCTTCTATCCGCTCCTGCAACTGCCTCACATCTGTCATGCTACTTCCTTCCTCTCTTTCTCCGACATCCCTACCCGACCCATTGCGTCGGCGATTATCTCCTGTATCTTCTTCTTGACCTTATGCTGCTTGTAGTAAGCTTGCTGATTCTCCTCAAACGAAACAGCCAGCTTCTTCTCATTACGGATGGCATCGATGAACTCCTGCAGCTTGTTGTCAGCTTCCTCAGTCTGCTTGTCAGGTATGTGGAAGATGTCCTCCCAAGGCTTCACATCCAGGAAAATCTTCTCATACTCACCGTTGTCAGTGTCGTATACAAATACACAAGGCTTGTGCTCAAGATCCTCCTTCTTCACCGTCTTGCGCATGATGCAACCAGTATTGAAGATCTGACAACCTTTGAACTTATCCTCGAAGGTGTAGTGAATATCACCCACAATCATCATGTCGAACCCTGGGTGCTTGTGAATGAATTCTCGCGGGGAAGGCAGCACATGACCCGGATACAATGGACGAGTACCTACCGAAGCATGCGCTATCAGGATGTTGAAGTCCTCTTTCTTCGGTTTCGGTAGGTTGAAATCCTGTTCAAACGACAGCCCATGAACCCAAATGCCTTTTTCAAGTTCATATGGTTTACCGTCAAGCCCCACAATCGTCAAAACACCTGCACACTGAAGCAAGTAAGTGGCAGTTCTATTGATGTTTTTCCAGTTGCGGAACACCATATCATGCTGACCGAAAACTGTGTAGATAGGAATCCCCATCTCTCGAAGTGTCAGTAACACCTGTGATTGAACATACCGTGAAGGCTCAGGAGAATCCCATAAATCACCTGCTTGCAATAAAGCCTGACATCTATGCTTTCGGGCTATTTCTGCTATCTGCTGGAGTTTGTTTAGGAGGGCTTGGAAGTAATCGTCGGTTCGGTTTTCGGGAGGGAGGTACCGTGAATGGATATCGGATACCAACAACAACTTCATTTGAGATTCTCCAGCATGATCTTCTTCTTCTCTGTTGTCAGCTTACTCGTGCAAATAGGGCAGGTATCAACCTTCTTCAGCTCTTTCTTGGCTACAGCAAGCTCCTCTTTCAGACCATGAATGTCGTCTTTGCGCCCGTCTATTTGTGGACCCAGAATCGCCAACTGATCTCGAACATCTTCTAGCTTACCGATCAAATCTTGCTTTGCGCCTAACTCTTCCTCTATTTCTACTAGAACATTCTGGAGTTCCAACTCCTTCTTCCAAGCAGGCAGAGAACCCTTGATCTCGTCTATTCTGCTAAGTGCATCATTGGCTCTCTGTAGGCAATCAGACAACTGATCCGCCTCTTTCTGGCAAGCGGACAGTTTCTCATCGATCGCCTTGGCCTTCTCAAGCTTCTTACGGGCTTTCTTGGCGTCATCCTTCTCAACCTGCAGATCCTCACTAATAGCAGCAATCTTGGTTTGTGACTGAGCTACTTCGTCTGATAACCTGATGAGAGTCTCAAAAACAGTATCAGCCTTCTCTATCTCAACCAGAATCTCCTCCTCAGCCACAACCAGCTCTTCAAGATCCTTCAAATAGGAGAAGCCGGCAATCCTTTCTTTCAAGTCAACAGAGGTCTTTTCGGCGGTAGCCTTTGCTTGCTTCTTAGAGCGAATGTCAGACGAAACCACCCCAATAGCTGCTTCAACCTTGTCCAAATTGGTGAAGCGATTGAAAGTGGATGCTACATGACCGGGACTGTCGAAGAGCAGGAAGGGATACTCTCTCTGTCGCTGAATGTTGATGTCGCCAATGTTGAGTGTAGTGGTCACCTCCTCAGGCACATTCTTGCCCACAGCCCCATGCTTTTCCCCGCCACAGATGTACTCATTCACCTCATGACCGCGAATGCGGGACACATCAACCTCTTTGTCTCCGGACAGGAGCACTAGATCAACTTGAGCGGTACCGATTCGATCAGCGCCTCTCTTGCCTTTGGTAGCTGAAGCCTTTCTGATGAAGCCTGTAGTGGTAGGACGGTTTTGCCACAACCAATAGATAGCGCGAAAGAGGGCTGTCTTGCCTGAGAAGGTAGAGCCAACAATCACATTCAACCCTTTATGGAATTCAAGGATAGAGTCTTCATGTGATTGGAAGTTACGAACTCGAAGTGACTTGAACACTACTGTATCCGTTTTCTCTTGGTCTTGCCGCACTTGGCACACCGCAGCACCAGCCAGCGCTTCAAAATGACAGGGCCGATCCTTTCACGAGTTTCGGCGTATGGCTCATAGCGGTGTTTACAGAACCAGCCCACCCTTCTCCTCCTTCGCCTTCTCAATCTCTTCGTCCAGTTCCTGGTCTATCTTAAGCTCTTGATCTTGGGTCATCTTCTTGCTACGAGGGCGTCGTTTCTCAGCGCCTTTGGTACCATGAAGAGTTCGTGTACCGAGTAAAAACGGATACTTGGTAAGGTGGTCTGCCGATACCAAACCACACTGGGGGCATCGTCGCTGAATGCTCTTTCGACCACCCCCCACAGATTCAAACTGACAAACTTCGCTTCCGTAATGACACCTAACACACCACATACTGCCTCCTTGTCTTTATATTTACAACCATCTTGTCAGTTGTCTCTGATCCAATCCAGTATTTCCTTGGCCAGGTCCCTCTTAGTCCTGGCAGATGAGAAGATCTTCTCATCGATGGAAAGGTCCCCTCTCTTGCCTTCCTGCAAAAGGTCAACCACTACACAAGGTTCTTCCTGCCCGGATCTCCATATCCTGCCAATGCACTGCGGACGCAGGATAGAACCTGAATAAACCTGCTCAAAGAAGATGATGACATTAGCCACCTGGAAATTCAACCCCTCACCACCGCTCTTCGGATGGGCGACCATCACTCTATAGCGTTCATCATGCTGAAACAGGTTTATCTGCTTGGCTTTGTTCTTCACCTCACCTCGTAATGAACAGAACTTGATCTTGGCCTTTCTCAACCGCTCTTCTATCAGACGTCCTGTAGGAATGAAATTGTGATAGACAATGCACTTTCCTTGCACCTCTGTCATGAGCATTTCAATCAGCTCGTCGGCCTTCGGGTTGGTCTTGAGATATACAGGCTGCTTTACATCGTCGTAATAGAAGCCGCCACTGATCTGCGCTAGCTTAGCGGACTTGTTGATGACATTCTTCAGGTTGATCTTGCCCTCTTCCAGCTCTTCCTTGAGATCATTAACAATAGCGTTGCGCAGTTTCCGCTGTTCCTCGCTGGGCTGTACCATTCGCTTTTGCTCTATTAGATCAGGCAGATCGGCGCATTCGGACACGTCGTACCGAATAGCTACCTGCGCAACCTTCGCAATAATCTTCTGAGTGGCGTCTTTCTTCGGGAACCATTCATAGAACTTGCGCCCCCTGGATTCCATCTCAATCCTCTGCATATATGTATGCAAAAAGACAAACTGATCATCGCCCAGGGTCTTGCCATCATCTAGAATCATCAACTCAGACCAGAAATCCTGTATCGACTTGGCCAAGGGTGTGCCCGATAGCATGATACGTTTATTGGTATAGCGCGCCAAGGCATACGAAATCTGCGTCTGCAGAGCTCCCCAGCTCTTTAAACGATGGAACTCATCCCAGATGATACAATCATATGGTGATCGATTGATTGCGTCATGGTCGGGCACATACTTGCTGCCCTTCTTACCACGTTCCACTGCGTCAATCTTTCGACCCCACACTGTCCTGAGACCTTCATAGTTGATGATGTGAAACTTGGAGAAATCATTCTCCACAATCATCTTTCGGGTTCTGCCTTCCCCCTGCAGCAGAGCATATGTGTAAGAGGTATGCTCCTCAATCTGGTCATACCAAGTCTTCATGACAGTAGTGGGGCAAACAACCAGCACCCTATCGACATCCCACACCTGAGAAGTATAGATAGCTGTGAGCGTCTTGCCGGTACCTATCCCATGCAAAAACATGGACTCACCACGATAAAGAGCCCATAGAATGGAAGCATACTGGTGTATTCGAGGTGTGGTCTGGAAAGCATACTTATCGCCGAAGATGTATTCCAGATCATCCAGGGTCAGCGACTTGACTTCAGCCTGTGTAACTTCACTCATCTCTATCACTATCGTCTTCTTCGTCAGCCACCCTGACACCGAGTTTCACCGGGAAGCTATCAGACGCAAACTGGCCCACGTCCAGATTCATGACAATGCCACAACCGCAATCCATCTTGCCACGCCGAGCAGCCACCACATACAGCGTTCCCAAACCGATGTCCGCCTGCACATCTGTCTGACATACCCCAATGGCTGTGTCAATATTTGCCAGCTTTCGGATGTCCTCTGCGAAGTCTTTCATGGTCAGCTTCTTGGATCTGATGGCTGCACGAGTAGCCTGCGATGGCACAATCCCTAGCATCTTCCTCTCGTCCACCAATCGCTTGTGATAGATGTAGGACTCATTCAACTGGTCTCGGGTCGGCTTGGTACCATCGAGAGGCTTCATGATATCCGGATAGTCATTGATGAATAGATCGGGGACGAAGTTTTCATACCGTTCCAAATAGTCAAGCAACCTCTCAGCCTCTCGCATGTCGCAAGACCCCATAGGATACTTCTTGATGATAAGCCGTCCACCGAAGCGACGCATGGTCTTTCGTGCTTGCTTTCGAGCAGCACTGTCGAGAACATTCGGACGAAGCATTTCCTTCTGTCTCAATCGTCCAGTAGCCTCATCAAGATACTGTACTGGAACCAAACGGTCAGGCCAGTAATCTTCGCTAGCAAGAGAGCCGAACATCCTGTCATATCTCCATCGAGTCTCCTTCAAAGAATTCTCGTGTGACAGATGCAAGACGTTAAGACCATTCAACAAGGCTTGTCGGCCGATGTGAATACAAGCCCAGCTCTTCTTACCTTTGTATCCTCCTAAGATGCACACCAGCTCTTCACGATGGAACTTGCGAAAAGTGTCGAAGTGTTTCAACCCCATCGTTAGAATCTCTTCCCCAACATCCTCCTCAGTATCAGGGTCGATGAGATGCTCGCAGCCTTTGTCCTCTCGTTCCACCCCTGCCTTCAAAGCTTTGTGCATTCGTAGCTCTGCCTTGGTGAATTCCCCCCTCTCCACTAGCCTGACAAAGTCAACCGCTGCCATCTCAAACTCACGGGTCTTGGTGAACTCAGACAACTTGGAAATGACGTAATCGATGTTAGGTGCTCGCATTTGGCTGACACGATCAATAAAGTGATAGACGAGCTCTTTCTTGGACTTGTCCACACCCTTCAACTCGTCTTCCAGCACATCGACAATGTGATCCCCGGGGGCTTGGCGAGTTAAATCATAGTATACGTAGCAGGCTTTGATAACACGATAGACGGCATCGGTTGTCAATATGTCCGGACGGACACAGGTGCGAATCAGTTTGAGAAAAGCGGAGGAAGTGATCGCAAAGAATGCAATCGAATCCTGTATATGCGCCGATAACCCTTGTCGCTCACCCATCAGCTATCTCTCATAACAGTCCCTTTTCCTCCAGGAACTGGGGCAAAGCCGACCAAATAGAGCTGGAAGACAAATGAGCCGGATACACCGGATCATTGTCAAACAGGTCTTCTACGAACTCCAACAAAGCTCGTATCATTTCTGTCTGTGTCAACTCCACACCTTGTCGACCTTTCCGCTTGATAAACCCAACCATTCGTTGCGATGTCTTCATGAAATGGTGGTGTTCTTTGCTACCTTCCTCTAGGGGAAACTCCTCCTCATTCATGAAGGTCTGCGCAAAGGAGTTGGCGATCCTGTTTGTCAGACGTGCATTGTCATCATTAATGACCCTGCGAGGAGTATCACGAGTGTCCCACCAAGGTTGCTTGCCCTCTTTGTGGAGAGCAATCAACTTTTCCAAGAAACCTGTCACCGTCTTGTAGCCATGATTCTGTCCGTCCCAGATGTGACCACCAGTGGAGCAAAAGTCAAAGTAAGTTTCCATGTTGCGAATAATAGGAGCAAGCCCCACTGTCCTAAGTGCCTTACGAACCAAAGGCAAAGAACTGGCTATCTTGCGAAAAGTCAAAGGGTGGTTTCTGGACTCCCGATCTTCTTTGGAGGCTTGGCTTCGAATGTAGCGACTGCGATTCCAAGCTCGAATCACTTTCCTCTCATCAACTGTGGCCCTAACCACATTGTTGTAGCGGCCCTTCTCCCTCTGCTGTTCTTGGATAGCCCTTTGTCGACGAGAAGACCCGTTCTGCTCCCCAGGCAGCAGAACTACTGAACCTCTCCATCTTTCGCCAAGAACTAGCTTCTCCAAAGCCGTAACAGGAACTTGGAGCTTGTAAGGCAGGCCGCTATCGAGGGTCCCGACGAGCGTGGCTGTGCTTTCTGTCTTGTCTGACATTGTTGAATGTGCCTCTGAACATCTGTACCCCTAGAAGATTGTCTGTGATGGCAATGAAAACCTCTTTGCCCCCTTGTGTCCTCCTGTCAACCTGCTCGATAAACTCATCCCGGGATTCATCAGAAACCATCTGACTTGCCAGGTCTTCTGCTGAAACGAACTCGATCCACTTCAGCGGCCTCGTTTCGATATGCAAGTTATCCCCGCCAACCCTGAAAAACATCCTTGCCAATAACACGTCTTGCATGACGACCCCTCCTTACCTTACCTCGAACAACTTATGGAGCTGGACATTAGTCCTGACATCGAAAAACTCGATCAGGTTCCGATTGTCCAACACCAACTGTGGCAACCAACCGTTCACCCCACCACCAAGAGAATGAAACAGAACCACCGGACGACAAGTGTCAAAGTCCTTCAAGACACTAAGCACCCTCAGTGCATACTGGAAGTCACACTCACCAGCGCAGACGAACTTGATGAGATCAGTCGGCTCCAAGTATTTGAAATCGTCAGTGAGCATCTTATCAGTCTTGCCTGTACTGGGTAGCTTGAAGTCTACTGACAAAGATGTGATGCGCCGAAACGGTTTGTTGAAAAGCCATGTGATGTCCTGAGAGCCGTTGGTTTCAATGACGATGCTTTGCAGTTGGCTGACACCATGCCATGTGAAGAGAGCTTGTAACAGGCTAAAAACCTCTTCTTGCGGCTGCTCAAGTGGTTCGCCTCCTGTAATGCAGATATGGCGTGGATTAGGGGAGATCTTCTGAATCTGGTCCACAATGTAAGGGACCCCTACATCCTCCTTGTCCTTATGGTTCCAGCTGTACTTGGTGTCACACGAATCACATTGCAAAGAACAGCCTGCAAACCGAATGAATGTTGTTATTGCCCCTGTATAGATTCCTTCCCCTTGAATCGTTTCAAAGATCTCAACTACCTTCATATCATCTCAACGAGTAAAGCCGTTGCCTCCCTTTGATAGTTACATCTACCAGACCCTGCTTCTTCAGGACCCCCAAATAGTAGTAGATGTTGAGCTCTTTCCCTTTGAATCTTTCCTCCATCCTTGCTTTGATCTGCCCAACGGTTACTTCCTTCCCCTCTTTAATGATCGTCATGATAGCTATGGTATAGCCACTAGTACTTACAAATCTCCTTGGTGTTTCTGAAAATACATCCCAACAGCTAACAGAGTGCCTACAGATCTGACACTCTTTGGCCTTAGCACTGTATAGCTTTCCAAAGCATGGCTGTTTCATCATCAACACAACAGCATATGACGGGTAGTCTCTCGAAGCTCATTGCGCAAGTATAACAAATTCCTTTCTGAAAGCCCAAGTGTTTCGGTGAGAGAGGACAGACAAGCCTTGGGATCCACCTCAAGCAGCTTCAGAAAATCGAAGCATCGAGGAGACAACACACTTTTCAACAATTGGACGAAATCATCATAGGAGCAGTTCATGCCTGGCGTTTCAACTTTCTCATCTTTAAAGACGAAGTCCTCGATGTTGTCCCACTTCTGCGTCTTCTTGAACTCCTTTTGAGCGTAGCTGGTGAGTGTGTTGGTCACCAAGCCGTAGACCCATGATGTGATCTTACCTTTTCCAGAGTCGTAGTAACTCTGGTACTGTATTAGCTCCCTCCAGGATACCTGCATACAATCGTCGATTGTCAAGAACGGAAACTTCTCAGCGAAATAGGCTGAGCGGCTAACGATAATTTTTGCAATGGATGTGATGTCTGCTTCACTCAGCGTCTCTAGTAATGATGTTTTGCTCATATTGGTGTCGCTCTCTTCAGTAGGTACTGCATCTTGTCCCTCCCCAAGTCAGCGGGGTCCTTACCAGGCGGAAGGGTTACATACTTGACTTTGCCTGGACCGAATTGTCCTGATAGGTTCTGCATTGCAGGCCGGGCCTTCCAAAAAGCGTCACTGCCATCCTCGCCAATGTCCCAACAAAGAACCCAATAAGGAGGGTCTTTGGAAAGCATTAGATTGATTTGATGAGGAGAAAGCGCGGTTGTGAAGGATGCAACAGCATTGTAGTCTGTAAACCAAGAACTGATGACGCCCTCAGTGATAGGGATGGGCTTGGTAGTGTCAACGTTGTCAATATTGTACAAATAGTAAGACACCTCACCTTCTGACAGGTACTTGGCATCATACTGGCCCGTCATATCTCGAGCCTGATAAGCAACAACCGTGTTCTCACTGATAACTGGTATCAGAAACCTAGCTGTATAGCGACCCACCACACCAACCCGAACCCCCATGTCATCACATAACCGCCAGTCAAGATGTCTTTGCTTCAAGAAGTCACTTGTAAGAGCATCCTCCTTCATCTTAGTAATAGGCACAGTACCTTCGGGAGGCCATTCCACCATATCAGGCATGTGAGAAAACCCCTCCTTCTCACCTAATATCTCCTTGATCTGTGACAAGGCGCTCTTATGTTCGGTTGGCAACTCATGGTCGAGAAGGGCGACATACTCTTGGTATGTGATGTTGTAGAGCTCTCGCAGCAGCTCAAACAAAGTACCAGAAGCCTTGCACTTCCAGCAAGAATAACGCAGGTTATCAACGAAGACGCCGCAATGGCTCTTCTCGTCATCACAGTAGGGGCAGGCTATGTTAAGGGCGTTTCGGGTCTGAACACTGTACGAAATGTCGAAGTAGTTCAGTATCCGCACGAGTTCTTCACGGAAGATAGGCATTTCAGTTGTCCAAACGCACCCGCTTCTTGCGATCTAACGGAGCGTAAACAATTCTCCAGACACGCTCAACTTCTTGCGCAAGCTCTCTTTCAAGGTTCTGATCCTCGACCTTCTTGGCAAGATCATTCAAGCCTCTGGCTCTGAGACCTAGCTCGGGAATAGCCCAAGGAGGATTCTTCAGCTTTTCTTTCTCCTTGATCTTTATCAGCTCAGGATCATTATCATGCAACCAATCAATAGAAGACCCAATGTCATCGATGCCATAGTCAAACAGAATGCGAAACTCTCCTTCCCTAAATGGTGGGGCGACCTTGTTCTTCTTGACGAAGAAACCTATCTTCACACCGATAACCTTGTCACTGCTGTTGCAGATTCTCTCGATATGTGACAGTCGAACGCGTGTGGAAGCGTAAAACCTGAGCGCTCTGCCGCCAGAAATAGCGTCTTTGTCACCGAATGTGACACCAACGTTGTCCCGAGTCTGATCAACAATGATCAGGCTCAACTTTGAACTAATGATACCCCCAAGATGCTTCCTAAACCCTAAACTTAACATCTTGGCCCGGGAAGTTCCGTATGTAGCTGTACCCATCTCCTCATCAATCTCAGTAGCGGATGGAAGTGCTGTCAGGCTGTCTACCGCCATTCCACACGGTTTCTCAATCTTCATAACGTTTTTAACAGCAGCCTTGATGTGTGTTTCGAAAAGATCTTCGATAGTATCGATGGTGTCATAACTCCATTGCTTATCGGTATGAAGATCGTGAAGATTCTCTGCTCGCTGAAAATCCCAGGTGCCTTCTCGCTCACGAAGGTAGGCAGTGCCACCTTGCCGCTGCGCGCTTCCGAGCGCTTCAGCCACTAGAACCGACTTGGCGCTGGATTCTCCGCCGTAGATCTGTGTGATGCGACCGCAGGCAAACCCACCAGGCAGACGGTCTGCAATTGCGAGATCAAGCAATGTACAACCTGTTGAAAGGTAGTGCGTAACCGGAGGTGCTCGTTTGATAAGCTCTACTGCTTCTTCCTCTTCATTCTTCTTTTTGGCCACTCTTCTGCCTCCTTGCACTTCGAATTTCGTCTTCGGTAGCAGCACCACGGCGACCCTTTATGTCTGCACAATGGTTATACTGTCCGTTGAACATATCTGTCTCATTGTTCAGCATGCTACGGCGATGGTCAAAGCTATTGACCAGACCCTCCATACGCTGGGAGATCCGTTGCTTCTTGCGTAAGGCTGTCTTCGCCGCAACTACATCGTCATGGCATGCTACCAACGCCTTGATGGACTCTTCCGTCTTCTTGATGTCGGTACTGATCTCACCGCTCCGATAGCCTACGGCAATTTGTGCTTCGACTCGATCAAGATCATCTTTAGCGACAACAGCAGCTTCCTTGGCCTCTGAAGCAAGCTCAACAGCTTCCATATACAACTCAGGCTGTAGACTGCAATCTTCGTCGAGATTGTTCAGATCTATTGGGAGCTGTTGCCTTAATTCTTCGTAACTAAGCATCCCTAGTCTTCTTGTGAGGCCCGCCGCTTCTTCAGGCGATCGCGCAGACGAGACTTGACATCACTATCTGCTGCCTCACCCTCACCGCCCTTATCATCAGCAGGCGCTTCGTCCGATGCAGGCTCCTCATCACGAGGAATCCGGGGCCGGCGGCGGGTGGTCCCGTCGTCTTGCTCATCACCCGATTTCTCCTCTGCCTCCTCGGGCTTAGATGGTTCACTCCGCCGTGACCGGCAACCGGAAGGTGTCTCTTCAGATTTTGCCTCCGATGACTGACGACTTGAACGTCCTGAGCGGGCACCCCTGCTGCGACGACCACCTGTGTCAGTACCTTCATCTGCAGTATCAGTGCCTTCATCTTCGGGATCAGCCTTTCTGACTGAAGCGCCAAGTGACTTCAGCATCTCCGCCTCAGTAGCAAAATACAGAAGATCTTCGATGCTAGGCACCTTCAACCAATTATCAGCCAAAGGTTCGCGTTTCTCAAGCTCGAAAGCGCTGTATCGTGTGTTGTGAGCCTTGGTACCAGTTCGGTCAAAGATGAGCATCTTGCCCTTGTCAGGGTCGCTAATGTCTATCGTTTCACCTGTCTTGCGGTTCTTGCTGAGTCCCAGAATCTCATTGTTGACGGTCTGAGGAGCATCATACAACTGAGGACCTTTCTCCGCTGTTTCCTCTGAAGTCTCATCCACTGCCAGAAAGAGATACCGCGGAGGAAAGCAAGACAGTGCCTTGATAACGTCTTCATCCGCTTCAGCAGCCTTCAGCTGATCCTGCCTCTCACAGATGACACATGCTTCGCCGAGCATCATCCGCGGACACAGAAAGGCATCATTATTGGGGCCGATGTTGTAATGGACGAAGATTCTCAACCCGAAGTAAGCATCGGGATCCGAAGGCGGGACAATCGAGAGGAAATTACTTCCTACCTTCGCCCTGTACTGCTCTATTCCATGCTTGTCCAGGGCATCCTGGTCAATGTACCATTTCCTCTCTATGCCGTAGTTTCCGCTTTCCTTGTCCTTCTGTTCCTTCTCGATTGCATCCATCCTGCTCATCAGTCTCCTCCTTTTTGTACTTCTGTTTCGCATCAAGAATCCCTGAAGTAATGGCTCGAGCAATGCTAAAAGCAAGCACCACAACAACTATAACAGACAGTGCTATACCGAGCAATACGCCTGCTCCAACCAACAGATACTTCAAAGTCATTACTAGTGTTTCCATATCAAAGTATCTTACAGTTACTCAACCAAAGTTGACTCAAACAACATTCGCACCAGTATGGCATCTCCGGCAGAATATGTGGGCTTCTCGAAAATCATGATGAGCTCGCAGAGCCTCACCGCCTCATGTTCATTCTTAGCTGTCAGCAGCATTTTCTTGAGCCATCTGAGTAACAAGATGCGAATGGTCTCGGGATCTGCCTTAACCTTGTCAAACATCTTAGCAATCTTCGGCCACCGATCCACCTTCTTGGACGTAGCCAATTTCAACAACTCGACCACATCCTTATCTGCTGTATCAGCATAGGCCATATACTCAATGGATTTTTCAATCTCTTCAGTGGAATCAAGGTCTTGGATCTGTTCGAGCAACATAAGTGCGTTTCGTGGACAACCATCGGATGCCTTCGTCAACTTGTCGATGATCTCCAAGTCTATCTTCTTTTCGTCTATACCCTCAATGTCAACTATGTGTGTCAACAGTTTTCGCATCTCGCTGGGACGTAGTGGCATAACTCGATACTGGGCACATCTGCTTTTGATAGTACCTATTAGCTTGGCAGGTTCTGTGGTGCAAAACATGAAGTATGTATGTTTGGGGCAGTCTTCTATTACTTTAAGGAAAGCTTCCTGGGCAGCGCTAGTCAACTGGTGGCTCTCATCTACCAGATAGCATCTGGCCTCCCCGAACATCGGAGCCACGCCTGCATTCTCGGCTATCTGCCTGACAGAGTCAATACCGCGTGTATTGGCTGCGTTCAGCTCCACTAGTGACGTCCTCTCACAGCCTAACTCATTGCACATGATTCTCGCAAGGGTCGTCTTACCACACCCCTTTGGCCCGTGAAACAGATATGTATGAGGACGCTGCGAAGGTTTCTTCTCGACAACCTTTCTCAGTGCTCGAACAATCTCTCGGTTGCCGAAGATCTCATCAAAGATCTTTGGACGACATCGCTGATATAGCATAGCTCATCTCCTCACGCTGCTACTTTGATCTCTTCCATATCCTTCCAGTTCGGACCTTCCATCCATTCTGCCCTTCTGGAGACATCGCCCTGCCAATCAAACAGCTTATTAGTCATGTGTTTCCACTGAATCTTCCTAACGTCCTCCAGCTCTTCCTCGACGATATCTGTAACAGCTGAGTCGTGTACCTGAATCTCCATTCCGCTCTTCATACCTTTCTTACGCATTTCATCGTCGATTCGACGAATAGATTCAAGCAACAGATGGAAGCTCGTCCCTTGTACATTGCTGTTGAAAATCTGGTTACGAGACAAAGGAGCATACCGACGAAAACCAAGAGGCATGGTGATATAACCAAACTTCTTGTAGAAACGAACCTGTGTCTCCTGCCACTTGCGAATACCAGGATACATCCGCCAGAACTCCTCCTCAACCTTCTTGACATGACGCTCTGGCATCTCGAAACTCTTGGCGATAGACTTGAAGTAACTCCCATAGAACAACGGGAATACCAGCTTGTTCTTACCCATGAACCTTTGTTCCTTGGTCACCTTGTCAGGGGTGGTCTCATATATTTTTGCCGCCCAGTAGGCATGAGGATCGAACCTTTCCTGGACCTGCTTTGTGAGTGTGGAATCCTTCGACAGCATCGCCATGACTGCCACTTCAGAACCTCCGGCATCTATCTCACTTATGATGCTGCCTATGTGAGGAATCACGATTCGACGGAAGGCAGCATGGAGCTCATCTCGTTTCGGCAGATTCTGGAAGTTTGGATCGGATGAAGAGGATCTATAGCTTGCAACTGTATGCAACCAAAAAGCAGGATGAATCAGTCCGTCATCCTGTAGCAGCCTTTCAAACTGTGAAATAAATGTGCCCAGAAGTGTGTCCAGTTTCCTCCAGGTCATCATGTTATCACAGAACTCTTTGATCTGATCGTCTTTCACATTCTGAACTATGAAGGCTACTGCGTCCTTGTCAGCCGGAAGCTTTCCTCCTTTGGTCCTCCAATCAGGAGGCTCAAGATCAAGCGTCTTGTAGAACATATCCCTGAAATCTTGGTCGGCCCCAGGATTCCATTGATCCTTGCCTGTTACTGTTTTGAACCTACCAACAAAAGGGTGGTCCAAAAAGTAGGTCTCACAACCGGCTTTCTGCTTCTCCCCATCGTCCTTCTGTCGTTCCATCTCTTTTTGGTCTACTCCAATGCCTCGCATCTCCATGCGGACAAGAGCAGGGGAGCAGCTCAGAAAGAAGTCTGCCGCTTGCCTCACCTCAGGCATCTTAACAAGTGCGGCTTTGTGGTCATAATGAGAAATCAATGTGCTTTGCGCATCGAAACAGGCATACTTCACAACCTGATCAACAGGCTCTTTATCAGCCCAACCTTCCTTTTCTACATTGATACCTTTCTTGTAGTCTTCACCAGTTGTGCGAAAAGCTTGGAATGATAACCCGCTGGATTTCTGTCTGTTCAATCTGGCGTGGTTAGTGACCATAGTATCATCAATGATATTGTTGACCGGGGCCTGGAGATGTTCGTTTGACCACTTCTCCTCCATCGCACGGTTTTGAACGATCTTGGGGCAAGGTGATGCAAGCCAACCTCCCAGGCCTTCGTATATGTCAAGAAGGTCCTCTTCATTCCAGAAGTCTTTATACTCAAGCGGCAGGAAGTAGGCTATAGAGGGGTCATTACACAATGTCACACAATGAACTTGAGCAGTGTTGTTGTAGGTAAAAAGTGTGTTGGTTTCATAGTCGAAAGCAGTAGGTGGTGTGTCAGAGCTGCTCCACTCTTTCAGCAGCTTGAGTGCTCGTTTCTTGTCGTCGAGAATGATATGGTTTTCAGCCATTGGAGCGGGGAAAGGCCTCTCCAAATACTCAAAGCAATCCTCCAAATCATTCAACCAAAACCTCTCAATCGCAGGATCATCCTCTCGATTCACGAAGGACGGATGCCAAGCACATGTTACCCAGCAGTTGAACTTACGAGAAGGGAATCCCAACCCGCGAACTCGAGCCGCTGTCAGTGCTTCGAAAGAAGGCTGTAACACAGCGTTAGCTGCATCAGCACCAAGGGTCAAAATCATGTCGGGATTGAACTCTTTGATCTGTCTTTCCAACCGTTCCCTACAACAGGAAACCCATTTCTTGACCCTTGGTTTCGTCTTCTTGACATCAGGAGGAGGCATGCACTGAAAGGCGTTTGTTGTAAGGCAATCACGATCCAGGTCAAGGCCAAACTCATTCATTGCTCGACGGAGAGTAACACCAGCAGGTCCTACAAAAGGCCTCCCCCTTCTGTCCTCTTTAGCTCCGGGAGACTCACCTACCACCATAACACCAAGCTCGCCCTTACCATAAGGCTCCATCTTCGGAGAATGCACATTCTCATATAAACCACAAGTAGAGCAGTCTTTGATGGCTGACGAAGCTTTGTGCTTCCTTCCGCCAGCCTTAGCGCGATTCTTCATGTTGCGCCGGCGACGGGTTTTGCCGTACTTGGCTAACACAGCATCATCAACCAAGAAGGCTCGCTGAATGGTGTCTGTCATTTGTCTTCGTCAGGCGTTTTGGTCTTCACGAGATGCATGAAGTTGTTGCCTTCGAATGCAGCGATGTTGTTGGGCTCCGAATACAGAAGAGTATCGGTTTCTGCAAACGATTTGAGCAGAAATACAGGATTGATCCGGAAAGTGAAAGAAGCTTTCTTGGCTTTCTTGCAATCCAATGTTTCCTCAATAGCACCAATCGCCTCGCTCTGGGCTGACAGCTTCACCTTCCCCTTATCAACTGTGAACTCTGTCTCACGATCAAACTCCAACATCTTACTCTGAATGATATTCTGCCGCTTACCTGCATCGGATATTGCACCTTTCAGCTCTTTGGTGAGCTTCAGCTCTTCTGCATCCTTGATCTGGTCTAGCTGTCCGAGCAATGGCTCGGAAGGATACTCACCCAACAAAAGCTTGGCACCGATTCTGGCTGTGTCTGCGTCAAAGTAGATCGTACTGTCTTTGATCGCAAACCCCTCAATCTTCGGAAAACGACCGAGCTGGTCGATTATGTTGACGGGAATGGTAACGGAATGCCCAAAAGCTTTCTCAAGGGAAAACAGGGAAACTCGCCAGCGATCACAGGAAATAACAGTGTCTTCCTCAACACGAACCCCTGTGAGAGGTCCAGCAGTTTGGTCAGGACAGGCTGTGAATCTGCATAAACTCAAACCTTCGAGAAGACCATCTGGCACCTCTGTCCAATCGTCCACATCGAAATCGATGTCACATTCAGGTACCTCAGCAGGCAGATTCAGCTTCGTCTTGAGTCCTTTTGCTTTCAGTACTACCGACTTGTCCTTCAGTCTGATCTCCACTTCCTCAGCTGTCACTGTCTTCAGAAGCTGGTGGAAAACGCCAGCCTCAACGCAGAACTCAGGCATTTCTTCTTCAAGCTGTGCTCGCAAAAGCAAGCTACCATCTGTGGCTTCCACATAGTCTTTGTGGAAGTACAGAAACTGAAACTCAGGAACAAGACCTTTGGCATTGACTGCTGGTAAGATTGTGCTGATAGCACTAAGTAGCGGCTGTGTCTTCATTTTCGACTGCATCTCCTCTTCATGCCCCAAATAGCTCTCATTGAAGATCTACGGAACATAATGTAGTTTCGTATCACAGGGTTTATTACACCCATCCAATAACCCTCTTCGATGTTTGTTTGCCTATCTATTTCATTAGCGCAAGCAATGATCCAGTCTATAAAAACGTTTCTTGGGGCTTCTTCCATCGCAAATCCAATGTGTTGAGCTCCTTCTCCATCTGCTTCCAGTAATGAATGTTAGCGAATTGACGGTGGCGCACGCCTTCGTTTCCGTCCTGGCAAACATCATCAATGGACAGATCTATCGTTTTCAGATACTTCTTGATGGCGTCTTTCTCTTTATCACTGAAACTGCCGTAATGCTTGTCAGCCTGAGAGATGCCTGCACCTGCCGTCAATGCTATCTGCAAGCGGCTGTCCAGGAACGGTAGCTTCTCTCCTCGAGCAGGAATCTTGAGCTGTCCGTAAGCACCAGCGCGCATCCAGCTTGTGCTGTCCACCGTATACCACGGATACCGACGCATGATCTTGGTAGCTGTCACACCGAAGCCGTGCCACTTCACTTTGGCAGAGCCATCGGGAGTTGTGACGTAAGGCATGCACTGATCAAGCCAAAGGATCTTCTGTTTAGTGGTTCGATCATTGGCAGGGCTGAGTCCAATGTAGAGAGGTTCTTCACCGGCTTCTACTCTCTCCTCATTGTGATCCATCAGCTTCTCAAGCCACTTGAAATCCTCACCTTGGTGGAACACATGGATGATGCGGTGAGCCGGAAGGCCTTTGTCAATGAGATACATGAAGTTATCCCAGCCCTTCGCTGCTGAGTCCTCCACCTCTTGAGCGGTAGGAATTTCCCCGTATCTCCCCGGAATTACATCGCAATTGACGTAGACAGTCACTATCTCATCGTTGTCCTTGCAGTACTGGGCATAGGCGTCGATGTCAACTTTCTTGCCGAGTGTCCAGGTGCTGAACACTCCACTATCCAGCATCATGATTCTCTCGGAAGCAGTAGCCTTATTGTCCCAAAGCCAGCTTGTCAGCTTCTTCTCCTGAACCAGCTTAGGCCAGGCCTCCAGTATGTTCTGGGTGTATTCAAGCAGCTTGTATTGGGCTTGAAAATGTAGCAGTAGCGAACAAAATCTTCATACTACTGCACCCCCTTTCTCTTCGAACCCGATAACCCTCTGTTTCACCTTTTGGGTCGTTATGATACCTTCTGTCTTGCCTTTGATGAGGTAATAACACCTTTATCCCGAACGTAGCAGGCTTCCACCACCAAGCCTATGCCTCCACGAGGAGCGAAATCACCTACTACTGTCATTATATGTGGTTTGACGAGCTCCACTAGATGAGTAAGGATATTATTGATAATCGTCTCCATGAACGACCCCTCCGACCGATAGCTGAACAGATATAGCTTCAGACCCTTGGACTCAACACACCACTCATCGGGTTCGTAGGTGATAGTGATAGTAGCGAAATCGGGCTGGGCTGTCTTCGGGCAGAGGGATGTGAACTCCTGCGAAGAGAACGTCACTGTATATCGTCTCTGAGAGAACTTGTTCGGAAACTTCTCCAGGACATCGGGGTTGCATCCGCCTTGGTTTGGGTAGTCGGTTTTGCCGGAGCCGAGGCTCTTCACACCACTTACATCATCCGTCTGCTTCATACCCTCTTTCCTCTCTGCTCTTGATCTCCTTCGGGTCATCTTCCCGTTCGTAAGGAAACTCCACCCAGATCTTGCTCTCCAGTCGCATTATACTTACATCAGAAGGAGACGTGGTATACAGGAAAGACTTGTCTACGAGCACAGCAAACATGCCGATTGAGGATGCGTTATGTATATTCATGAGCTTGACACGCGTCTTTCCTGTTTCCAAAACATCATCGATAATGACGGTGTGCTCGCATGTAAGAGAGTGGGCTGTCTTGAAGGCATCAAAGTGAGCATAGAACTCTTCAAACATGTAGGTCAAATGCAAAGCAACAAGTGTGCCGCCACGAGGCAAGCCGATGATATGTATCTTCCCATCCTCACCTGGCTTAATCTTGGACCTGATCTTGTTACCAAGAACCCTAACCATATCATGGTAATCGTCCCACGCAATTCGCAACACAACTGACTCCTACATGTTCAGAAACTCAGCTCGGGTCTCTGGTTCATCCCGAAAACTCCCCAGCAAGCAACTGGTGATGGTCATACTGCCAGGAGCCTTCACCCCTCTACGTGTCATGCAGAAATGCTCAGCTTCCAGCACCACCCCTACTCCTTTTGGCCGCAACACTTCCTGGATCGCCGAAGCCACCTGTCGAGTGAGCTGCTCTTGAATCTGCAACCGCTGAGCATATCCATTCAGAACCCTTGCCAATTTGCTCAAACCTGTGATACGCTTCTCATCAGGAAGGTAGCCGATCTTGGCAACACCACAAAAAGGAACTATATGATGGGCGCAGTGGCTCATGAAAGGGATGTCCTTCACCACAACCATCTGGTCGTAGTCATCAGAGAACTCAACGTTCAGATACTTCTTGGGGTCTAGCTCATACCCAGCACCAAAGTGCTCTTTCCAGGCCTTAGCAACACGTTTTGGAGTATCCCTAAAATGCTGGTCGGCCAGTTCCGCGCCGAGGCCTAGACCTTCAAAAAACAGGCGTATGCCCTTGACAAGCTTGGTTTCATCAATCATAAGTAACCGGATCCTCCACCCCTGCCTTTTCGAAGGCCTCCAAGCGTTCCTGACATGACCCGCACTTACCGCAGGCCTTTTCCAAACCTTTGTAACAAGTCCAAGTGTCCTCATAAGGAACACCTAGCTCCATGACACCTCGAATGACGATATCCCCCTTGTCCATATCCAGATACGGAGCCTTGAGTTCAAGCTCATGCCAGTCGCAAAGAGTTGCCACCTTCTGCATAGCCTCAACGAACTCCTTACGGCAGTCCGGGTAGATAGCATGGTCGCCAGAATGAGCACCGTAGTAAACGGCATCAGCCTTGATGGAAACACCGTATCCGATGGCAAGAGAAAGCATGATCATGTTACGGTTGGGCACCACCGTCAACTTCATGTTCCCCTCTTCGTAGTGCCCCTCAGGAACATCAATGTCACTTGTGAGTGCGCTACCCTGCAAAAGCTCTTTTCCTACCTCACCTAGATCAACCACCTTGTGAGGAATGCTCAGCTTCTGACAGGTGACGGCAGCACATGACAACTCCTTGGAATGTCGCTGTCCGTAGTTGAAACTGAGTGCCTCAACCTCACCGCCTTGGCTTACAACATCATAGATCAGAGTTGTCGAGTCCATTCCTCCGGAGAGGATCACTACCGATTTCATCAGCCCTCCTGATAACGTATTGTTTCCTTATCCGCTGTGATTGTGAAGGGGAAATCCATCACCTTCCCGCTCCACTTTCCGTTCTTCCACTCACTAACGTAACCCTTGACGTTCTCCATTGCCTTCCCTAATCCGATATCACAAGAAGTAGCAAGGTGCTGTGCTGCCTCAGAAAAGCTAACCGATCCGGTAGCCGCAAAGTAGTCTATCAAAACCTGGGCCCGGGAACCTTTACGAAACCCCTTGAATGAACTTGCAGATTGGTTGCTCTGTGATGTTAATGCTGTCTCAAGGCTCTCCTCTGGCTCCGCTTCGGAATCTGGCGTCTCAGACGACGTGGGTTTCTGAGGTTTCGTCTTGTCCTGGGCCTTCTTCTCGCAAATCTTCTTGCAAGCGAAGTACTCATCAGGAAAATGTTTCTTGCAAGCCTGGCATTCGGAGGTGTCCGGATTCCAGTATCTCTTAAACGCGGGGCATTCGGATTCTTCAACTACCATCACGCCTTCCTCCTTGTACCTTCTTACAACTCCGTCGTCTGAGGTGTGAAGACCTTTCTGGAGCATTGTGTATCTGTCCAGCGCCAACTCTGGAAGGTTGTAGCCTTCCTCATCAAGCCACCTCTTGATAGCGTCTGTGATAACAACATCAAGCGGATTGAACCCATACCTGTGTTCAGGCTCAACTCTGAACTTACCGTTTTCAGCTGGCACATGCCACTTTGTGTAGGCTGAAAACAAGAGCGCCTCGCCCTTCTTCTTGCTCACTGACGCATTTGTCACCAGCAGAGGGTAGGGCTTGATTCCAAAGTGTTTGGATCCTGTTGACCGAGTACGTATCTGCATCTCTGTACCTCCTGTTGTACCTACCTACAGTTGCTCAAGCAGACATCAAAGGCTGATATCTGCACTTCTCCCTGAGCTCATTCCGAATGACGTTGAACTCGTCATATGTTATCTTCAGCCAATCCAGGATGACAGGCAGGATGCTCTTAGCATAGGGCTTACCTGACGTCACCTTAGCCTTGATTCTCTCCTCAAGCTCCTTCGGAGGACTGAAGATGCACATCAAGAACTCAGCGGCTGAAGATGAAAGAGGAACCGCAATTTCCAGGTCCTCAAGAGTCGGCATCAAGTCCTGAACGACTTCGGGTATGTTATCAATGACGGACGGGTCATCGAAGGTGTAATTGAACTGACGTTGTGTCTTCTGAATCCAGTTCAGAAGTTCGCTCTTCATCCCCATTACCAGATACGGATCCAGCGCCGCCATGGGTTTGCCAGACTTGTGAAAGTATTTGAGAGTGTCAAGGAAGGCGCAGTAGGTCACCTGTAGAACATCATCATAATCGATGACTCCGGACTTGGTGAAAATCTTGCGCCAGAACTTCCTGGCTGTTCTTTCTATGAGGTGGGTTTTCTCTTCTACCATACGGGCGACCGACTCGGGCGAAAGGTCCAGCTGTGCCATGCTCATCTCCTCTTGGTTAACGGGACGTTTTTAATTGTTAAAGCATTTTATGTACTCGTGGAACAAAAGTCAACCATTATTTTGACTTTTTTTGATTACGACTTGAGCGTAACGGTCCACGAGAAGTCGAATATGTAACTCGACGTCTTGGTTCGGACATCAAAAGTAGACCTGGCAACCAGGGTGTCATCGGCACAAACCAATGCGGCTTCTCCAATCGGAAATCCGTTGCCTTCATCTGAAAGGAGTGCAGCGGTAAACTCCACCTCAAAGTTAGCAGCGTCAACTATTGGAGTAACATTCTTGATCGGGTTGATCGGCTTCTGCAGGAATTCTTGGTCGGGGGCTGGTGAAAGTGTGCCGGTTCCGAACTGCATACGATCAACAGGAGACGAGCCTGTACCACCGCCGAGCAGGCGAAGCAACTTCGTATACATACTGTTAAGAATGGTGTTCTGAACCTTCACCAATTTCTGACGATATCCGCTGTCTACAGCAATCGCAGTGAGGACAAACTTGCCTTTCATGTTATCTCCTTTATGGAAGGGTGTAGTAGAGCGTCCAGGAGATCGTCCATGTCCACCCTTCTGACTTCTTCATTTCCTGAAAAACCGCCCTGGTACACAATGTATTGTCTTCAGTGAAAAGACCCACTTCTCGAATGGAATTGGTGTTGACCTGATCTGACGCCCAGGTTGCTCCGAATGTTACTGTCGTAATTGACGGGTAGGTATCGGAAACTGTCAACCAGATGCCCAGTGGACCTTGAAGCGCTACTTCGTAAATTGTAGGGGCAGTGCCATCAGTACCGAAGTCCAGCTTGGTGATAGTGTTGTCGACCAGATCGCCTGACAACAGACGGGAAAGCTGACTGTAAGTACCGTTCACCACCAGATTCTGCTCACAAATAACCCTCTTCTCCTTGGTTACCTCATGTTCAGCTACAATCTTAATTCGACCACGCAAACGATGGTCCACTTCCTCACGAACATTCATTGGTTTTCTCCTTCATCATTTCCAGATAGAGTTTCGGTGCTTCAAGACCACCGTACCGATTTACAAGGTCAGCATATTGTAATACATCGAACCCCGTAACATTGATAACTCCTTTTGTTCCAGTATGGCTCCAATACGGCCTTCTTACCCAAAAAGGAGCGATGCCATCCCAATCCCAACAGAAACTCACACCTTCTCCGAACCCGAGATGCTGAACTTCATACGGAGGTGTGATGCGAGTCCAGAACTTCAGACCATGATCATAGATGGCATGAATCTGCTGATCCGCAAATCCTCCGGGGCGGACACTGAAATGATTACCGACCTCTTCTAGGTGGTCTCGGCGATACAACAAATGAGCATCCCCTGTCAAGCTGATCTCGGCGAAGATCTTATTACTGTTCCATGGGTGTGTCTTTTCAATGTGGTTCAATGCGTAAAGTGTATAGCCACCAACAGGCATCTTTTCAGCCAGCAGATTGTAATCACGAATGGCTTCGTTGATAGTAGCCTTGGTAACAATCACATCACTGTCCAGAAGAAACAGATAGTCACAGCCTGCACCACTGAGAAACAGCTTCACAACAGTCTGACGAGCCATGCCTACTCGCGCAGGGGCGGACATCCTGTCATCCGTAGAAACAGGTACCACATTGCCCTGAAACCGCTCTTCAAGGTATCTGAACATGAGAGGATCTGTGCTGCGATCGTCGAAAGCCACAAGGTTGAAATAGATGCCTTCACAATCGTCACTATCGCAGATCCAATCACAACACAACTTGGTCAAAGGAAATCTGTCTCTAACTAGCACAGCTATCATACAACTAACCATGCTTCATCCTCTCTACTCGCTTCATCTGCAACGCAGGGTTGTTAGCGAGTTGCTGAATTCGAGAGAGGCCTTCCATGATCTCCTTGATCCCAAGATTCTTACGGCGATCACAAGCGTCTTTGCACCAAGGTCCGTAACCCTTCTTTCGAGAACGATTACAAGGAAACATGCAATTTGGGGTATCGCCCTTCCACCATACTGTCTGAAGACCGGGGTAGAAACCCTCATACGGTGACGGATCGGTGGAGTTGAAGATGCCCAGAGTCGGAGTGCCAACACCTACACCGATGTGAAGCAAAGAAGTGTCCACAGAGATCAGTATATCGCTCTGCTCTATAAGAGCTGCCGCCTGGGACAGCGAGCCTTCAGGAAAGTGCACATTCTCAAATCTCTCCGGCAGATCAGGCGCAACACAGTCAAGGAAGAGCACGCTCCGCCCTTTCAACTTATCAAGAAGAGCCAGTAGTGTGTCTTTTGGCAGTGAACGATTCACATCGGTGCCTCTTGGCGCCAAGGCTATCACTGTCTGTAGCGGCAAGGTCTTAAGGTACTCACTAGCTTCCTTGCGCTCCTTTGACGTCACCTTCCAATAAGGAATAGCGTGACTCACATCTTTACAGCCTGCCTTTTCTGCGAAGATCTGTGACCGTGTTTGTTTAAGAAAGTCTTCCGCGGTGCTCTCGTATAGATGTGCTGGGCCCCACATATCGACGAGCTTCTTGTTCGAATCCACCTTTTCCAAGTAGGGATAATCGGCTCGACTGAAAGGTGTGCCCCGCTTCCGTCTGACGTCAACCAACTCACGTAGAGAACCCAGACTCACCATCTCATCCACACCTTTCAAGTGCTGTACCACATTCTTGAATTCACCCGGGACATACAAAGTGATATGACAATCTGGCTTCTCGTGCTTCAAGCATCGAGCCGCAGCACCTATACTCACAATATCCCCAAAGCCACCCGCTTCTCTAACGAATGCGTACTCCTCCTCGACAGCTTTCCTGACTATGGTAGGTTGTCGTTTCTTGTAAGCAGGAAACAGCTCCTGTAACTTCTTGTGCTCCACTTGGTCTAGAATCGACACTGCTGCCTTCGCCCAGATGTTGTAGAACTCACAAAAAACAGGATCGGGAGTGTGCATATCACCTTTTGCCGTAATGTTGTGTTCTCGACATGGCCCTCCGCAGAGGTTTCGAATCTTGCATCTTGTGCACTTCTGACAAAGGTAATATCTATTGTCAAACCACGGAGCTCGAGCCTTCTCACAAACACCACCTCTTTCAAGATCGCCAATCTCCGAATTCATCTCTCGATGGCACGCACAGATCTTGCCTACAGGGGAAACTGCCAAAAAACCTACCCCGGCACCACACTCGGTACAATACTGCTTCTTGTTGACCAACCGATCCACATATGACATGATGTTGTGAAACCGTGCTTTCTCATCATCAATGATTCGAGAAGCCAACCAATCAGCAACAACAAGATACTCCTTCTGCAGCTTTTTTACATTTGCAACCGTGAACCGCACCTCACCATCAAAAGCACAGCCTTCCGATAAGCAAGCAGGCTCAATTGAAACATTTTGAGCATAATTGTTGTCGCACAGTTCGTTCAGATACTTGGTTCGCTCCAGCAGCTCTGTTTCATCAGGTAAGAAAGTTGAACGCAGAGTGATTTTCTCAACACCAGCATCACGCAACATCTCCAGGCCTTCAACTACTGAATCAAAACAACCGTTGCCATCAGGAAACTTTCGGTGCTTATCATGTAAGGCTTTGGGGCCATCAACCGATACAATCATTGAGAATTTGTTCTCTGCCAGGAATTTTGCTATAGAAGGTGTCACTGCTACCCCGTTAGTGGTAACACCGAATCTAAAGTGTTTTGACCGGCTTCTCGCGTGTGCTACAACTGCTTCTATGAGAGGAAAATTAAGAAGAGGTTCGCCACCAAAGAAGGAAATGCCTGGACCCCTGCCTGTGTAATCGTCAGGCAGTTTATCCAGTGCCGAGTGGTTAAAGAGCTCATCCACTGCTCTGATAGCTGTGTCAACACCCATCTTGGCTTCCATCTCTGGGTAAAAGTGAGACAGATAGCAGTAGTCACACCGTAACTGACAAGCATGCGTAACATTCAGTGCCAACTGCTTGATAGTTCGCATGTGAGGACGAACAAACTGAGGTAAGACAGGCATCGGCGGAGCCACCGGATCTCCGTTGTCTGGTGGTTGAAAAAGGTCCAGAGTGTTGACATCCATCACTATCTTCTTACCGCGCATCCTGAATACCTTGTACTCGCCTTCGTCAGTTCGGTAAACAGGATGATAACGAGAAGGATGGGAGATTGGATTGTTCAGCCAACGGGTTCTCTTCATAACCGCCTCAAAACGAAGCTGGGCCACTCTTCATCTGTGGTGTAGAGTAACCGCCAGTTGTGCCTGTTACAAAACTCTTGGACAGCCTCCTCAACCTCAAACATGGGGTTCAAACCAGCATAGTCGTGACCGCATAGGAACCCATTCTTTTTGACCTTAGGAGCGTATGCTTCGAGATCAGCCAGTACCGGATCGAAGTAGTGGTTAGCATCAATGTACACAAAATCAAAGTAGTGATTAGGGAATTGTGCAACGACATCGGTAGACCAGCCCTGATGAATCTGAACATTGGCGCAGTTCTTGAATATGCCTTCAACATGCGCCTTTCGACGAGCGTGCTCTTCATCACTCACATTGTTTTCGTCTTCGTAACCCTCTTCCTGGTGCTTCCATAGGTCCACCAGATGCAGTTTCTTAGGATGAAGCATAGAGTTGATCTTGACAGAGAGCTCTCCTTCACCAACTCCTACTTCACAACAAACCACATTCTGCCCCATCCGAGCAAGAAGATCTTTTCGGCAAGCCAGCACCAAACTGTTGTGTCTGATGACAATCGGATGCTCCCGAATCTGCTTTCGGATACCGCCCTTGCCCTCAAGCCCACCACCACAACGATGATACACCTGAAAGACACCGCTGTCGCCGTAATGCTTGTTTCGACAATTTTTGTTTGGGATCCAACCAACAGGTACCTGATTCTCATGCACAATCAGTGACAGCACCTCCTGATCATAGACGAAACCGTTTTCCTCAGCAAAGACCTCATCCTCTACCATTTCTACCGGTAGCCTTCTGACAATCTTGCATCGCTCACACCATTTAGCAATAAGATCGCACCCTTTGTCGAAACGCACTACCCCAGCATCAAAAGCCTTTGCCTGAGAAGGCACATTAGCCCACTGACGTGGATCAGCAGTTGTCTGTAGATTAGACACCATAGTCAGCTTTTCAGTTCGACGCTCAAACATAAGAGAAGGGGACTTCATATCGAGAAGCCGTCCTACATTACCCCTCACCTCACAATCGATATCTATCCACACGGTATGCTTGAAAGGCGTCCGCTGCATAGCAAAGGGGCGCTTCCAACGACCTTCCACGAAATTGATGTCGCTAATATCGATGAAGATGCCCCATGCCTCGCACTTCTCCCTGGTTTCAGGAGTTGTCTTGTAGCCTACGAAGCAAACAGGCAATGAGTTGTGCCACAAGTAGTTGCCCATCCACCAGTCCAACATCTGCTCTGTGTCCTCATACAAAATGCCGACAAGCACACCTTTATCCTGCTCAACAACAGATTTTGGTTTCGAGGTTTCGGGCAACTGCTTCCGTTCTGTCTGACGCTTGATGGAATCCTTTCCTTGCCCTTTGTAGCCACATCTGTGATACAAGAGACTGTCCTTTGGCGGCCCATAGTACTTATTGGCACACCGTGGCATAATGTGAACCCCTTTACGCATCTCATACATTACCTTGGCAAGAATCTCATGGTCGCCAACAAACCCGTTCTCCACCGGACCGCTGTTGTCAGTGTTGCATGCAGGCAGGTGCTTGGTTTCTTCAACGGCATCGGCCCACCTCTGTAGCATTGGCTCGTCACTGTTGAAAACAAGCTGACCGCCATCGTATACAAGCGCATCGTCAGGAACATTATGCCGCCTCTTATCACCAAAATGTCTCTTCAAAGCAACCGACTCTTCTTTAGTGGAACGCTCGTACACCATGCCAAGACCGCCTGTATTCACGATAAGATCTCTGATGTTGCCTCTGACTTCGACATCAGTCTCAATGAAAAGTGTTCGCTGAAATGGTGTTTCGAGAAGTGCCCACGGCTTTCTGAACCAGCTCTTGATATGGGGTTTGGTGACCAGCTTTACAATCCGGCCTCGTTCCTCACAAAAAGCTCGTGCCGAATCGCTCATGCCACAGTCAACAAAACACACAGGCAGGTCGTTGTAGCGCTTGTAGTTGGCATACCACCATTCAAGCAACCATTCAGTGTCCTCGTCCAGAAGACCCACCATCACCCCGATGTCCTTACGAGAATCCGCCATCTGCTGTTTGATGACCTTCTTACCTGTCGGACCAGTCCAGTGTTTGGCAATGCAGTCATCTGGATCGCTGCTCAGCCGAAGGGCAAAGTCCTCCTTCGGTATCCTGTGAATTCGATGTTTAGCGTAACGACGAATAGCCATCGCCAACGTTTCTTGGTCACCACAGACGCAGAACAACTTCCCAGGCTGTGGTTTCAGCTCGTGGGTCATCACTGTTATCATAGCCCACTTCTGAATAAGAGGGTCGTTGTGACGATACGAGATACAACCGCTGTTGTAGATAGTCGCGTCCCAAGGCATGGCATCTTTGTACTGCTGAGGGGTACCGCGGTCGTATGTGATGCCAAACATGTTGTTCTCACTGTAGTCAAACAGCGGACCGATATCCTTTCGAACTTCGACATCTGTATCCATCCATACAGTCTTCTTGAATATCGTCTGAAGACAACCGAGTGGCTTCTTGAACCAACCGTGGCCTTCAAGTGAAACGGTCGCCGATACTCCAAGGTTCAGCTGGCGGCAAAGCTCGATCCCATCATCCGTCAACCCGAAATCGGCTACCAACACAGGGTAATTGTTATGCCTACGATAATTCTCAACCCACCATGGTATCATCCACTCTTGGTTAGCGTCAACTCCGATCACCACACCCTTATCTGCCATCGCTTCGTTTGCCCACAAACACTTGAGGAAGATATCTGCATCTCTTAGCCAGATACCGTCTACACAAAAGCGCTCTTCAAGAATAGTTCGAAGCGTGTTGAAAGAATGAGGATGTGATGTCAACCGATGAAGCACCTTCGGTGAAGTGACAACCTCAGCCTTGCATCGGCTCTTCCAGTTCTGAGCATACGGAGCTAGCAGGTTGTACTCCGGCGGAATCTCTGCGTATTCGATACCGGATGTGGTGAGTACTTTGTTGAGAATAGGCTGATCATTGTCTCTCCATCCATCAACACCTACATCAATAATAGCCTTGGCCCACTGCTCGACGATCTTTGAGCCATGCCTAACAGCCAACACACCGCTATTGTGCATCACTTCTCCGGGCAAGAGTTCCTGCTTCGATTTCAACTGATGGTACAACTGGTCCTTAGCGATCCCGAAACGGTTCTTTCCAAGATGCTCAAACACCGATAGCACATCGCCTACTACTTCACAGTCAACATCGAGGAACAATGTTTCCCTGAACGGCGACTTGAAAAAGACGAAAGGCTTCCAGCCATGCTCTACTCGAAACGTTTTCTTGTCACCGTCAGGACGAATCGGAGACCAAGTGAAATCAATGATACGCCCTCTGTTCTCACACCATTTGCGCATTGGAGGCGACATTCCTAGATCAACAAATGCAACCGGTGCGGACACATCCACATGCCTTCGCAGATTCTCCCACCACCATTCCCCCATCCACTCCATGTTCTCATTGAAGGCTACTACCACACCTCTACCAAGCTCAGGTGTGCCCCACTGCTGAAGCTGCTTGCGCTCCACCTCTCGTGTATTCAGAATCTCACTGTAGCCACGCTTTGGCGACTTCTCCTGAGAAACACGCAAGGCCTCCTGAAGAGGAACGTAGTCCATGAACTCATTTATCGGCGAACCCGGGGTACAAGAAATACACTCAATGCCATGCTGGAGACCTAACGTCATGAATTGCCGTAGAAACTTTGTCTGCTTCTTGTACAGGCGGAAGTTCTCTTCTCTGTCACGATCATGCAACTTGCGATTGTCATGATAGTCCTTCTTCGAATTGTCCTGATCACAACCGACGAAATGGATCCTCTTGGCCCCCATCCACACCATGATATGACAAGCAACTGTTAAGGTATTATGCATGTAAACAAAGCAAGAATCATGGGCCCGCCCATTGAAAATATCCTTGATGTTATCACCAGAAACATCAGCCCAGTACACCTCAGGGAACTCACAGATCTTCTTACCGTCCACCCCTGCCTTCGAACGCCCGGCTCGACAGATCTTTCTGAAAGGCTCACTCCAGAGAGCTTTGTCGTAACACTTCTCCTTGACGTCCATTCCTATCCAGACATCGGGTCGAATTCGAGGGTAAGCAGTGTTGACAGCAAATACCATCACACCCGGAACATGGATGTCAGCATCCGACACATGCTCCAATGAAGGACCGGGGCAGAATAGATAAGCATCTGCGCCCATATCCTTGCGAGCAAAGGAAACGGTTTTCCAACCGTCTCCACAGTAGTAGCGTATAGCCATAGACTCCTCGGTCTTTGTTACTTACAACTCAAGAAGGAGAGTTGATGGTAAGCCAGAGGCGCATCATATTGATGTGTGATGACTCCTGACAACTGGGGCAAGGTCCTTTCCACTCTGCTTTCACATGTCTCCTCAGTAAACTCTTTCCCCACTTGTCCAGCGGCAGCTTTCGCATAGCATCAGCCAAGTCATGTGAGCCAGCATACTGGAACTTCTCTGGTATCTCATAATCCACACCGTCGTGGGTCAATATCAGTTTGGGTGGCAGGCCTTGTTGCTTCAGATCTTCCTTCTCTGCAATCCAGATGCGCATTCGATCTGCACACTCATCATGATGCCGTGGATGGTCTGTTATATAGGTTGTGAGGATCTCATTTGCCTCATCATCTAGCTCGTACCCCTTCATCTCCTCCGCAAGTTCTGCAACCTTCATTCTCTCGAGACGATTGGGGATAATTCGATACTTTCGCACCTTGTGAGTAGGTGGCCGGCCACCCCACTTGCACTCAAAATCAACCTTGTCAATGTCACTAAAGAACTCCATCATACTTTTTCGCCAATGACGATCTCGACGACAGGTACGGCAATGTGCACCGCTTAAACAATGAACAGAGTTGAAGAATGAGTCTATCATACAGCCACCGTTATGTTGGCTTGAGTGGTTGTGGTGCCCGAGCACCACTGTAGATCTGCACTGTAAGGGATCGTGATTAGAGGGGGGCTGGTACAAGGACAGCCAGGATTGCCATGGCGCCAACGGCAGAAACAAGAAAACAAGCCTGTAGGCGAGTAACTATGAAGCACATACACTCTCCATATGCCATTTGCATCCACATCAACCTCAACCCTTCTGCCTACAGGAATTGTAGGAGGAAGACCCACATAGAAATACCCCAAATCTCCCCCCACCTTCTCCCAGTGACAATATGAAGTATAGGAACACACTACAGGACTCTTGTTCTGAAAAAGAGTGAATGACCCTGTCATGTTGGAAAATATGACTGTGACATTGTTCGGCAATTTGGGCACACAGTTGTTGCAATCATTGCCTGTATCACCTATATAAGTCCATTTTCTGCAGGGTCCGAATGTAAATCGATGTTCGCCACCACAATTGTTGTAAGCAGTAACTTTCCAATAAATAGTAGTACCAGAAGGAAACTGAATGGGGTTGAAAGGTGCAACGGTTTCTCTAGCAGTGATCGTTAGCCAGTTCGTTGCAGAAGAGTAAGTTGTGAATATCCAGTCCCCTCCTAAAAAACCTGTACATCCCGATCCAGCATAAACATCAAGCTTCACCCAATCACAGAACCTATAATCCACGTAACACCAGAAAGGATGAGTAGCTGTGGTGCCATATTGAGTGTAGTTGTTGGGTGGCCACAAATCTTCTATCACAGGCCAATAGCACGGATCACAACAACACTCCAACATCGGCTTACCATCAATAAGGAGTGGTTTGTGGTAATCTAAACGTATCTGCGAATCGTATGCCATTGTATCAAGCAGGAGCCGGGCAACCAGTTCCTGTTTCCCAAGTAGTCCAGGTGCCGGTTCCTGTTCCAGGTATCACTTGTACATTACAAGGGAGATACTGATAGTCTTTGGTGTCTAGGCGCAAATTGATGATAACATCCATACTGTGCAAGGTAGGATTGTAAACCGGACCTGTGTCACCCGTATCGCCTGTCCCACCATCCTCACCATCCTCACCATCATCTCCTGTATCTCCTGTATCTCCTGTTAGACCCGTCTGACCACGTGTGCCGCCTGCCGGACCTGTTTCTCCTGTCGGACCTGCTTGCAAACCTGTAGGACCGGTTTCCCCAACGCCCGTATCGCCTGTGTCACCCGTATTGCCCGTATCGCCTGTCCCACCCGTATTGCCCGTATCGCCTGTCTCACCTTGAGGAGGACACATCCCATGACACACAACTGCATCATATCCGGTAGGATCGGAACCGAGAGAGCCTGACACTACACGGTACACGGTCCATGGATCATCAAACCGTCTGGCACTGATCTCCCCTTCAATCATGTATCCAAGATCAGGAATGTAGACACAAACAGTCTCACCAACACCCCAACAATGAGGCAGGTAAGCTCTGAACTCAACCCAACCTCCGCCACCGGCACTGTAGTCATGAATCTCCGTTTCCTCACAAGCAGGACAGATGCACATTCCGTGACAAACTGTACCATGATCAGCATCTCCTGGATCAATGCCTATGTCAGCAAACCCCGTAAAGTCAGGTATAGGACCATGAAATTCCACCTCAAGAATAGGATACACGACGTCGTTGTAGCTGATGTACGCGATGTCTGTGATCACGCCTTGCCCTATGAAGTCGCGTATAGGCACCATCAAGCAAACTTCTTCACCTTCCTCCCAACAAGCACCATCCTCAACTGCAAATTGTGCAATACGAGCTCCTTGGTTCTCATCATACATAATGGCTTCTTCGCAAGCCGGACAACCGATTCCTGTATCACCGGTATCACCTGTCGGCCCTGGCCACTCAATGCCTATTTCGCAACCAACCTCACAACCCGTCATACAACCGGATTCTTCGGTCTGCTCACAATAGGTTTCACAAGAAGTGATGCATAGCACCTCTAAGAAAAGTTCATCTTCCGGCGGATCCATCTCATCTAACAACCGCAGGGCGGCGATGAGATCCAAATCCTCCTGGAGGTTAGCGTCAGGTGCATCACGTATGGTTGTCAGATAGTAGTTCTTCCGGAGCAGTACATGGATGGGCCGACACCACTCTATCGGATTGACATGGGGAAATGCTTCCAGTACTGACAAAAAGACGGGGTTGCCGGCTACCAACCGATACAGATCAAACCGAGCAGCGTGGATGATACCCTGATAGTAGTCACCTTCATCCTCGCCGTATCGATAGTAAGGGCCCCTCTCATATGGCTCATCCTTCCACAGCTCCCACGCTCGCATAGTGGGCTCGTTCTCGACGTAGGACCACTGCTTGATCCATGACGGGTGGGTGCCTTTGATCTTGTAGAAGGAAATCAAGTTCTTGACAAACCAACGAGAAAAGTCAAGAGTAGGGGAAGTGTCGGTATCTGAAACAGCGAAGCCAAGCGTTAAGGAGATATACAACAAATACTGACCATCGCACTCATCAGCGTTGATCAGATCAAGCAGGCCTGCAACCTCATCATTGGTGACGTCGCTCTCCTGTTCAAGTGCATACACTAAACGCTCGATAATGCCTTCTGAAACACTGCCTTTAGTGGCAGAGTCCTTCAAGCGAAGCACTGCGGGTAGTAGCCTATACAGATCCATTAAGGTGGCTCCACTGCTGTTTCACATCTTGCCCTGCACGATTCAACTATCGAAAATTCATCAGTCACTAAGGAAAGCTCCTCTTCCAAAGCGTAGCCGGCATCACCTTCGAAAGTGTCGGAAGATTGATTCTTACATGTTGACGCCATTGGCGGAATGTTGATGCCTTCCTGCCGAAACAAGACATGGATAGGACGAAAGTACTCCAATATCTGGCGTTCTTCATCCGTCAAGGAGAGCAGGGTTCTATTGACGTTACGAACATCAATCCGAGCGGCATGATACTGATAGTAATAAGACCCGTCGTCAGCTCCATACAACGAATAGTCAAAGTCTTCATATATGGTCTCTTTCCACAACTCCCACGGAAAGAAGCCAGTGTGGCCAAATAGGTTGAGAACGGCCACCCAGCTCAATCTTTGTCCAGAGGTATGATACAGCTTAACAATTGCCGAGAGCACCAATCTGCGCCGTTCTTCAGACCAATCTGCAGGCCACTGGGTTCCTAGGAACAACTCTAAGAGCGGAAAGTACTGTGGAGGGCAAGTGTCGAAGTTATACAGATCCGACAGCCCTATCGTCAGATCATCAGTGGTGTCACATTCCTCTTCAAGAGCATAGAAGATCTTCTGAAGAATCGTTTCCTGATCGTCCAGGTTCAGACCAACACCACTGGCTAGGCGATCCCTAGCCCTGATGATTTCAGGTAGTAAACGATAGAGGTCCATGTCATAGTGTCGAGATGGTGATCAGACCTTTAACTGCTATCTGGCTCTTCTCTATCGGAATATCCTGCGAATCGGTCTCTAAGATCTGCATGTAAGTGCTGCGGATCTCAGCGTTATTCGGAGGGGGGTTGGGAAACCGCAAGGTGTAGCCCCCTGTTCCGTAATCGATTAAGCCTCTGTTCGACGACAAAGGGTCGGTTGGGTCATCAACCAGATTCCCGTCTCCATCATCCAAAATGACCTGGTTGCCATCGCTGAAAGCGATGCCTTTCTGCCCTGTGGTAGGATCATAAGGGTTCACAGGAGGGTAGGTGACAGCACCTTCAAATATTGTTGTCGTCCCGTCGCCAGTGTCTTCCACCTCACCACGAGCATAGTCGAGTTTGTGGCGATACTCAGCATAAACCGAAGCACCGCTTGCCGGCGCTGAAGCGAAGATGCCTGTGATAGAGCCTGTCTCGTAGTCGATAGATCCTTTGACGGTCTGGATCGAGTCGAGGAGATTCCCTTCACCATCATCCGTTAGGACTTCTGTCTCTGCACCGTAGTACATCCTGACAGTATGCGGAACCACCTCAAGCCCAGGATCAAGATCCAATGTGGATGTGAAAGTAACGTCAGTATCATCTCCTACCCCTACTATCTCTGTAGTGATGTAAGAAGCGACCAGGCTACGAACCAAGCAGTAGTCAACACCAGCCAGTGAGTGAACTGCTTCATATAGAGCACTCAACCGAAAGTCTTGGCCCGGAGCGACCTCAGAAGAATCGAACAGCGATTCGATAGTCGTTTGCACCTCTGTGATGACACCGGCAGAGACATACGATGTGGCAACCCGGATCGCTATGCTCACATCAATGTAAACAATCAGCCCGTCGACCACCTCTGTGTGAGTACAAATGCACTTGACTGAACCTGTCCCGTTGTTGTTAAAGTAGGTGTCAAGCGCGTCCTTAAGCCCCTGAGACGGCGTTACAATATCACCGCCTGAATCACGCGCCCAGACATACAGCTCGACCGTATTCAGCTCAGGAATCTCTTGCTTCAGCTTCGACTTAGCAAATGCTGGTGCGCCGTAGGTAGAATCTGAGAAAGCATTGGCGAGAGCGTCATAGTCTGTTTCGGTTACCGCTCGACCGTTTGCTCTGATCCAAGGCGGAATCCACAACTTGGCGTGAGATACTGACTCGGCTTCCTCACCGCCGGCACCTCTCTGTGCATCATTGAGAATATTAACTGTAACCCAAGCAGTAGGGCTCACAAGTTCCCGGTAGCCTTGGACGGTTCCGCTGATTTCATTCAAAGCAATATTACCAGATAAGCCACCACCTGTTCGATATGTGACCTCGATGTTAGAACCCACCGGAGGAACCCTTCCGCTAGTACCATCACCAAATACCACTGTAGCGACGCCATCCTCAGCATACTCAACAGAAAAAGCGTTGCTGTTAGCACCAGCATACGCCAGTGACGTCTCCTCAGTCCATTCATCACCATCAACCAAAACTGACACGGTGCCCTGTACCACCGAATACCTGGTTAGATTAACCTTCTGAAAGGCTGAACCATCAGACGAGAAGTTCTCTGTGACATTGACGCCTTGAACAAAAGTAACTGTACCAACTACGGAACCAGCCTCAATCCGCGCATCCTCAGTTGTCACGAAATCAACATTGCCTGTGCTCTTGATAGTGGAGCCAGCAGGAATGATGATGCCTTCTGTGTAGGTAGAATCGATTCGAGAAGTGCAAACAACCGAAGCAGATGTTGCAGTGCGCAACTGATAACCAACCAGCCGACCCAAGAGCAGGACCGAATCTCTGTCTCGCGCCGTCGGAAGATACAGCTCATTGGCTGTATAATCAAGCCCAAAGCTCAAAACATCGTGGCTGTAAGCAATCAAATCAAGGATTGCAATACCTGCACTGGACTCGTAGAAGTCTCGCCAAGTCGTCGGGAACTTGGCTTTCAAATGCTCTTTGAGTGCTTCCTTGATTGTAAGGAAGTCCCTCGCTGTATAATCAATAGCCGGAGTCGCCGCGGTGGTCATTTCTTTCTCCTTGGTTATGCAACTTCTGCGATAGATCGGATCTGTCGCTTTTCAACTAATACCAGACTGCAAAGCAAGCACTTCATATCTATGATCTTAGCATATCAGGAGTCACTTCAAAAGCAACCACATCGATGCTATCACGCCTCGGATCAATGTTCATCTTGTATTGCAATGAGCAGGTCATAACATTGTTTTCAGCTGTAACAGTAAAGTCCACAAAAGTGATACGATCATCCCACCGAGAAATAGCATTCCGAACTGAAGTCTTGATTGACTCAGCTAATACCGCATCGTTTTGTTCAAACACAGCCCCAGGAAGCAAAGAGCCAAACTCTGGTTGCATCACTCTCTCACCGAGCGCTGTCAGCACAATCCACAACACACTGCTCTTGAGTACCTCTCTATCATCCTTCGGCTCAATCACAGAAGGAATCGTACCACTCCAAGGCAAAGCTATCCCCTTCCAAAATTCACTCATAACGAGCCCCCATGTCTTTCAAAGCCACTGGCGTTTGGTGTCCGTAGAAAAAACCCACCACCCTCACCGGAACGAAGGACGCTCTTTTCTTCTATGTGATAAGTAGAATCCTTAGTTGCAACCACCTCTAGGTCACCTTCTATTGCAACCACCTGATTGCCGTCTGAGTCAGTGGTATACACACCCGCTTGTATTTTCATGTTTTCTTGAGACAAAACATCCACTTCTTTACCAGACAATGTGATCTTTCCTTGTGCTGTGTTCAATTTGATGTCTGCATAGGCAGCGGTGATTTCAATTTCTGAGTCCTCTGCGTCTTCTTCAGTTTCGCCCTTCAATCTGACAAACATATCTTGCAAGCGTATTTCAATAAGACCATCACCTACTATCCGTATCATAGCCGTTTCACTGAAAGGTGTTTTGATGAGGAATATCTCAGGATACTGAGCGCTTCGACCTTGCAAGCTATACTCCTTTGCTTCAGAAGGGAGGGATGTCTGCTGCCCTATCCACGTGCCCATCCACACAGGTACTTGAATATCGCCTTGCTCAAACATCACCCACACAGTAGATCCAATAGCTGGAAGGCCTATCATTGCGCTGGTCCTGCCCCCTCCTTCTCCATCCGCATCTTCTTGGGTCACGCCACCACCAAAACCAGGAAAGCAAGGCCATGCCCAAGGCAACTTAGTGGTGTCTTCCACCTCTCCGTAAACTTCAGGAACATGCACTTGTAAACGACCCAAGTAAGGTTGTTCAAGCCCTGAATCGTCGTTATTGAGCACATAACCTCTGTATAGACCAGGATATTTCATGCTGAACCCCTTCGTTCCCCGAACACATACGTCATAACATTCGCAGGCTCAATTCTATGGTAGACAGCATATATCAAATAGTTTCCTGTTGTGAATGCCTGCTGCGAACCTCCTGGCAATCCTGCTTCTAAATAGGCTGTGTTTGCTACTTCAACTTGTGGCAAAAAGTATGAAGGAAGGGCCACCCTGTACATCGACAAAGGCGGCTCCCAATCTACTCGTGACTTCAACTCTTCATCAATATTTGCGCCGAGAAGCTCCACAACCACATTTTCCACATTGCCCGGTGATCCTGAAATTGAAATAGGTTTCGGGGTGTTCTTGCCGGCAAATGCCTTCTCACGAACTTCCGACTCATCATCTGCCAAGAAGGTTCTGAGATAAGGCTCTCCTTGCTGCTTGAGAGGATCAAAAGCGGCAGCTAGTGTGCCAAAGTTTGAGCTGTTGACCACAACTGTTGACTTGAACCACGAAAGCACTATTGACTCATCGTCACCTTCAGCCGAATAGCTATACTTAACAACCGGATCCTCCTTCTTCCTCTGTTTCAAAACCAAACGATCTCCGCGATCCATAAACAACAAAACACCCTTCAAACCAACCCTGGGAAGAACTACTTTCTGTATGAACTCATAATCACTCATCGTAGCCTGGTACAAAGTATACTTCGTCGACGACAAACTGCTATCAATCGATGCTCGCAACTCAGCTTTACTGACAATGTCCTCCAGCACTTCCTTAACTGACATCTCGTCAAACAACCGCTGCGGTGAATGATGCTTCAGAAGAAACATCTTATCGGTGGCTAACACAAAGATGTCTAGCATATTGCCTTTGATCTGAAACTCGAACCGTCGAGGCTGAAGGTAGCGCCATTCACTCCACGTGATCTTACCTTGGCCATCTACTCTCCCCCATCGAAAACTCATATCGATGGTTTCAAACTCTCGAGCCACCTGATTCCAGGTAGCTATATCCACATCCGCAATCTTTATCTTGTAAGCTGACTGTCCGTAAATAGTCTCCAAAATCTCGGCATCCATGCCAACTGTTTTCTGAAGTGAAATTGTGTCACCTACTAACTTCAGCTCCATTGTTGTTGCTTCAACCGACATTCACTACAACTGCCTTTCAATCGCCGCAGCAATGATTTCTTTGTAAGGTATGACGAGCAAATCGCCGACACTCATATCGGTAATCTGATTCTTAATGCTGTTGTAGTAAGCAATAACCCACCACCAGGAAACCTCTTCATAATACCGCCATGCAATCAAATCCAATCTACCAATATCCGAGGAAGCAACTGTGTACCTGTGATAAGTACCGTCATCAAGCGGAGATTCGGGAAGGCTTTTGATCAATGCAGGAACCCACAAACCGTACCGACGACGTCCTGGAGCAACCGAATCATCAATATGCACTGACGTCAAAGAATAACGATTATCAATGGCACTTCTGTTTTTCAGAAATTCTGCACCCATCTCTATCTACCTCCTTGTCGAGAGCCGACTGTAAAGTTGAAATCCCAATTCGACGAAGAAGGGAGCAGGGCGGCTGATTTCTGGCCCTTTACAGCAGGAATGAAAGCCAAGTAATCGATAATAAAAGTGAACCTCACTTCAGCTCGCATAGGCATACTGGTTTCAATATCCCATGGCTCCATATAAGTGACGTTAAGGTCACCCATATACCCTACTTTCTTATACCAGTCACCCAGGCTGATAACAACAGGTTCGGGAGGTTTGCTAGTTACCGGATTGCTAGGAATACAATATCGATAGAACTTCCGCAGAGCGTCTCTCAATGTTTGCGGAGTGGTAAGGGCTGATTGGACACCAACGGCCAAATTGATAGCAATATTCAAAGGTGTGAACTCCCCGCCTGTCCATATGAAATGTGTAGGATGACACCTGTGAGTCATTTCACCAGGAGGTCGAATGTCATTCCGATATCCATCAGAGAAGCTCTGCTCGAGCTCAAACTCCATATCGCCAATCTTTAGAACAGGTGCAGTAGCCATTACAAACCTTCCATTCGCAAAACATCATCAACAATGCTGGAACCAGGTGCCGCCCCCTGGGTCTGCAATGCTAACTGCGAAAAACCCTGAGATAGAATGTAGGATATGTCCCTCAATTGCCCCAGACCATTTCTGGCAATAACCAGGCTTTCTTGTGAGTAGCCACTCGGAAATACAGTTTCGCCTTGATGAACTAGAGCAGGACCGGTTGATGTAACCAAACCGCCTCTCTGAAACTCCTGAATGTCGCCCCTCTCCTCACCTTTGCCGAAGCCCAGCCACTTACCAACCTTCTTGACCCATCCTGAAACCTTGTCAAAGATCTTGACAAGCAGATCCCAGGCCTTGTAACCCACCTCTCCTAACCACTGGCCGAAATTCATAATAGCTTTGCGAACAGGTTCCAGGAAGTCCCATACTGCCCAGGCCGCTTCTCCAAGCCACTCTCCGAAAGCTATGAATCCGTTTTTGAATGAAGTCATGAAAACCATGAGACTCGACAAGGATTCTTTGAGAAACACACCCCAATCCATTAGATTCTTGATGAAATCAACAGCTACGTTGAAAGCATTTCGAGCCATTGGTACGCCTTCACCAGCAAACCAATCAATTAACGTCATCAGCCAATCACCCAATTTCTGCCCCCATCTGACAAATGTAGGGAGTAATCGAGTGGACAGGTTCAGGAACAGGTCTTGCATTTTTGGAAGCAATCGTGCTACAAGTGGTTGAAGAACCGACACAATGATGTTCATCAGAAACTCTTGCAATGGAACCATCAGAGGCATCAATGTGTTAGCCAAAAGATCCAAAACAGGCGCCATTGCTTTGCCAAGAAAAACCCAGATAGAAAGAGCACGGGTTTTGCCTGCAGTGAACATCTTCTTAATAATGCTACCAAAGATAGTGGCTTTGTGTTTTTCACCTTCGCCAACCTTACTAACATCAACATCTTCAGGTCCTGCTCTTCTTGTCCCCAAAGCTAGCGTCGTCAACTGCTTGTGTACAGAAGGGTCAACACCTGTTAAAAACACCGGCATGATATGCGCACTCATTCCAAACTCAGTCTTACCCTTCAACTCCTCTTCACCAAGAACAGGCGATGCCCCCTCCGCTTTTCGACGAGACATAATAGTTCGAAGATTCTTAGGTATTTCAAAGGTGTCTTTAATGAGTGTGCCTACCAGCTTACTAAGCATGGCCCCGCCCAGTATGCCCGCACCAAGCAGGTTCTGTCCGATACCGGGCCTCTGCTCAGCTATTTGTGCTTGACGAATATGTTCTGCGGCCATTTGCTGAACACTTTTAGGGGGTATTGCCGGGGAAGCCAGGGTTTTCTCCATCCCCCCTCCAATAGTTGCCGTCAACTGAAACTGCTCAAAGAACTTGGTAAACTGGCCCTTCAACCCGCCCAGCATCCCTTTAGCCTCCTTGGAAGCATTGTCTTTAAGACGTACATCCAAGATATGCTCGTGTATAGACTCTTTCTTCTCAGGCATTAAAAGACCCTTGCTTTCCCCAAAGTTCCTGGCATAGAAGGCCCATCGGTCTTCATCTCTTCCTGTAACTCCTTGGCGGCTTCCTGAACTGCTTTGAATTCAGGTACGGACATCTTGCTTGATGTCTCCCAAGAAATCCCCAAAAACATTGATGCAGCCACTTGCTGCCTAACCAGTTCCTTCAGCTCAGCAGCCCTCGCGCTAAGCAGTAGGCGTCGGAAAAAAGTCGTTGGTGAGCGGGAGGATAGACCTCACAGGTGTTTGGCAATTCGGACACTTCGCACTCACTGTCAAGATGGGGCCAGTTTCCCTCTCAGCAATCGAATGCCGAATCTTCATAGAATCCATCCCTATGAGCTTTTCGCAAAACTGCAACTTCTCAATAGGGTCAACATCCTCCCCCTCAATCTTATCAATGAATCGTGACAGCCGGAAAGGATAACCAGGATCACCATCATCCTTTCCTGCGTCAGGAAGTGTCTTGACGAAATTCTCGATTTCCTCCTCATCGTATCCGCGAAGGAATCGAAGTGAAACCTTCTTCTTACAAGCAGGAAGCGTAACCTCAAAAGGCTCTACGTCACCTTCTGTTGCAACCTTCAACTGAAGTCCTTCAGGTAGTTTCACTGAATGCTGGAATTCAAACTTGCAGCTTCCGCAAGCAAGCGTAAACCCATACTCTGTCCCGTAACTGATGGATCGTAATACCAACAACAAATAGAACTTGTCGGTCATCAACAGGTCGGACAGTGGCAGGCACTTCGAGACAATGCACTTCTGAAGCACCTTATCTGCAAGTTCCAGTCTATTACCAGCATTCCCCGCCAGCAGTTTTTCCTCTTGAACGCTGACGGGGCGCAAGGTCACCCTCCCATCAGAAAGAACACCATCATAGAACATCCCTTTACTCGGAAGTACCACTTCCTTGTCGTAAGGACCGGCTGTTGTTTCCTCGGGTTCGGGGGTTGTATCTTGAGTTTCCACAGTTGTTTCTTTCTCCTCAGTACTCATGTACTTCTCCTCTTGTTACTGTGTTGGGGTTACGCTTCCAGCACAATCTCGATGGCCTTGTCAATCACCATAGTGACTGTGATAAGGTTCTGCGCATTGGCTTCCATATCACCGCCGCCCGGATCATTCCGAGAAGGCCATACACCGATCAGCTTCCAGCGCCTCTGGAGTGTTCCGTTCGGCGCGAACATGACGACTTCGCCCTGTTCCTTGTAAGCAGATGCCAGGCCTATTTCTCCTGTGGTAGGCTGGTACACCCTTCGCCTCCAAGCAACAAGTGTCGCCATGGTAGGTTGATCAGCATAGTCCTTCAGGACCAGCTCGAGATTGTCGTAGGTAGCGCGTCCTGCAACCTTACGCTGCTCGTTGCCGAAGTTGATCTCCAGCACCTCATTCGCCTCTTTCGGAAGAGGGAATGACTGCAACGATTGCTGAATAATCCGCCCGCCAACTGAAAGCCGAAGGGTGAAGTTATTCTTACGCTGTGGTTCGAATGCCCCATCTTGTGCAGCTATATGATCTGCAGACAGTGTTTCTACCATGACTCTGCTCCTTTCAGCTAGAGCTGTCTAGAACTCAGAAAACTGAGCTTCGTTGTTGAGGACTACGAAGTCGATCGAAATCATCTCCGCAGCCCGTGTCGGAACTATCAGCACCTTACCGCGCATCTCATTACGAGCTCGAACGGCCGAGGTATTGGTTGTCTCATCGCAAACCACCTCGAATTCGGTGATACCCCTACGAGCCTTGATGTCATCGCATACAGGATTCACAAGGTTGCGAAAAGCCGCCCATGTCTCTTCGTCGTTCGGTTCGAAGAGCAGAGAACGAACAGCGGTGGATACTGCCTTCCTCAAGTACAGCATCATCCGCCTGACGTTGATTCTGTCAAGAGCAGACGAAGTCCGGGTCCCTGTCCTCTGACCATAAACCACAATGCCCTGACCAGCGTAGTCGACGATCGGGTTGATTACATTACCGTTGGCATACATGTAGTCTCGCTCGCCCTGTGTAGCAGAATGCTCAATGTCAAGAACATCCTGCAGCTTTCCGCGATTGAAACCGGCTGGCGCCCACCACGGATCCGCGACGTGGTCAGTGTAAGCAACCACACCCGCAATGTGTCCGCTCGGAGGAATCCAGACGTTACTGTTGCTATACCCGTCGAATACCTGCACCCACGGATAGAAGATAGCGCAATAAGACGAATTGATGGCAGCGGTAGGATCGGTGGCACCACCACCAACACCGTTTGCCCAAGCAACAGCCTGCTGAACTGACTTGCCATACGGTACATCAATCAAGCAGATGCAATCCGCCCTGCTTTCGCAGAGGGTAATCATCTCACTGATAATCGTCCTGTGGCTGATGTCAGGCACCGCCAACAGGTTCACATCCACTGTGTCAGGATCAGCGAAGAGCTGGAGACCAGTGGCTGTGTCACTGCCAGAAACAGCAGCTGTTCCGACGTAATCGGAAATCTCAACTGGCGCACCATCGTCGCCACCCGACATCGTTACCGCTGTGGTCGAAGTCAACAGATCGGTTTCGGTCGGGACGGGGGTGACGGTAATGTATGCTGACACACCATTGATCCGCGTCATGATGTAGTTGTCGTAGTTTGCATAAGCTGTTCCAAAGAGCAGCAGGTCGTAATTCTCTACCACAACGTTGTTATACCGAACCGATAGCTTGTAAGTGGTAACACCAGTCGAAGGGTCTGGGCCAGTTCCTGCTGACACTACAACCGTGATGTTGTTGCCCCAAGAACCCGTACTCACCGCTGTCAGCAAAGCTGCGTTGGCTGCGTTGGCTGCGTTCCTGAGATAGCCGACTGCGCTGTCGTCGTAATGAGCCACCCTCACAAACTTCAGCTGTTTGCCTCTACGCAAGTAACGAAGAGCTGCATACAAGCCAAGATGGTCCGAAGACGGTTCACCGAAGGTTTCGATGAGTGTTGACTCATCCGTTATGAGCGTGATCTCATCTGTTGGTCCTTTACTGGCCGTACCTACGATTCCAAGAATCGATTGGGCCAGTTGGGGGACATACAGCGAGAAATCTAATTCACGAGAATACACCCCAGGAGAAACGATAACCATAACTTCCTCTCTTTCAACGGGTTACAAACCCGCCAATTTTGGTTGGTTCACTTCAGTCCAGACCACAAAACCAAAGTCATGGTCTGAACAATACTTCCGAGCTGCATCAAACTTGGCTTGGTTGACGGGCAAATCTATTGCCCAATCAGCCTTCACCTCAATGATGTCAACACTTCCATCAAGATACTCCACTTTCAAATCTGGAACGTAACGTCGAATGGCGTCTTCGAACTCGTAAGGAATGATCTCACACTCGGTTGAGTAGCCTTTCACCACAGACATCTGCTCCAAAATGTGAAATGCCGCCAGCTCATAGGAACTTCTGTAGAACAACTCCTCGCCATTCTTCTCTGAGTAGAATCTGCCTGTGTTGAATCGCACCTTGCCATCGACAATCTGCTGAGCCTTGAAAGCTGACATATCAGGAATGGTTTTGTGCAGATTCTCAACTGCTTTCTGATGGTTTTGCTGTATCTCTTCCGGTGTCATGGCCGCTCGATTCTCAATGGCTTTCCTTCTGATTTGTTCTTTTGTCTTTGCTGAATGGTGTTTGCCTTTGAATGAAGCGACTACATTCTCAGGATGCAAAGCCTTTGTTCTTTTGTTACCTTCTCTTATCTTCCGCACTCTCTCAGCTTCCTTTTCAGGCGCACGCTTTGCATGGACCTTCCTTAGAGTTTCCGCATGCTTCTTCCTGTTCTCAGGATCATCCCAATAAGCACGATTTCTACAAGCTGATTTCACGTCGTCGCACTCACATCCAAAGTGGCATCAAACCGAACCTCTATCCAATCTCCGGGGTCGACACCACCTACACTCACACATTTGACGCCGAGCATATCGCCCGCAACGATTCTTCGCTCGGAGCCAAATATCACCGATTCCTGTCTGTCTCCGGCTGACACTGTAACATAACGTGATGTGTCGGGAAGACCATTCACTGTCAGCTGGAATTCGAGATCATCACCTGTTGGCGGACGTCCAAGCACATTGATCTGCATCCCTGTTATGAGTGCATTGACAGGAGCCTCAAAACTCCCGTAAGTCTCGTTGACTTGTGCCTCACCAACAATCAAAACACCATAGAATGATGTAGCAACTGTTCCCATGATTTCGTCCTCCGGTTCGATGTCTTCTTCGTCTGGCAGGATCACCAACCTCTCCAAGAACACTGGATCCAACCTTGAAAGGGTCATGTCGTAGAAATCGACAATGATCCTTCTGACGATTCCGTATTCGTCCGGCGGGTGGATTACCCACCCATGTACTACGAATGTGAAGGTTCTCCGAAGAGTTCTTTTTTCCTCTTGACCGGTATCTAGCTTAGAATTCTCCACCATTCCCTGGAACTGCGTTAGAACGATCCTCTCATCCATAGGAGAGGGGTGGGCCACCCTCAGGTAGAACTCATCGGCTCTTAGCCACATGTTGATCTGAGTAGTGATCATGTCCAGGTCCTGAATGGTCTTGGCCCAGACGTCAATCTGATACACCATGTCCCAGGGATTCGGACGATCCATTCCGATGTACTTCTGCTCAGTTGGCACATACTTCAAACGATTGAACTTAAATCTGACGTATCGAGTCAAGTCGATGTTTTGGTTGATTCGGCTCAGTGACGCAATCGGAAGAGGAATCGTCTTGACCTCAGATTCCTTCACCTGGTTCTTACGAGCGATCTGTCGGCGAATCTGCCCGAATGCTCTGTCCGGAGAAGCCCATACACAAGGCAAGCCATACTCAACATCGTTCTTGGAGCGATCTTGAGTGAAGACCTTGATAGAGTGCACCTTGTCTACGAACGCCTTGTCGTAGTTGTGATACATCTGCGTGTATCTGGTTGGAACATCTCCGCTCATTGCATCAGCCCTATTGCAAACTCTTCATCAATCTCATCCTTCGCAAGCGCCTCGACTACCGAATCTTCATCGATCTCAGTGATGCGAAGGATGGACTCAAACAGCTTCTCCCACTTGCCGAGCCTCTCTACCAACCTACCTAACCATCGCAAGTTCTTTCGTTCCTGTGCATATTCACGAGCCAGTTTGTGGAGGGTCCTGACATGATGGAAGGCGCCAAGCTCATCTTCTCGAAGTTCAAGTCTCTGAAAACGGGCCAGGAGTGCTTTGCTTTCAGCTCCTTTGGAACATCGAAGATTCTTGACGATCTTCTCCACCCACGTTTTGTACTTATCCACGAACATTACAATTCCTCTTTGAGCCGGCGAGTAACCGACGAGATCGGGGAAGATGACGATAAAACCACTGGCCTAATATGTGGAAGGGGTTTCACCAAAGCATTACCATATTCCATCAGAGAAGGCAGGTTCTCAGGCAAGTTCTTTCTCTGAAGCACATCTCTGTCAACCACTAGTGAAATCTGCCCGTCTGTCTCTTCGACAGTGAGTGCTTCCTGATAGTCTGAAAGTAACTTAGAGCTGTTCTTGAAGAAAGGGTACTTGACCAATGCTTCTGGTGTAGGATCCCGTGTCGTTAGTTCAACAGCCAGCTTGTTGATGATATCGGTTTTGGTCTGCTGGACTGCTTCACGATACAGCTTCTCAAGGACGTCGAGATCGTCTTCAACAATGGTGGGGTCTAGAGAGGTTTCTTGTACTTCAGTAGTAAGCATACTCTGTGTTCCGTACTAAATGAATCGGTACTAAAAGAGACGTACTGATTTATTATACGAAGCACAAAGGGTTGCAAAGGATTGTTCAGGAGTGATCCAGAAGGTAGATGATTGCTTCTTCAACCCCGCCCATTGCTTTTGCAATGTCTTGTTGTGTAAAGTTACCGGGATTGTGGGCACAATAGAATTTCCCACCTACCTTGGCAGGGACACCTTGGAGCGAGGTGAGTCGGTTGTAGGCGCAGGAGAAGTAACCACCCACCTCGGTAGGTACACCTTGGAGCGAGGTTAGTCGGTTGTAGGCGCAGGAGAAGTAACCACCCACCTCGGTAGGTGCGCCTTGGAGTGAAGTTAGTTGGTTGTAAGCGCAGCTAAAGTAACCACCCACCTCGGTAGGTGCACCTTGGAGTGAAGTTAGTTGGTTGTGGCCGCAGGAGAAGCTACCACCTACCTCGGCGGGTGCACCTTGGAGCGAGGTTAGTTGGTTGTAGGAGCAGTCGAAATAATCACCTACCTCGGTAGGTGCACCTTGGAGTGAAGTTAGTTGGTTGTTGCCGCAGTAGAAGCTACCTGTTACTTTGCCAAACTCAACAGGGAACTTAATGAGGCCTTTGTGTGATAAATCAAGATCACCATGGATGTTCACTTTACCATCAACATCCATTTCCCCAACATTTTGCTTGCCCAACCATTCCAAAAAACCTTCTTTTGTAGTTAAATCAACAGTAGTGTACTTCTTGAATATATCCAATTCGCTAACACCAAGTTCCTTAAGAACAGAAACAGATACTAAGTTATCCTTAGCATTGTACACTTCTATTGCCTCCTCACCAGGATACACTGCAACTGCTACTTTATGAAGAGGATCTTCAGCGCTTCGATTCTTAGAAATGATGAAGTAGAAACTAATACCTTGTTCCTGGTAAGGTTTGAACATGTTGCGGCCGTGTGTTGCTGAAATGCACCACTTAGTACCAGCGCCATAGAAGCAAGCAGCGGGTTTTGAAGTAATATGATATACAGTAACATTGTTGTCGGAATGAACAACCTGTGCACCTTTCGCCTTGGCTTTCTTCTTCTTTTGCCTTTTGGTGACTACTTTTGAAGCTTTATCCACAACTTGTTTCAAGTCACCAAAGGTTTTGTACTGACCTATGTCACGTTGTTCGCCTTTTAATATTCTCTTATCACGAAGCTCTTGAAACCTGGAAAGATAGGAATCGACTTCTTCTTCTGAAGCGCCTTGTTTTAGGAACTTAGCTCTTACATCCTTGGCGAATTCAAGAAGAAACTGAATTGCTTGATCTGTTAACATTGCAACCTTCAAGGAGTGTTGCCGAACTCGTCAACTGAGCTGGCACGATGGAGTTGCGACTTCAGTTGGTAGTAGATTGGAACATCAGTGTTGGCCCACCAGGCTGCGGGGACATACGTAGTTACTTCGTACTCTCTGTTGTGGTAGTAGAAACGATCACCTAGCCGGCCGATGAGTGTGATGTCGAAGTTGTCAGGATCCTGAATGGCCAGGCCTGCTGTGATAAGATCAGGGACAGTCACCAACAGAGTCACTTCCCTGACTTCCTCTATTCCGAAACTGGTTTGCGGCTGGGTTGGCTGCGTCGGAATTGCGAATGCTCTGAGATGAATGATATCACCCCAACGCCTTTGCACATCGGCTAGCTCACCGTGCACCTCATCAATCTCCTTTACAGTGGTAAGCAGGTGCTTGTAAGGCATGATAGGAAAGAACTGCCGGGAGTAGCCTTCCAGCATATCGTAGACGTACTTGATCTCTTCAGGTGAAGGCAGATTGGTGTTGAGCGGCCAACCCTCTTCTGTCTTGTCCAGCTCGTCGTTCAGACGATCCAGGATCTCACAGCCGAGGTAGTCTGCATGGCGTGGATCAACTGTGTCATTGGTGAAGGTCATCTTTGGCGCCGTTTCCAGCGCTTGTAACTTCGCCACTCTGAAGCAAGCGCTTCATCGTCAAGCAGATTGTGAATCCAGTTCTGCGCTATCCCATAGTCTATCTCTTCTATATCGCCAATCCGCTCCTCTCGCTCTTCAGGAGACAGCTTGTTCATCTTCGCCATCCACCATTCAACAAAACCTTCATCGTAAGCAAGGTCTTTGGCCTCCACTTCAACCAACATGTCAATGGCTTGTTCGATAGGGTCTGCTTCTTCATTGACTGTGATTGCGAAAACTACAGATAGGTACTCCTGAGAAGCGTCCGCATCGATATAAGGATTATCATCAGTGTACGCTACTACATCTGTTTTTCCTTTGTCGACCACCGCTTGATTATTGAGGTACCTTTTTACGTCCTTTTCAGCTTTCTGTGCTGCTTCTTTTGTGGGAAACTGAAACTTCATTGTTCTTCCAGAACCGTAAAAGGCTGAACCATAAGAAGGTTTCCCCACAACACCTTCAACACCTGTCTCAATTTCACGAATCTTTGACATTTGTGAAAGCGAAGGTGGCCATGAATCGCCAGTTTCTTCCAACATGTCGATGGTTTGTTCGATAGCGTCTTTCACTGTCTCTTTTCCTTGAGTTATTTTCTGTAAATGAGGCTCCAAAGCTGACCAGTAACCATGTGCCCCGGTTGTTTTGTCTGTCCAGTGATCCGCGCTGTAACCAGTTGATACCTCAATGCTATGGTTTGTGTCTGGATGAACATATCTGTACCTTCTCACAAGGCCTGTACCGGTCTTGTCAAGTGGCACAAAACCGTACTTTGTCATTGTATCATAATGCCACTGATCTTCGACTTTGTGAACTACTTTGTTTGCTTGTTTGAGTGAACTAACCATCACTTACCCCCACATGACTGGCGAAATCTGGTACCGCCCAATCTGTTCAAGTTTCTCAATGACTTCCACCCTCTCCTGCAACCCATCACCTTTCAGCTCAGCTGCATCGGTAGTAAGTGTACCGCCAGGAACAGGAATGGACGCTCCGTACTTCCCACGAATGTAGGAAAGAGTAATCTTGGCTTCGGCTAACGCCAGCTTCTTGAACATCCGACTGTAAGCAGCTTTGAGATGGGAAATCTCTTCCACGCGAAGATCCCTTGCTACAATATAAAAGATGTCATACGGACCACTCCAGCAGTCGACATAAACATTCTTGGTGGCTTCATCCTCATACCAATCAGGATCAGTACCCCTGACCTTCTGGTACATCTCATAGAACATCTTTAGCTCGTACCACTCTCCTAGAGGCAACCGGGGGAACACCATTCGATACATTATCTCGAAGATGTTCATCTGTGCGTATTCTCTGTACTGCTCAGGATACAGAAGTTTCACCGCTATCACACCTCGGTCACCCTCAAGGAGCTCAATTGTGACTTGCCCGCTCTGCTCTGCAAGAACTCGTGGCTCCGCCTTGCACATGTACTGGTTGAATTGGTCAAGCGCATCATAGATGGCATCATCCACTTGTTGAGGACTCAGCTCAACCTTAACGTTGCATCCACCCAGTTTCCTAAGAATGTATTCTCGAAGCTCTTGAAGTGTTTGAACAGGATCTGCCATCTAGTCTCGTCCATGCACCCGAGTGATATGCATCTGAAGACCTCTGTTGGAGGTGAATGCCTTGCCACAACCCGGATGTGGGCAAGCAAACCACTCTTCGCCTTTCTTCCCCGTAGCCTTTGTAGGCTTCGGAGCATCAGGCGGCTTCTCGGGTGTCTTTGCTGGGGATTCAGGTGTAGGCTCGACTGGCGGCTTGCCGCTTGCTGTGCGCGTAATTTCTTCAGAGTCTTCTGGCTTCGCCTGAGCAGATGCGCTCTCCCTGGAGCTCACCACAACCCTTTCTTCTGGGTCTGTCTGTACAGGCTTGTCTACCCTCACTGGCTTCTTGTGGAAGCTAGCAATGTGTGCCTGCATCGAACTGGAGCTACCGGTTACGAATGTTCCGCACAGCTTGCAAGTATATAGCCCATCTCTGACAGTGTATTCATCTGTCTCCTTGTTGGCGAAGCTGGGTGCCTTTGGTGGTTGAGTAGTGAGGACAGGCTCTGGAATCTCTGTTACAGCTGGCACAGATGTTCGTCTGACAGCTCGAGGGTCGTTTGGTACCCTGGCTAACCGCTTAGGGCCAACAAATCGAGAGAACCAGTTCTTGGTTGTTGACTCATTAGGTCGGAACATGACTTGCTCGCCACGCTCGCCCGGAAGCCAAATCGGAAAGGGGTTCAGGTTTTGATATTTGTACTTGCTCATAATCTCCTCCTTTTCTGTGTCTACAGTTTACATACACATAAAACCTCCTCACAGTATTATACGGAAATACTGGACGTAGTGAGTACTGATTTGAACCAAAAAGAAAAGGAGCCACCGAAGTGGCTCCTTTTCGATATGATCGCAGGATATCCTTACGCAGGACAAGCAGGATCACAGCTGAACGGCAAACCGGTCTGCTCAACAGTACCAGTACCGTACATCTTGCTGTTGATCACCTTGAGACCGGTGCGCATACCCATCCCCTTACGGCTGATCATGTCATCCAGCGTGATGGTGCCGGTTGTGAACAGCTGCAGATAAGGAGCATAGATATACCCTGTGTCCAAGAAGCTCGAGCCCTTGTGGCCCATGATGAACTCCCCGTCCGGATAGGTAGGATCCTTGTACAGATCAAAATCACCGACCTTACCAATCTTGCGGACGCCCGCGAGACCGGAAGGCGATGTGGTACCTTCAGCGGAACCACTGAACTTCGAAATGGTTTCCAGAACGTTGCAGACCGAAGTGGCCGCGACGATCCAGTTACCGACGGCGCGCTGCGTCGCGTCGAAGATCAGATTGCTTTGCTGCACGAGAGCATCATAGATGGACTCTTTGTGCCAGATCCACGGAACGCCCGTCGGAGGAGTGCGATCCCATGTCACTGTGCCCGCAGAAGCCACCTGACGAAGGTGACGGATCACCTTGTAGTTCAGCTCCTTGGCGATTTCATTCGCCATGAAAGCCACCAGCTCCACCTCAGCACTAATGCCGTGGTAGCTCTGGAAGTCCTGCTGCGCTTCCAGCGACCAACGCGCACGCAGCTTCTGAGTGCGAGCTGTCACCGGAGCCGATGTCAGTTGGAGGTCGATTTCCGGCGTGCCGGCATTGGCCTCACTGTTGTACTCGTATGTTGCCGTGACGTCGTCACCATTGCCGATGTTAGCCGAGAAGGTAACATCGAAGGCGCCTGTGACGTAGCTAATGGTGTTGTTGCCACCAGCGTTGACGTTGCCAACGAGGTTGCCATTACCATCATCTGTGACACGCAGAGTACCATCGGTAATCAAGACTGTTCCTGGACGTACAGGTGTGTAAGCCAGGTTGCCTGTGAACTGGGCTGTGGCTCCATCGCCAGTGCCCTCATTTTCTTGTTCCACAATTTCGTCCGTATAGTGGTAACTCTGGGATGGACCAGAACGAACGTCGTACATCTTCGTCCCGCGAGCAATGTTGCCCTTGTTGGATCCGTAGAGTACGTCAAAGTAGAACACAAGCCCTGTCGGTGCGTCCAGCGGACTCACTGTAACAAGGTCGGCCGCTACCAGGTTGGCCATGACGGCGCGGAGGACGGGGAACACGAACTTTTCGAACGAACCGACCTGAAGTGTCCTGGTCGATTCATCCAGCCCATTGAGCCACTTGAACGTATTCTCATACATCTGCGCCATTACAGCGCGCTGATGGTCCTCTTCAATGCCACCCAGGAAGTCGACCTGATCGCTCTTTTCATATCCGCGAATGGACTTACCCGGGAACTGGCACCAGCGTTCCGCCAGGAACAACCCCTTGGCCTGTTGTGTTTCCAGCATATGTTTGGCTTCTTCGCCTCTCATTACATGTACCTCAGGTTATGGGGTAGGAATATTGTGAAAGGATTGCTAACAGCCTTCGTCAGCGCTTCACAAAAAATCCGGTTCTGTTATAGTTATACTTTTTTCTTGTTTAGAAGCACAACTGTTTTCACACAAAGAGAAAGGGCCGAACGAATATCGACCCTTTCTACTTGTACTCTGTTAACCTTGCAGCTTCCTATTGAGCGCTTCCATCACGTTGGTCGGGCGAGGCTTAGCTTCGACCACGGTCGCAGGCTTCTTGCCGCGAATCCTCTTTCGACGATCGGCGCTGTCTTCCGTTATCTTTTCCGGAGCTGCGATCAGACGTTCCTGACGCTCCTTCCGTACGTCCATCGCAGACGTCGCAAGCGCCTCGTCCAAAGAAGAAGGAGCGTCCTTCTTTTCCTCCTTGCTTTCCTTCTTCTCTTCTTCAGCAGCAGGCGTCTCTTCGGATTTGGTTTCTTTCCTTTCAGTCACTGCCGGTCTTTTATCTTTCTTACCTTCCGTGGTAACTTCCTTCTCAGGTTCCTTACCCTTACGCTCATTGACGAGCTTGTGAAGAAGTTTGGTAGCCGCCGCAACGCGCTTCGACTCGTGAGCCGCTGTTTTGTTCGAGTCCTTCAGCTTCTCAACCAACCGGCCGATGAGCTTCTTGGCAGCTTCGTACCTGATCTTCGGTACACCTTCTTCGCCCTTCGCCTCCAACTGCTTCTGGAGTTCGTCGTTCTTCCTAACGAGTTCCTCCAACATTTTCTTCAAGTTCATCTCTTCCTCCTTTTCAGTTGACTCTGTCTGAGCGGGTTTGACATCCCCATACTTAACGAATATGTTACTTTCGCCAACGCTAGGCTCCAGCAAACGAACCACGTATCCTTGGCCCCCTTTCGAGCAGATTCGAACGAGGACATCGTCTTCCTGTTTCTCCAGGAAGTCCTTCACTGCACAAGGGCACTCTGCATCAAGATCCTCGTAGTGCTCTTTCAAGCGCTTCAGCAGATTCTTGGCGCTGACGGAGACGATAGAACCGTCGACCATCATGTCCATCTTCTCCTTGGTGGCTTCGCCGAGATGCTCATACTTCTCTGCGTCAACCGCCATCCCTTGTGCTCGAAGTTCGTTGGCGAGTTCAGTCACCATAACGTCTGTCGGTTCATGGCCTGCTTTGTTCAATTCGGCTTCGATGTCGCCCTTGAACATAGTCGCTTCCCCACCTTGACGTTCCTTGGCGATAGAAGATGCGAGATCGGTGAATGTGCCCTCTTCAACCGATTCCTCCTCTTTCTTCTTGAGCTTCTCCTCTTTCTCTTTCTTCTTGGGCTTCTCCTCTTTCTCTTTCTCCTTCTTCTCGCCGCCCTCTTTCTCCTTAGGAGGCTTCTTCTCGCCACCGCCCCCACCACCAACTTCACCGCCACTATCAGGCTGCATCTTGCCTGTTTCAATAGCTGTAATCTTATTAGTAAGCACACGAATGAGTGACAACGCCTGACTCTTCAGCTTAATGGCTTCTTCGTCTTCCAACGAAGCCAGCTGATCAATCAGATTGACGCCACGTGGCAGAAGCTCAACCATCTTGACAATGTCAACTTGCTCTGCCGCAATAGTGTCTTCCAATGCCCGGACGATCTCTTCTGCTTCAGGCTTCCAGTTGCCTGGAACTGCATTATTAGGAGTGACGTCTGAGTCGATGCCGGTAATTCCGCCTCCCTGCTCCTGCGGAGCCGCAGAAGGGAGTTGCGAACCAAGACCACCTGCCTGCTCAACGACCTTCGGAGAAGGGTTGGCTTCCACCACACTCGGCATATAAACCGTGTCCCAAGTATCCAACTCGTAGTCATCGCAAACTTCGTCTACACCATCCACATTTCGCACATCGCCACGACCGCGAGACGAAATACCTACCCTAACGTTGGCTTCGTGCAGCGCCCTGAGAATGCCACCTCGAGGGGTGTTGAGAACTTCGTACTTACCCAGCACATAGGTGCCCGGCTTGACAAGAGTAGAATCAAGGTTCATGTCCTTGATCTTCTGCTCAGTCAACTCCTCGATCCATGCATCTGTAATAAGATGGGAAACTCGTTCCAGATGGGTGTTACCACTCTCTGGATGCTCCAACTCACCAAGCACTGAACGAGCCTGCATGCGCTTACGAAAAGCAGAGCCTTCGGCCAGATTCTTCCGAAACACTGTCATCGGATACCGACGGTTGTTCTCATTGCGAGCGTTGATCTTACTGAAGATCCCTTCGCAAACCAGCGCCGACCTCGAACCGTCAGCGGATTCTACCAGCTGAGGCTTCTTGGTAGGAATGAAAATATCCGGTGCATTCGCTTCTGTCAGCTTCATTGTGCACTCCTTGCTTCTTGTTCTTCTGCTTCACCTTTTTTCTTTCTTGGCTTGCGCTTGTGACCCTTCCTGTACCTTACAGGTGTGGAGAACCGCTTACCGAGGCGCTTCATTGCTTTCGGGAAGTTCTTCAGCTCAGCACCAGTAAGGGCTTTTTCAAGACTGCCTTCTTCAGTACCCTTATCCTCTTGAGGAGATAGAAGACCTTCCTTCACCGTTGGTGTCAAGATCTTCTTGATGCTTTCTCTAAGCTGGTTCATGTTACTCCTAAAATGCTACTGCATCAGGCCTCTTGATGTAAGCCTCTGCCTGTTCAACTGTCAATGGTCCCAATCTCATATCGTCCAACGTAAGCTTACCAGCGTGAAAGTTCCAGACGTAATCCAGAAACTTGCACTCAACCGGTACCTTCAACAGCTTCATGTACGTCTCTGCTTCCTGTATATCTAGTTCGTAAGAATCCTGATTCGGAAGCACAAAAACAATAAATGGGTCTCTGTACCTCCGAATCCCTATGACGTAGTTTCCTCCGATATCAAGCGGTGGAATCACGCAGGCTTACCTTTCTTCGCATTCTTTTTCTTCTTCGGTTGCCGCTTGGTCCCACGGTTCCCGACGCCTCCTCCCGATCCGTCGCGTCTGCGAGTCCCCCCACACGCGCCACGACTTCCGCGTCCTGCATTCCCGCGTGCCATTTCCACCTCCATCTGATTCGCCAGCTCTTCCAGTTCGGATTCCTTCAAATTGACGAGATACTCCGAATTGATGTTTGGGAACAGCCGAGCCATCTCATCACTGGACAAGAGGTTAAGCACTGTCTTCGTTTCCTGCACCAACTGCATCGGATAGTCAGGAATCACATTCGGGAACAGGTCCAGAAGCTCCTGCCTGTCTTCCTTGTCAAAGGCATCAGCCATTCTCTTGGCTGCGTCCTCCTTGACAACAAGCTTGGCTTCCTTCAACTCAAAGAGTGCCGATTCCTTCTGAAACTTCACAACATTGTACATCTCCGTCAAAATGGCAGCTTGAAGAGATGGAAACAAGAACGCTGACTCTTCCGCCGGCACACTCCACTGAACGATATCATCACCATACAGCTTCTGGAACACTTTCAGGATAGCGTCGGGATCACCCATCACCATTGCTTTGACGCCGTTCCCTTCAAAAGCCTTGGAGTAAGGTGTAATGTCCTTTGCCGCTTTATCGAAAGGAACCGACTGCTGCGACCCATCCTTCTTCTTGAGATAGACTGTTTTGTAGGTGGACGTCTTAGTAGCAGGCTGCTCTTCCAGACTGATAACTTCCATCACCAAAGGAGCCGGCATGCCGGCCAGAAGAAGATCACGATCTGTAATCTGAGCCTCTTCCTTCACGCCCTTCATGATGTGAGCCCAATACTTGTCCTGGCCCATCATCAGACTGTTGGCTTCGTCCCTCATCCTTTCAAAGGACTTGGCCATGTTGTCCAGCACCTTCTTGGTGCGGCCTTCCAGATCCACTACTTCTTTCTCTTTGGCTTCTTTCATTGCATCCTCCATTTAATCACAAATCCGTTTACTCTGGTGGAGCATAGCGTTCCAGATCCCTGAACTCCCATCGACCAGTGTCGAAGAAGTAAAAAGCATCAAACATCTTCCCACCGTTGCTTCCGCCACTAACATGTTCCCAACTCATGTGAACAGGAACCCAAGCATATGTACCTTCATCAGGATCATATCCTACGGATCCACCGAAGTTGTAAATTCCCACCTCAGAGAAAACCTGGTCCATGATGCCTGCTTTATCAACCAGGTTATCACTGGTTATCTCAACTCGAGCCTTCTTATCATCGGTGTTGAAGAGCACTTCAAGACCAGCAGGCTTGAAGTCAAGGCGTTTTGCAATCTCCGCTTCCAAAGCACTCGGGTCAAACTTGTCAGCCAGCTCTTCGGGGTCAATCGGTTTCTCTGCTTCAGTGGTTGCAGGTACCAGAATGTCTTTGATGTTCTCTCTGATGTCGTTCATGATCAATACCCCGGCAGGTCTTCCAGACCCTTCGGTGGGTACTGGACCAATGAGCAGTACACTCCCGCCTGGTTCTCATCTGCCAGTGAAAGCCTGACAAACTGCTCTGCAGAGGTAAACAAAGCTACTGCGAAGCTTAAAGGAGCAATTGTCAAACTTGCTAATGCCGACGCGTTATGTGTTGAAAACAACACCAAACTCCAAACAGTACCGTTTTCACTCTCGTGAATTCTGAAAGTAGCGGGACTATTAGAGTCGTTACGCATGAACACAGCCATTCCCGCAAAGTGAATTGGGACATCTGACATTACCCAGCCTGTAGGGTCTCTCAGGACGATCTGATCTCTTTCGACGCGTTCACCAGCCATGATTCTTCTCCTTTGCTAGTCAACTTCTACGGTTGAATTCCTCATTTACAAAGCAGGATTCAAGATAGTAATTGCCACCGCCTTGAGCATATATTGAACAACCGGCATGGCCCTCCACCACTTCTCTCACAGCCTTGTTGAGTTGTTCGCTAATGGACTCCCAGTCAAGATTCAATGTGAAACTCTTCGCCTCTGTGGGTTCGTCTGTGGCTTTCTCCTTGAAAGAAGATTCAAGAAGAGCACCAGTCATGATCACCTTAGCCTGAATCTGAATCGGCAGCTCTTGCGATGGGCCGGCTTCAATCAGCCGAACCGGGGACGGAACAGACGCATCATCACCATGCTCACAACTCTCGAAAATCTTCCGGATATGGTCTCTTTCATTCATGCAAAGTACTTACGAAGAACCTGCTCCACATCATCATCAACAGAGTCGGAACCCTCTTCCTGCTCTGTGACCTTGCTCTCAATCGGCGGAACCTCACTACCAAGCTCTCCGCCCATCTCATCATTTCCGAGATCCTGTGGTTCAGGCGGTGGCTCAGTCATGCCGTCTGTAGCAGCAACGACCTCTTCCGCTTCAGCACCGCGACCTTTCAGATAGTCTACCAGAACATCCTTCGTCTTCTTGAGATCCAGCTCTACCTTATCGTTGGTGAGACCAATGGCGTCTTTGTCCTGCAGTGCTTGGATGACCTTCTCGTACTCTTCCATCGGAATGTTCAGATCTTCGGCGCAACCGTAGAGTTTTGCGTTGAATGTAGCAAAGTCACCCTTCCAATCCTTCAGCTCATCTTCTTTTTCGTTGAGCTTCTTGGATTCCTCTGGAAACTCACGCATCTTATCCTTCGCCATCGGATCTTCGTCCTTTGTCCGCCACATTTTGACGTCTTTCACACGCTCGTATTCTTCCTTGGCCCAATCACGATCAGCCTTGCTCCGAGAGTTCTGCATGATGATCTTGAGCATGTGACGATAGTGGGCTGGTGAAGGAGTAACATCAATCACCTTGCGTTCCTGAAGATCTGAAGAAGGTCGCTTCTTTGAATCCGCAAAATCTAGTTGCACCTCATCAGGATGGAACTGGGTCACAACCTTATCATCCTTGTATATTTCAACGTAGCCTTCAAGAGAAAAGCAGATCCCATAATCATACTCATTTTTGAAGGACTCACCAGAACCTACCACAAAACCACTGGGAAAGCGGTTGGGCACACCCATCTCCAGCTTCGCAGGCGAATGCACCCTCATTGGCGGGTTCAGAAGACGACTGATGACTTCCCTGTCGTCCTTGCCTTCCTTAATGTCCTTGAGAGCTTGGGCCACCCGTTCCTCAACGCTTTCACGAGGAGTAATCTGCCCGACCTCTTCTTCGCCAGACATCATTTCTTCCTCGCCTGAAGGCAACTCTTCCTCCTCTTCCTCCTCTTCCTCACCCGGAAGCTCCTCAGGAGAAGGGGGAAGCTCTTCCGCTTCAGGACCAGGAGTGCCGGGCTCAAGCAGTTTGGCAGTGATTTCGATCTTGGAGTTGCAAACCGGGCAGGTCATCGTAGCTGCTTCGTCGAGTTGGAAATCCATCTCTTCGAGCGGTGTTTCATACCCGCAAGAGTCACATTTGATCTTTTCCATCATTCTTCCTCCTCACCAGGAACAGGTGCTTCTTCATCATCTTCAACTGAAATCTCGCCGTCCATATTAATCTGAACTGGTACATCGCCGAACTCGTCGGGCTCTTCAGTGAATATCATCAGCTTCAGAATCCACTCGAAATCCTTGTCACTCATGTTGGACTTCATCAGTTCGGCGTTGATCAATGGAGTAGATTCATCAGAACCCACTGGTACAGCCTCGACATCCTGCTCAATCTGTGACACCAGCTTTTTCAGGCTATCCACTGGTGCCTCTGACGAAAGTACTATTTTGATCTCATTGGCTTCTCGAGTGTAGCCTTTGTAGTAATCCAGAAGCTTCAGCGTTGCGATGTCAACCATGACTTTGGTCATGGCTCGGCCCAGTTCAGTTTCTGGATCAAGATACACTAGCTCATCCAAAGCGTCTTCTGGAGTGACTTCCATCTCCATCATACGCTGAGTGAGATTATCAATGATCATCAAAGAGGCTGGTTTCTGTACCGTAGGAAGACTCATAATGTCAAAATAGTTATACTAAGCACCAGGGTATGACAAATGTAGTTTCTAGTCAACACTACTTTTTTATTTTCAAGAATTGTTTAGAATTGAGAATAAGAAATAAGCGGATCCTCTCGGATCCGCTTAGGTGCCCGTCTTTATATATGCATGTTAAACTTCTCTAACATACACTCCACGGTTACTTACAAGATCAAAAACGGACCTGTTCCGTTAAACCGCCTAAATTTTGCCTAAAACCACCTTCCAAGCAAAGTGAACCCGAGTCCAGAAGGGATAATTGTTGATCTGTTTGATGATCTCGTTTTTCAATTCAGGAATTTTCGATTCGAGAACTTTTAGGATCATCTTTCGAGCATGCCGTCGTTTCGCTTTTACACCCATCAGAATACCTTTCTTTTGAACACTCGAATACACAACTGACAAAACTTTCGCCACTTGGGATAAAACCTGGGCCATGAACAGATAGGGCACTCTTTCTTGTGGGCTTCCAGAATCTTGCAGTAATGAACCACTCGTGGGTCAAGGCTGTTTCCCAGGTCACCCAGGTTCATAGCATCTTCACCGTAGAGAATATGATCCTGTTGTACTCTGCCAGTGATTTTGAAGAGAGGAAAGGCCATCAACTGCCCTTCGCCAATTTACAATTCTCAAAATGCCATCTAGTCATAACTGACTTTTGACCTGTTTTGTTGCAGTAAGGACACACAACAACAGGTGAATTTTTCCGGGATATGCTCAAATGCAAACAATGTTTCTGTGTTCTGGGGGCTTTTCTGACGCCCGTTACTGCAGCTATCATCTTTGCCACCTCTGCTTCCGACATCTTCCTTCCTTTTTGCGCCAATGATATTTTTCTTCTTGATTCTATGCTTTGAGAGTGGCCAGGTTTTCCTTTCAAAGCAGCAGATATCTTCCTTCTTGTTTTTGCAGAACGAGGTTGTCCTTTTCTGCCTTTTAGAGCTTTTGACACTTTTCTTTTCGTTTCTTCTGGTAGTTTTCTACCGGTTAATGCTTTGCTCACTATTTTTCCTATTTCCTTTGCATGCATCTCTCGAGCATACTGAAAAGAGTGAGAGGTATACCTTTTGCCAAAAGGGTTGTACGTCATCATATACCAAGCATAAACTAGCTTCCCTCCGTGAATCTTATACAGCAACCAATGGCACAAATAGTGTTCCCTCCCGGTAAGCACAACTTTGTTGCTATCTATATCGTCACCTCCCATACAAGTAGGGACTATGTGATGTACCTCTGAATATCCTTGTATCAAAGGTCTTTGGAGTGCATTTGCTATGATATCACTGTAAATACGAAGGTGATTCATATCTGGTCTTTTTTGTCTTCAAACCACTCAGCCCAACCAGTGACTGTTTCGTGAACTCGCACCTTGAACAGCTCAGGAAGCGCCTGGCAGATAACGGTGTACAAATGAAAGGCCATCCACTCAGCAGTCGGGTTCGCATCAACAATAATCAGTTTTTTGCTTAGAGCAGCCATGTGAGGCCCATATTTCTCAGCAAGACTCTTAGGAAGAACCAATGCATGATCAAACTGATCAATGACGGGTTTACAGACTTCCTTCACCTCTCCAAAATCAATCACCATACCGTTTTCGTCAAGCACTGAGGCAGTGAAAAACAACTCGATTGTATACGAGTGGCCATGTATACAATCAGTGCAACAACTGCTGTATGCTCTTTCAAGCTGGTGAGACATTTCTACTGTGAACTTCTTTCGAACTGTATACATATCGTACCTCCTTAGTATGTTTTTACAACTGCAACGAACTTGTCTTCTCGGTGATTGTAATGCAGACTCATGAGAGCTGTTCGGTTGACGAATGCTGTGTCTTTGGAAGAACACAAGAAAATCTCATACACATCCTGCCGCACTTTGTCGACCTTAAGGATGGAAAAGTTCATAGGTTCCAGTATGGCCTCAAGGCGTTTGAAGCAACCAACCAACCCGGGTTCCCACCTTTCACCAAACCCAAACACTGACAGAGATTCAGTGGAGTTGGCCTTCTTCACATACATTAGCTCATCTGTCACACTCTTACCATCTAACCGTGCACTGGAAAGCGCACCCTCAGGAGAAAACTTGAGCGTTAGCTTTTTGCCTGTGATGTGTATAAGGGTCTTCATTTGAGCATATCGGAGCAACCACGAAGTTTTCGAAAGTAGTTACGCATCTCCACTTCTGTTGACCTACTCTTGTTATGAGGATTCAGCTTGGTAGGATGAAAGACCTTATAGCCTTTCTCTTCCAAACCTCGCGGATCCTCACGAGCCTTCCAGAAGCACCGAGCAAAGTCAGATACATCCACAACCTCTTTGTTGCACATTCTCACAAAAATCGGCAGAAGATGGTCATCGGCAATCGAAGTGTATGAGCTGGCCACTGTGTAAGGGGGCCGAAACATTTTGCGAGTAGCCATGTTCTGGAGAAGCGAGGAAGTTAGGGTCATGTATCCGCCTTGAACCCCTTCGCCATGCGTGTAGGCACGTCCGGGGTGACCGAATACCTCCACAAATCGCTCTGCATTCTTCTCGTAGACCTTCTTCCAATGGGAGTTTGAAGGACGGTGGCAACCCAACAACCCTATCTTGGAACTAGTGATCCTATCAAGTAGCATACGATCAGCTTCAGGAGCAATGTAAAGTGTATCGTAGTCGATAGATTGAAAATGGTTAAACCGATAGATTTCACGAAAGTACAGGTAGGATTCCAGTAGCAAACTGAACAAGCCTGCGCCCCATCCCCATCTGTGGCTAGCAATATACACTCGCTCTTTCCCGAAAAGATCCAGCATCTTTCGAGAAAACTTTGGTGTGTCGCCATCAACTGCAAACACCACATCAGTTTCGGGGCCAGTATTGTACTGTGCTGCATGATAGGTATCAACTACCAACATCGGGTCCACGTGGCATCTGATAACGATCAGTAGGTCTAGCTCTTTCATCGAAAACATCTCCGGGGTTCCCAGCGTCGACTGGTTTCATTTGCGGCGTCCTTGACAAACTGTGGCAAGGCGCCGGTCTTAGGAGGGCGCCAACCATAGAAGTGCTGAATAATATCGCTATGAGGAAATCCATAATTCTGGGACAGCAAGCCTATCGCCACACCATGAACATTGTGAACAGCCGCTACCAGTGGAGGCATATCTCTGAACCTGTCCACCTTCCAATACTCATTCCACAGAGCAAAGAACTTCTTGACTGCGTCATTTCTGCGAAAGACGCAAACACCCCCTTGGTACACAAGTGGTATGTCTTTCACTTTGAACTTAGCCAGCGCTTCCCGATAGATAGGTGTGGCCAGCCGCTGTGCACTTTGCTTTCCGGGGTAGTAAGGGAATGCTATGTCACAGTTCTTGAGAACATCGAATGCCAGTGCAAACTTGTTGGACAGAATGAGTGTGTCTGAATCAGTGTACAACGATTCGTCGTAAGGGGTGAAGTTGACCATTCGAGTCTTGACATCCCTGTTGTCACGATCTGCACTCTCCATAAACACAAACTTGACGTTGTCGCATTCCTTCCACTTGGGGTGTCGTTTCTTGACATTCGTCAGAACACAGACAGGCAAGGTAGAATGCTTCCTCAGGGTTGCTACTGAAAAGGCGGTGGCCTTGTCGTACTCAATTCCAAACGCTATGTATAGATGGCCTCTCGTCATGTTAACAAGGTGTTTACATACATATCACGCAACTGCGATTTTAAATGACGAACCTTCTTTGGAAGAGAGTGTCGATCAAACTTGTTCACCTTCTTAAAAGACGTTGTCATGGTGTGCTGGGGCACACCCAGATGTCTGCAGATCCTGCGAGAAATATCCTCAGGCATTGTTGTGGTCTCTCGAGACGAGCCAACAATGTCCTCATAGAAAACAGTGAGCGCCCTGTCTTTGAGAAAATCATGCCACGAAAGCACTTCCTCACACAGGCGACCCATCACCTTTCCGAGTGAACCAGCGCTCAGGAGATCAATCGGAAAGCCGGTCTGCTTGTCGGTTGTGTACCTGTACCTGTTCTTCGTGCGGTCCTCTTGCAAAACAGCAGGTGTAAAATCCTTGTCCCAGCACGCATCACCTTCCATGGTTTCGCCCCATATCAGCAAGTCGTCTGAGTCTGTATGCACTTTATGAAACGGCACACTGCTTCCTAGTTTAGTGGTGCATTTCAGAAGGTAGTTGGAGATAGTAAGCTCCAACAAATCTTTCCTCACCAAATGTATCAAACGGAACTGCCCCAGCTTCTCCCGATCTTCAACACGGTTGTACTTGATCATAGCGCCTTGGCCTTCATGCAACCTGTCCAGCCAAGCCACATTTTCTGCCTCACCGAAGCAAGTCAGATCAGGATGAGAGTCAAGCATTGAAGACAACATGTGCGAACCAGCGCGTTGTCGAGAAATGATGAGAAACCGCATCAGTCCACCCAATCCCATTTTCTACGACCGTACACCTTGTCAAAAGGTTTGTTCTTCTTGATCTTCGGAATGAGATCAGTGTGTGGAGCGGAAGCACTGTGGAAATGCTGAATGATAGTACTATGAGGGTGCCCAAACTCCCTGGAAAGTATGCCGATTGCAACTCCAATCACATTCTTGGCAGCACATGCCAAGCACATCATTTCTCTGCCTCTTCCGAACTGCTGCCAATAAGCGTTCCACAAAGTAAAAAACTCCGTAGTAGGCTGGCACTTCTGAAAGAAACACACCCCGCCCTGATACACAACCATCGGCAGATCTACCTTGAACATGTTCATTGCCTGCTGGTACAGCCTGAGAACTTTTCGGCCAGGACGGAACACACGGTCTATTGAGAAAGCCACATGAGCATCCTGTAGAGCGTCGAAGCCCTGTATGAATCGAGGTGACTGGATGACTGTGTCTGTGTCGGTGTATAGCGTCTCATCGTAAGGACTATACTCATCGATCCGAGTTTTGACAGCCCGATTCTCATTGTCAGTCAGATCAAATTCAAGAAAGGACACATTCGAAACTTTGTCCCAGACCTTAGATCGCTTACCGCTTCTCCGGTTCGTCAAAACACATATTGGGAGGGTGGAAAAACGACGAGCTGCCAAGGCCGAATGAGCAGCTTGTTCATCATATCCTTTGCCGAAAGCCACATAGATGTGCCCTTTCATACCCATGAGCCATTCTTCCTCTGGTGTTCCCATTGATTGGTTTGCGCATTCGGCCGAAAAGCTACATAAGAAGGGAGATGTTTTGATCTGGCCTTACCGTGGACCGACTGAATGATCTTGCTATTATGGCGGTTGTAGTCATTAGACAGCAAACCGATGCTTAGTTTGTCAGCGCAGGTAGCTACGGTGATGGCAAGGGCAGGCATGTCTCTTCCTCTGCCTGTGCGGTTCCAGTACTCATTGTACATCAAGAAAAACCTTTCAACTTGCTCGTTCTTTTTGAAGACGCAAGTACCGCCCCCGTATATGGTAAGGGGCTGCTTCGGATGAAAACCAGGACGAGGAAATTGCCGAAGAAACTTTGAGAAAAGCGGCCTTGATTCGATAGGAAGCTGGTTCTCATAGATGTTGTGACGCCAGATCGGTAGCAGGATATCGTTCTGTTCAAGCAGGCCGAATACTTCCATGAACTTAGGGGAGTGTATCAAGCTGTCCACATCGGTATAGAGAGTTTCCTGAAATGGTGAATACTGGCATAGCAGGGTCTTTGGCACTCTGTTATCCGCGTCTTGCATCGGCCAGTAGGAAAACGTCACATTACTCAGCTTGTTCCAAGAAGGATGCCGATCTGACATGGGTATGTTGGTCACCACATGCACAGGCAGGTTTGAAACCCTTCGCAGGAAAGCTACTGAATGCACCGCCACTTTGTCGTACTCTTTGCCGAAAGCCACATAGATGTGCCCTCGATTCTGAGTAATGTTAGGGCGAGAACTCTTCACAGGCTTCCTGATTTTCTTAAGAGGATGTTTGAGGTGAAGGATATACTCCCACCCCTCCTCTATTGACCACGGATGTCGCTTAGAAGAAGCCGCCCATTCCCGTGGCTGGAACCATAGTCGCCTGCCTTCGCCTGACTGAAGCTGACCAAAGGTGAAAAGATTTCGGTACTTCCTTCTGAGAAAGTCAAAGGCGTCAGTATCGGCCCAAGATTCATATCCCTTAATCTTGAAGATACCTTTGTTGAGATAGAGATAGTACCACTCTTTGATAAAGTCAATAAGCCTGGGATTCTTCTTGGTGTTAAAGAAAATCACACCTGTATCAGTGGAGATGCGTTGCCTGTCTAGATAGCAAATGTCATAATTCTCAGCGAACTCAAGCAGGCGGCGATTGAAAGGCTTCTTCATGTAACAATCACAATCAAGCCAGAGATACATGTCTGCAGGATTGTCAGTGACGGCATGCCACATTGCCGCTGTCTTTCGAAGGAAAAAAGGGGTATTCTTGTTCAGGTAGGTCTTCCCTCGTTCCCACTCAGGGTACGCCACCACCTTTCTCAAATCAGGCACACACTCAAACAGATCCAGATAGGTGACACCATCCAGTTTGTCAACCTCACACACAGTTCGACCACTCATCGGATTAGTGCCTTCCCAGCTGTTCTCATGGTACGCGATAACAGGCAAGTCAGCACCACTCTGGGTGGCCATAGTCTTCAAAGCATCCTTACCAGTAGTATAATAAAGACGTCCACTAAAACTGGTCACAATTCTCATTTTTGCTTCTTTTCTTTTTGTAGCCACACTTGAAAACAACTTCGTTCTCAAACAGATCTCGCATGAGAGGAACCGTGGTACCTTGCCGCGCAAAGAACTTGGCCAACTTTCGTGTATGGGAACGATCCCGAACAGTCGTCATATCAGCTTCGCCTGTGTCATCAGCAAAGAGCAATTCAGTACTCTTAATCTCGAATTCTCTGACCAAAAGCAGGCGGCGCTTGAAGTCTTCCCAGTCACTATACCACGGAAAGAAAGCCTCCTCCCACCCTCCGCAAGAAAACACAGCATCAAGAGGCATAACAGAGAAAGGAGCGAATTCCTTTAGCTTCCCGTTACTTCCGAGCTTGAACCCTTCCAGAAGAGTATGGGTCGACAACAAAGGAAGAATGTCTTCCAAAACAGTGTTTCGAAGAACCCAATCACCATCAAGACGAACCATGTACTTGGCTTTCTTCGAGCAGTTATCCAGAGCAGCATTGCGTGCAATGGGATAGCCCCATCCATCTATTCGATCAACGATTCTGACCATCTTCTGAGGAAACAAGGAGGGTTGGGGTTTCAAACAAGGAAATTTCTTCGCACAATCATCGCAGACGATAACCTCGAAATCTTGACAAGTTTGCCTCGACAAGGCGTCGATCTGTCGATCGTATATGACCTGTGGGCCTCTAATAGGTATTTGTATGGAGTAGAGCATGATATCTCCTTAGTACCCGTATTCATACACCAGTTCAGCCGGTACTGTTCGTCGAAGGATGGGCTGCTTGGTTCCCATTTTCGCCAGCCGCTTTGTTAGCAGAGCATTCACCTTGTCGTCTCGTTGGAATCGAATATCTGTACCAATACAATCAGCCGAAAACTCAGCTACATTTTGATCTTCCATCTTACGTATTCGGTTCATCCGACGCCACAGATCTTTGACTGAATGTCCGTACCACGGGAAGTAGACTTCATCGAATCCACCAGAAGCAAGCACAAGATCAAAAGGCAAGATCTGCTGCTCTGCATACCAGCGTTCTCTCGTAACCACTCCTTCCTCATTGATATACTTTTTCCATCCATGGATGTTTGTATGCATGTTCAGGAAAGGACGAGTGTCTTGCAGAGCATTCGGATGGAGCAGCCAGTCACCGTCTACATACACCAAATATTGTGCCTCGGGACTGGCGAAGTCGATGCACACATTTCTGCCAAGCGAATAGGCCCATCCGGGAGAACGTGGACCCATCCTTACCAAACGATGTGGAAAGCTCGTTTTTATTGGTTTGAGAGGTTCCTGGTCGGTGCAATCATCAGCCACTATTAACTCGAAGTCCTTGAAGGTCTGCTGCTCAAGGATACCGACACACATCTGGTAACGAGCTTGGCTGGTTCTTAGCGGAATTTGAACTGTGTACAACATCAGACTTTGGCCCAGATCATTCCATAACGTTTCCGCAAACTTGTGTCAAAGATGAGCCGTTCCCATCGAGCATACTCAACTGAATTTAGCTGGTCCCTCTGGTACTCACCATGGGTCAGACCGAACTGCGTGTAGCCAATCTCCTGTAGACGCTTAACACACTTAACGGTCGAAGAAAACAGCTCTTCTGCCCATTCAAAGCATAATTTTGGGACAGGCTTTGACAATCCTTTAAACACAGTCAGCTCGAAGCCTTCGACATCTACCTTTATGAAATCAGGCACACCAAAAATGCGCATCAAGTAATTCAGTGAAGTTGTTGGTACCTCAACCGGGCGGTCCCAACGAGACGAAGCAGCAAAACGAGATTTGGTAATCCACTCGACCGATGCGGTAGAAAGCGTATGTTCATTGCTTACATAGAAAGGAATATGCCCGCCTTCCTTCTCAGCTGCGGCAGCGTGAACAACAGTCACATCGGCCCATTCAAAGCGACGGCGCAGCTTGTTGATAAGGCCGGAATTTGCTTCTACACAGATCACCTTATCGAAGTCTCGCAAAAGTTCAGCTGTCAATTTCCCGACATTAGCACCAATATCGAATGCCATCATAGCACAACACCTTGCCTAGCAAACTCTTCCAATACAAAAGGCATCACTTTCTGCGAAAGATGGGTACCATCATAGTAGTAATACATGTTTGTAGTCCCATCTGAAAGAAGGAGTTTGTCAAACACGCAAATAAAAGGGACATTTCCAGGGAGAAGCTTTCGGAGGGCATCATTGAACTTCTTTGTAATCACATTCCTCTCAACACAAGAACCGTCGGAAGGGTTGTTCGGGTCAGGAACAAAATCGTCTCGATGTGTTGCAGGCGCATTCCATACCATTGTTTCAAACCCCATGTTTTGAACCTTTACTATCAAAGAAATGTACCGTTTAACACATTCATAAACAAGTTCTTTGATAGGTCGGTTCTGAATCTTAACCTGCTTCAAAAGATGCAACCGACAATCTATCTCCCCGAAACTAAGCAGAACTCGCTTGTCAGGAATCTCATCAAGAACCTGCATCAAACGGCGATGGCCGCTTGTGCGAGTATTGGGCTCACAGATCTTGTAAGCCAAACATCCCCCCAATCTGTATGCTCGAAACCATGGAAGAATGTTTGGTGACTTCTTGCTAGGCCAATGCTTTACACCTTTGTCTGTGCCAGCAAACAGACCCACATGACTATCACCAATACAATGAATCATATGTTTTGCAAAACAAATACAGGTTGATGATTGGCTTTGCGCCCACAATCCTTCTTTAGATCTCGTTTACAATACCCGTAGTATGCCAAGACCTTCCACCCTTTCATCAGCATAGGCAAACGGATAGCGCCGTACACACGATGAGAATTCCATACCAACGTGTCAAGCCCCACAGGCACCGACAAGAACAAAAGCCCGTTCTTCACTACCATGCTTTTCAAATCATGCATAGCGTCAAGGTCCCCTTCTGGATTTAGAGGATCACCATACCTTCCAAGCCCATCATGTTCAAGAGACGAAATGGAGATTACTGCGTCAAACTCAACAGGATTTTTCCTGTACTCATCGACCGTCATTACCTTCCATCGATTCGCTTCATTCACGATTGTGTTGTACTCTACCGTGATAGGTACAGCTCCATAGCAGAGACAAACGGTTTCATACCATGGCTTCATTGAACCAACCACTCCTACAGACTTCCCTTTGATGGAGTAAGTACTCAACGCTTCGTACAGACGAGAATCCGCCCGTTTGTAGTAGTTACCTTGGCGAGCCTGCACCAGTTTTATATATTCTTCCACTTGTTCTGTACGAAACACCTGTGGTTTAGAGCTAACACCATAACGATAGTTATCTATCACGCGGATGGTGCCCTTCACGGTATATCGATCAAGCAATTCCAGAGGAACATGCTCAGGAGGTTCCCCAAACTGCTTCTCAAACGCAAGCGAATCAATAATCACATGGCGCTCAGTGTGTTTCAGCTTCTCAATAGGCTCTAGTTTAATCTGAAACCCCTTTCTCCATTGCTCGTTGAGAAACCATTGATCTATGTCGCCACAGGCATTCTTAAGGACTTCCGTCTGTACTTTGTTTATAGCAAGATTCACAAGGCGAGAGCTGGGGTAACACATCATGTCACCTTTCAAAGGATTCACAGACATAGCCGACTCGAATGAATTAGGATTGTGAAAGGTCAAACCATGAACATATCCTTGTAGATCTTTAGCGCGAAAGATGTTACCATCAACCGACATTGGGTAATTCCAACCTTTTATCCCCACAGCCTTTGGATCCCATCGAGTACCCGGTATCTTCTTTCCTGCTTTCTTAGCATCTGCTGTAATGTCTTTGCCCAACCGGAGGGACAAAGTTGCAACTCCCTTATCACAACCAAACTGCTTGAAGGTCTTGTCATTCCTAAGCGATTTCTTGAAGATGATGTCATCCACCAAAAACATAACGAACGAACCGGGATCGCATTGTGCTACTAGCTTCTTGGTCTGCGATGAAAAATCGTTCTCGTAGCACCAGTTTACAGATTTGCCCTGGGGTCGTTGTGAAAGAATGCGATAGCCTTCCACAAAAGGCGCTTCCACCTTGCACAAAACTGATATACTAAAAGGTATCTTAATGTGTTTCTGAATAGATCTCAGCAATGCATCAAGCTGGCAAGGCCGATTCTTGCTAAAAATGATAATGTTTAACCTACTGCTCATACCCGTATCTCCTTGCAAGCTGTTGTATTTTCTTACATAGTTTTGGGCTCAATTCTTGAATATCAGACCAGCAAATCTGAACGTAGTCCCTTCGGGTTTTGCGAGAGTCTGTCTTCAGCTTCTTGCAGAAAACATCTGCATCGTATGGAATTCCGACGTTGTGGCAAAACTGTTCAAACACCTCAGGCAGTTTTTCTACCTGATACGTCCACTGCGCTATCTTTTCCGCTTGCAGATTCCAGTAATACCAACATTTAGCACAAGCAAGGAGGTGTGTATCAGCATCTTGTGGATGAACCTTTTGGCGGCGCATATAGGGCCAAGAATGCGCTTTTAATTCAGGAACACACTCTTTAAAGAACTCCCATGATTCCTGTCCAGCAGTGTGAAGAGAAGAGATTACTCCTAAGGGATGTCGAACTTGGTGAAAGACAATATCAAAATCTCTATAAGTTACATTCTGGGGTCCGCGAGGAGGCTTCTTGTCAAATGCCAACAACCACGAAGCAATCCCGTCCTTGCCTATCCAGCTTTCATGGCCAAGGTCAAGTGGTTGTTTGCATTGCGCCAACACACTGCAAATAAAACTTGTTCCGCTTCTTCCACAACCCGTCACTAAGAGTTTGTACTTCTCCACTGATGATGTCTCCTCTTGGGCTTTAGCCCCAGCTTACTTTCACATAGATCGGAAACTCGATTGCGTCTGCTGTTTCCGATGTTAGTTCAAAAGATTTCTTGGGAAGAACCTCAAGATCAACCTCCTCCTCAAAGTCAACCCACTGCCCCTCTTCAGGTGCATTCGGTTCGGCTTTCAGGAAGCTCATCACATCATGCCTAAGAAAATCTTCCACTGGTTCCGGATTCTTACCAACCATAGCTCTGACAGATCCGGTGAAATCGCCTTCATATACCGGCGAGCTTATGTAAGATACCAGCTCTCGCTCCCCAGAGGTTTCCAATCCTATAACCTCTTCTTCCCCTTCTTCCCCGCCGATCTCACCGGCCACATGGGGACCAACTATCTCCTGCTCAGGTTCCATGAAACCAAGTTCGCTACCTTCTGCCCACTCGATGTTTTCGATGCTCCACTGATCCTGAAGAGGCGGGCCGTATTCTTCCTGGTCCTGGAGAGCTACTAGGAAAGGATGCACATGCTTGATAGCATCGCCCACACCTCGAGGACCAACCGCCATGTTGTCAGCCACCTTTAGGATCATTAACATGATAAGTTGAGCCTCATCCCAGTCACCCACCAGTTCAGCCAAATCAGAAGGAACATCATGATGATGGGCTACCAGTTCAGCCACAAGCTGATTGGTTTCAATATCATACTCATCCAGAAGATCATTGATCAGATCTTCCTCAGCATGTCCTGGGAAAGAGTATGATCCAGGACGTCTCTTGGAAGGCTCCTGTGTAGCGATCTTGCCGATGTCGTGAAAAAACGCAGCAGCACGCAGGTGATGCTTGAACTCATCATAGATCTCTGTGTACTTAGGATCATCCAAATAGTCAGCAAGTGCTTTTGCTGCTTTCGGAAGGGCGTCGAGGGCTAGCTTGGTGTGCTTCCAGACACCACCTTCCATGTGGTAATCTTGGAGAATGTCGTATGCAGGATTGGTGCGATCGCCGTGTTGCGTGGCGCGCAAATCCTTAATCAATTGCTGGATGCTTTCCTCCAAAGCACCGGCTTCAATCATGATAGTAATCTCTCGAAGTCGCACTTCTTACTCTCCGTATTCGGAGATATAATCTCTCATTGCTCCTCAACGGGCTTTAACCCTTTCGCTGTGTGATCTGAAGACTCTCGTCAGCGGCGGGTGGTTCTTCAACTGAATACTCACCTCCAGGCATCTTCACCTGAATATCCCACCAATACTTCTGAGGCTCCTCGTGTTCATCTGAGATGTATTCTGTCTCGACCAGATAATTCATGGTCGATTCCGGGGCCAACCACTTAGCACGCGAAACGTGACAACTCTGAGCAGCGATCTCTTTGTCGTGTTCCGAAGCACCAGTCCAGTTTTCTTGGATTAGCTCCGAGCAAAGATTTATAAGTGCACGCTCAACTGTCCCCGACACCGGAGGAGTTTCAGAAGGTGTGCGCTCTGCTTCTTCCTTCGCCTCAGGCTCTTCTGCTTCTCCCAAAATAGGCTTGATGCCAGCAGCCTTCATCAGCTCGTCATAGGATACAGGAGCATGACCGCAGTCCTGAAGCGCCTTTTCGATGCTGTCCTTCACCTTCTCCAGCTCTTCCTCAGAGATATCATCCAAATACACATTCAATTGAGCACGAATGCCTTCGTCCAGCTTCTCATGTTCTTGAATCAATTCCGCCTGTGGGCACCAGCCTGCCAAAATAGGCTTCACCATTTCACGAATTGAATCCATTTCAACCTCCTGATTTGTTCTCGTCTTTTAGAATCTCTATATGCTTGTTCACTGCACTGAGCACTATACTTTCAAGCTTGGTGGCTTGCTTCTTCTGCATAGCTATTGCCCACAAACTGGAAAGGCCGAAAAACATAAGAATTGCTGCAACAGTAGACAACACTTTGTGCCTTGCAACAAACGCTACCACACCCCTATCCTTGGCGATTGCCTCTTCCTTGTGGCTTTTGAAATGTTGAACTACTTGCCCCCTACAAGCATTCTGTCTGTTGGTGAGTTCAAGAACTAACACAGACTGCTCAGCCATCTTCCAGATGATTCCTCGGGTTTCACCACCATTACCATACAGAGCTCTGAAGATATCATGAACAATGTCTTCGGTGGTGTGTTCGCTTAGATTGGTAGGGTCACACTTTGGCTTCTGAAACATTTCAAGCTCATGTTTGAATACTGTCAGAAACTCTTCTTTGGTGCTGTCCACGTTGTAATCTTCCGGACCAGACAATGGTGTCATTTCTACCTCCTAGTACACATCCACCCACTCCATTGCTGTTGCCAGCAGATGATTGTAGTCCCCGCCCATAGCTTCCCTTCGAAACTCATCCACCTCTTCCTTGGAGTAACCAGCCTTCTTGAGTGCACGAGTGACTGTGCCCAGAACTGCAAAGGCGTTGCCGTCCGTGCCTACCAGCTTCACACGAGGTCTTTTCTTTTCAGCAGATGGTTCTTCCGCAGATGGCTCTTCCGCAGGAGGCTCTTCCGCAGGAGGCTCTTCCGCAGGAGGCTCTTCCGCAGGAGGCTCTTCCGCAGGAGGCTCTTCCGCAGGAGGCTCTTCCGCAGGAGGCTCTTCCGCAGGAGGCTCTTCCTTCGGAGTGGTTTCTGGACTGACTGTCTCGATCTCATCCCCTTTGCCTGAAAGGTACAACTCCATGTCATCCATCAGCTTGTCATTGCCAGCATAGTAGGAATCATCATACTCATCAGGAAAAGAAGGTTCATCAGTTGCCACCTCACCAGTACCTCTACATTCAGGACACTCCTCATACTCCACTTCACCAGTTTCAGGATCTTCATCTTCAATTTCACCAGAACCGCCACACCATGTGCACTCTTCCGTACCCGGAAGCTCACTTGTGTATTGTACCTTTTCAAGTAGATCAAAAATCCACTTGAAAGACTTATATTCTCGATGTGTGTGAAAAAAGTCAACCAACCAATCAATGTCGCGAGGTCCGTATCCATTATCCCACCACTGATCCCAACCGCCATTCTGAACCTGGTAATTCATGTTGCCTACACGAACGGCAATTTCTTCCTCTGCTTCAACCACCACCTTGGTGGAACCGGGAACTAACATCTCTTGGATTTCGCTATGCTTCATGATTTCTTCCTTCCTGCCGCAGCAGTCTCACGACCCTTCTTCAGTATACCTTTGAAAGCAGCTGTTGCTCGCTTCTTAGCAAGCGGACCATACTCTCCGGCCAAAGCAGCCTTTTTCTTGCCTGGCGGGATCGGTTTGTCCTGGGGAACATCGAGTTGCCGATGAAGGGCGCCTTTCTTGAAGGTAGCGGGCTTCTTACCTCGGCCCTTTAGAGAGAAGGTCTTTCCACCTTTCTCGTCCAGCATGTGGTCGATGGCTGCTTCGATGGGGTCGGAAGACTCAACAGGAGGTTCTTCAAATTCAGTAGGAAAATACTCCTCTCCACCTTCACCCGATCCTAAAACCAGTTCATTGCCAGGAGACAGCGCTTCAGATCTTTTCTTCAACAGGCCAATCGCAGCCAACCTTGTAGGCAAAACAACAGCATTAATAAACTCTGGAAGGCCACTGGGCAACCCAGGAGACACATTGAACTCTGCGACATACCATTTCATTGTTTTTCTCCTATATAAAAATACAATTTCTATACAACAGTCAACGACAGTTCCTCAAATAAGGTCGCCACCACATGCCCGAGGAGATGAGGAGAAAGCAGAGGCGGCAGCGACCAAATCACTGCAGCAACAGCGCTATGGCTTCGTCAACCTCCTTGTCCATAGGAATCATCTTGCCAAGCTGCTGCTTCCATTTCTTCAGCATTGGCTTGGCGTCTGTGTTGCCTGAAACCGTTTTGATGAGCTGGCTGATGGACTCGTCTCGGGTATCCCATATCCAGCCGCACTCACGACACATTGTCTCACCAGTAGCAATCGTCTTGGAGTTGCGTTTCTTGCAGTTCGGGCAGGAAGGTCCTACATCAGGCGAATCCTTCTTCTCCTTGGGCTTCTCAACATCAATGAGGATCAAACCGGTTTCAATTGCATCTTGTATCCAATCGTGTCCTTTTCGAATACCGGCTTGGTGAATGGCTTGCGCTTGGCTTGACGCAGTGGTACGAAGGACCTCTTGGTCGGAATCTTTGTACTTGAAGATGTATACGTGTTTGGTAGCTTCGGTTTGTTGTCTCTCCATCACATAGTACCCTTCACCACTAAGATACTCACCCGGGAAAGGCCCGAAGACAACACCGGTCTCAAGGCCTCGAAGCATGTAGACTGGCTCGTCGAGCTTCTTGCCTCTCTTGACAGAGTGTACTGCGTAACGAGCAGTACCTTTGCGATATAGCACATCTCCAACTTCTAACTCAGGAAGGATCATACATCAAGTCCCATCTCATATTCCATGCCGCCACGTCCTCTCTGATACACTGCTACAAACAAACCGGTCTTTCCTTGCTTTTCCAAGGTTGCAACGCCAGGAACATAAATGTCTTTCACCTTTGGACCTTTCCCAAAAACTATCTCATACTCGTGAATGTATGTTCGAGGAAAGACAAGTTTGAGCACATCTAAAATCTCTTCCATGGTAAAACCATCTTCTTTCTTAAGCCACGTCTTGATAGCACCAGCGGTGGTCTCTCTGCCATCAATTTTGAAGCCGACTGATTTCAGAAGATCATTGATCTGCTTAGCGACGCTAGCCTTTCGAACCTTGGGTTGCTCAAGAAGCATGTTGATAGCTGCATCAATGGATTCTTCGACCTCTTCTGCTTCTTGTCCAAGGATTTCCGACACTTCCTCTTCTGTTGTCGTAAAAGGCACCTCGAGATAGACTTGAACATACATTCCTGAACGATCAGAATCATCAACCCATTCAATGATCTTCCAATCGTACTGGTCTGCAAGTTTTTGCACCTTTTTCTTGAGAGCCTGTATGTCATCACTCATTCTGTAATCAGACATCTCTTCGTATTCTGCATAATCATCATCCATAAAACCCCAACCAGTTGTAACTTTCTTTGAGCTCTTTTCAACCAGTGTGGCGATAGCTGCTTCGACGCCTTCCCACGTTGATTTCACGTGCGGTTGCCATATCTCTTTCTCTGCATAACGAACCAATTCAGCAGGAGGAGAAGCTACTTGATCTCCTGTTGCATAGTACCAAGCAGCATCTGCCATATCTTTATGGTCTTCGTAATCATCCGGTTCTTCATTGGCCCATCTGTCGCGTCTGGTAACGACCTTCTGCATCAAAAATGGAGGGGTAATCTCCGGACACGTCTTGTTCGTCGTCTTCCTCGTCGTCATCCACATAACCCGTCGAAATAGCAATCATCCCGGCACCCGGAACCTCGTTCCAGAGCTTGTCTTGGAGGTCATCAGGTGTCAGGTCTGTTTCAACCTGAAAACCCCAACCAGTGGAACCTCGAGTCCACCCTTGATCCCAAATAGGCATCTTGTTCTGCTTAAACCACTTAGTAAAAGCATCACGCCACCGGTGACCAACATCCACCCAAACCAACCGACGTTCTTTTGCTTCATTCATTAGTGTGTAGCCCATTCTTTGTAGGCTCGAAGAGCCGCTTCAACTTCTTGTTCAAGCTGTTTCTCAAGCTCACCAATCATAGTAGCATCGTCTACTGAATCGCTGTAGTCAGGGCTGGTCCAGTGCTCATGGGCGGCCACCAGCTTCTGGTAGATGTATTCCGACAATGAATTCTTCTTCATTGCCCCTCTTGGAGCCAAAGTGCTGCCTGGAGAGCCGAGATGCACCCTTCGAGCAGTCGGAGGCATGTGGCCATATTTCTTCTGGAACTGCATGAGCTGCTTGTAACGAGGATCGCCCGGACTCATGAACTCCACCTCATCAAGCATCATGTGGTCTATTGCTTTTTCGATGTCCTCGTCTTTCATTTGAAACAGTCCAGCTCCAACCATTCACCTTTCATTATCGTCCACCAATCAGTGGCAAGTCCAAATCTAACGTAGTCGTAAGGGAGCCATCCGAAACCATCGTCACCCCACTCAGTGCCCCATGAGTTAGCAATTCTGAACGCTCCTACAGAATCACCAACCTTGTAGATGTCATTGTAGCCAGCAGCGCAAACAGCATGTCCGCCTTCAACCTTGTCACGCCGACTCGGGAGCTGAATGTCACCGTCCTCTTTCAGGTTTGAAAACACAACAAAGCCAAACATGCAAGCACGATTAGCGGCAATGTTGGTCTTGATGCAATCAATCGTCTTCTCAGGCTTCTCACGACGATCCAGGCGATAGTAGGTGAGAGCCTGGTAGTTCTGCGCCATAGAATAATGGAAACCGGACGGTTCTCGGTTATATTCTTTGATGCTGTACTTGAAGTAGCGCTCGGGAGGTATGCCAAACATCGCCATGGCTTGCATGGTAGTTCTAAGGTAAGCCCCGGAGTCGCTCTTCTCTCCCATTAGATTTCGTGTGACTTTGTACAGAAAACGGCGGCTAAGGGGCTCGCCAATGAGATCAGCTACTTGCAGATAGGCCTCATACATGGTTGTAGCTGCATGAGCTGTACAAGAACCAATGCGGCCCTGCTGCTTAATAGGAGGCAATGAAGGGATAGTATAGCGATTCGGAATCTTCTTTCCATCCTTGTTACCGAATGCTTCACGGCGAAGGAGGAAAGGCACCACCTCATCTGAATCTACAGTGTAATCTCGAGGATCCTCAAAGTCTCGAATCCAACCAGTTGCGAACTTCATCTCTGCTCCTCAAGCTCTTCTGTGAGCTCCTCCTCTAGTAGCTCTTCGATGATAGCGTCATCAAACTCATCGGGCTCTGCTGACTCCACTGTCCGCTTCCGAAAGTTTGACATGACCCGTTCAATCGCCAGTTCTACAGAGTCTTTCATAATACACCTCTGATGTGTTATACAATGAAAGGGTCTGCAGAGAGATTTGTTTAGACGAAAGGTTGTTTGACGACTTCCTGCATCAACCATTTACAGATGCAGTCAACCAGAGAAGCGGCGTTGAGCTTACCAACAACCTTGCCTTTTTCGTCGTAGATGAAGTCGTCCGTAGGACCGGATGGTTCGAATGCCACAAACAACCCTTTTCTACAGAAGACCTGAAGAGGAATGCCATACTGAAGCCCAACTGAAACAGCCTGCAGCCATTGATCGCACAGCCCTTTCAGTGTATTACCATGGCGAGCAAGTTTGACAAACAGCTCACCGGGCGAACCGTCATCAAAGAAACCGACTGTTAGGTAGAGATCGATCCCGCCCTCTTCTAAGGTAACTTCTGTTCCACAATTGGCACAGATATGGTTTACTGACTTAGAATAGACGGTGAACTTATGGGTGATTGAACGTCGTTGATCAGGAAGACGACGTCGAACCGGCCGAACAACTTCTTCAATGGCCATTGGCTAACTCAAAACAGGAATGTAGTCGATAAGTGACTCAAAGGCATACTTGTTGAAAAACTGTGTTAACTCTTCATTTCGGCCGCATCTTCTCACAAGAGGTGGCAGATCTTCGATAGCGTCATCCATCTGCTTGAGAGAGAACGCCAAGAGAACCCGTTCCTCAAACTGCAATATCGCCGCATGCCTCTTAGGTAGTTCTACACCTTTGTCCCGCTCTTCCTTCAAATGTTTCAAAAGGTTTTTCAAGGATTTGTGCTGAATTATAAGCTTGCAGGCGGTCTTAATGCCGATACCGTCTACCCCAAAAATATTGTCACTGGAATCACCTGTGAGAGCCCCGACGTCAATCCACTGCTGCGGAGCCACGAGACCGAACTCTTCCCGGAAACTGTCTAAAGTAACCACCTTATCGTGGTGGTCATCCCGAATGATAATGCCCGGCTCCAACAGCTGATAATAGTCCTTGTCAGATGTGACGATAGTAGCAGGATCGTCCATGCTCATCACATAACTTGCAATGATATCATCAGCCTCGAAGCCCTTCTTCTGCACCTGCTGACAAGTGGTATACTTAAGACCTTCCCTTAGAGCATTCCACTGCTGGTTGATCTGCCACCTTACCAAGTCATTCTCTTGGGTTGCGTCTTCATCCTTAGTGCGATTGCCTTTGTAAGGCTCAGGAACGATCCCGGCTTTGACAGCCTCCAGGCTCTCCTCGTCCCGTCGTTTGTGGCCCATATCCCAGGCAATCACAACATGATGGGCCGGATACTCACGTTTGATCTTGCCGATGGAGTTGAAGAAGCCATACATCGCCCCTGTAGGCTCATTGCCGTAGGTCAGATCGGTATGAACATGAGCATTTCGGTGCAGAAGGTGGTTACCGTCAATGAACAAACACTTCACTTGGTTTCCTCAGCTTTCTCTTCCTCTTCCTTCTTCCTGGCATATCTCCGAGCGCATCTTTCACAGCGAAGAAGAGCTTTCGTTCGAGGAATGCGCCCAATAAAACCACGGCCGTAACATTTATTACAGTTCGGATCAGCCATCTCAGCCAGTTTGGCGAGCACCACCTTGGTTGAGTCCTTCAAATCTTCCCCTTCATTCTTGTGAAAGAAATCAAGCAGGCTCATTTATACCTCGTTTTTTGATCTCTGATTGCAACCACTTTCGAATGCCTGTGACCACAACACGTTGCTTCTCAGAGCCTTCTGATGTGAGACTGTTAGGTCTTCGCATTCGATACCAGTATGTCGCCACGGGCACATGTATTGTCTTACAGCCTGAAAGCGCTATCAGAAGAACAAGTTGAAAATCTGAAGACCTGTCAAACGAAGTGTTGAGGCGGATGCCATTCTCATACACAGACTTACGAAGAAATCGCTGATGGCTAGCTTTCCACCACTTATTGTACATCATAGCACGCCACAAGGAAACACCTTCTGGCAAACCTCGGCTCCAACCAATTCCACCGGTGCTCTTCACAAACTTGGTCCACACAAAACCGACTTTAGGATCCATGAAAGGTTTGATGCCATACTTAAGGGAACCATCAAGCAACATATCATCGCTGTCAACAATGGTCACAATCGGGCCTTGAGCAGACATGATACCAACATGCGTAGCGTGGGTTACACCTTTGTTGCGATGGATGTTCATGACACTGACGGGGTGGCCTTTGCGCATGTAGGCACAAGCAATTTTACCTGTATCATCAGTGCTACCGTCGTTGACAACGACGATGTCAGTGTTCTTGTGGGACTGCTTTAAAATGGAATCAAGGCAAGGCTTGATGTATTTTGCAGTGTTAAATGCAGGCACCACCACTGTGACATGATTAGTTTGCATTTTCAAAACCAACCAGAGTTTTTTACCCCTTTCGTTATACTTACAGAACACAGTTAGAAAGTTGGTTTTATGAGGCAATCAGAAACAGAACCTAACGAATCGGTTCCTTTACAGAGTCGGATTCGTCCAGGAACTGGTGTTCGAGAAGAGCCGAGCATAACCGATGTACAGGTCACGATCATCACCACCACCGGAAGCTCTGATCCGCAACTGGTTAGGATAGGAAGCCGCGATCTCCTTCACCGTCTGAGAACCAGCGGTCAGCGAGAAAGCTGTGCCTACTAGTGACCATGTTGTACCGCCGTCGGCAGATGTCTCGATCTGAATCGAGAGTGTTGCAGAGCTCTTGTTATCGAAGAACAGGCTCCTCTCCAGAGAGTTGTTCTCTCTGATGTTGACGACGGTGCTCAAGCTTGCAGGGACGTCAAAAATATCCGTCTGCGTAATTAGCATGGCTTCTTCCTCCTTTACTTCGTCAGAATTTCATCAGTTATCATGTCATCCAGAATCTGCATCGCATCTTCTCCGTCCAGAAGACGCTCAACAAAACTGTCCTCAACAGAAAGCTTGGAAGCCTTTTCGAAGGTTGTCTTGAAAAGGTTGCCTTCGACATCCACGTCAAGTGTCTTGTTGTGAGAATGAACATCCAGTACCTTTGCTTCCATCAACTCACCGTCGATAGGAATCATAACGGTTTCACCGGGAATAAAACTTTCGCGTTTGGGACCCGGAGTGGTTGAGAGCTTCTTGATTTTCAGAGCTCGTTCTTTGGCTTGATCCATCGGTAATGTTGCATAGGCGAAAGAGCTACCCTTGACCAGCTCTTTTCCTATGATGAAATTCGATAGATCATAGGCTCTGTCTGCATTTGTAGGAGTAGGCGGTGGATTGACCCCTTTTTCCATAGAGAATGAATTAATCTGGACGTACACCTTAAATGTTGCAACACTCTCAGAATCCCAAATTTCAATTCTCTCGTAAGGAATGCCTTCACTGTCAAGGAAAGCTTTGTACTCATCAGCAACAGCTTGTGCTTCCTCTTCGGAATCAAAACCAGCCCTTTCATGCTTTCCAAGGATACCGCCGAGCAACCAAGCACCAGTTTGTGCTTTCACTTCTGGGTCGTCTTCGAACTCAGCTTCCTTAAGACTTTCTTCCCCTAAATCCCTGTATTCACCCCATTGTGTCAAGAAATCACCTATCGCATCATCTACTTCTGTTTCTCCATCATAGGAAGGGAAATCCCCTGGAGAAGACTGTTCCCACTCGTTGTGAATGTTTACTTCACCATGGGCATAAGCGCTTGATTCTTCATCAAAAGTTATCGCCAACATCTCATCTCGAGTAGCTACATAACTTGTAGGACCAAAGAGCGCATTCTTAATAGCCTGAGATGTTGCCAGAACATGCTTGCCCATTCCATCAACCAATTGAGGATCAAAAGTAGGCTTTGCTTCCTCAATCTCCTCTTCCTCTTCAGCTGGAATGAAGACTGTGTTATCCTCAGGCTCACCTTCGCCTGGTTCTTCTTCTTCAGGAGGCTCTTCTTCCGGCGGCTCCATTGGTTCTTCATCACCAGCCAATCGAGCAATTTCAGCCTCAATATCGTCAAGAGAAACCAGATCCATAAAAGGCTCTTCTTCACCCGCGTCAGGTGGCGATTCTTCGCCAGGTTCTTCGACTGGAGGCTCTTCCGGTTCCAGGGGTTCCTCCGGTTCGGGTTCGGGTTCCGGTTCGGGTTCCGGTTCGGGTTCCGGTTCAAGAGCAGGGTCCTCTTCCTCAGGAGGTTCTTCAATATCGATCTCTGTATCAAGACCCGCCTCTGCTCCCACCGGCTCGCCTTCGCCAGGCTCTTCTAGTTCTGGTGTAGGGGCTGCTTCAGTACCAGCCAACTCCGTAACCATGTCTGCCACTGCTTCCGCTGTCTCGCTTGAAGGCAGACCATCCCCCAGCTCACCGGCGAGAGCCGCCGCAAAAACAGCGTCCTCAATGCCATCCCACTTGTCCTTTGGAACTCCAAGGCTCACCAGAGCTGCGTTGATCTTGGACATTATCCACTCTTTGATGCGGCCTTCTTGAAGCTGAACAGATTCCCACTTCTCTTTGCCTGTGACGATGTTTCGAATGACTACTTCAGCATCACCTTTTCGTTTGTACACAACTGATTTCTTCCCTGTTGGAATATGTACTATCTGCTCGCCTTCAGGGGTCTTCTTGATCTTAAAGTCAGAAGCCTTTGGCTTGTCACCTTGCTGAACCATCTTCTCAGTAAATCCTTTCGCTACTTCATGGATCATATCATACAACCAGGGAGGAAGATTACCGTAGTTGTCACCGATCTCCTCCTCAACCTGCTCGACAGTATAATCGCTTGCAAAAAGCTTCCAGATTCGATCCTTCCACATTTGCTTCTCATCTTCAGTCACTTCCTGAACTTGAGAAGCAGGCTTCTCTTCTTCAGGAGGCTCTTCTCTACTCATACTAGAAAGAATACCTGCAACACCTTGTGTAGTAGATTCATCCAAATGCCGACTCTTCGGAATCTTGTTGAGAGCCGCTTCGCCCTCGGCTACTGAAGATTCAGGAGCATCGCCGTTCATTGCCATCAGCATGCCCGCAATCCCCGCCTTGTCAGATTCAGAAAGACCTTGATGCGATTTTGGAGAAGTGCCTCCCATCATAGGAACATCAGGAAACTTTGTGTCAACGGGTTTCTTCATTTCGGTCTTCGGCATCTTCGCTGCCACCGAAGGAGGAATCTTCAGTTCTTCAGTCATTGTTATCCCTTTCACGCAACGCGCTGGTATTCGTATTGATCCCTGACATCACTCCAGACGAATTTCCCTTTGCTGCTGGCCGCCTGAAACCGAATCCAAACCACTTCAGGAACATTGAAATAACGGTACAGACTTCCATCTAAGAATGCAATCAGGAGAAGTTCTCTCTCAGGATCATACCCATACGAGGCTACATTACTCGATATCACCGGTATCAACTCTACACCATTCCACTCACCAGCAACAGGTGCCGCCCTCTTGAATCCCGGGCGGAGCGGAGCTACTGTAACCGGCTGTGCCGTAGGCAATCTGCCTCCCAACGGAGGGAGAGGCTGGATCTTTCGAATCTGCACAGGTGCCGCCAGCCACTCCTTGCCTTTGGGAGCAACAGCCGCGCGCTTCATCCCTCTCATCTTCTTGGCACGACGAGCCGCCGCCCGCGCCGCTTTCTGCTTTCGAGTCAGACGACGAGCTTTGGCAGTATTCTTGACGCGCTTAGACGCGCGCTTCATTGCTTTTCGAGCTTCTACCAAAGAAGGTGCGCTTTTGACCTTACTATCTGCCATACTCTCTGCTCGTCTTGCTGTCTGGATGCAATGAAGCCAGGAGGTCTTGTGTCTCGGATGTAATCTCATCCAGTTTTGCACGAGCCTTCTTTCCCATTGCTTTCACCTTGTCCAGTATCTTCTTGAAACCGATCCAACCTTCCGCCATTGCCGTCTTGTTGACAGATTCAAGCTCTTTGTAGAGAAGCTCGGTGGCGCCGGGGATCTCACGTTTGGCTGCTTCGATGAACTCTTCTGCTTCTTTTCGCATATCAACACTCACACTTTCTAGCTGAGCCAGCAGATGCTTGATCACCTTACCCCACTGAGGGATCTGCGCTTTGTGAGGAGGAATGTCTTCAAGAGCCACAAGAACTTTCTCTGTCTGGAACATACGGTCCTGGTACTCTTCAGCATACGTCATCAGGTCTCGAGCAAGATTCCCCGCTACTTCTTCCTTAGAAGCAATGATAGCCCGAACAGCAGCAATTTGTTGGTTGAGCTCATCAATTGCTTGGCGAGTCTGCAGGAATTGATCGGCAACCTCTCTGTGCTTCTTGAGGGGACGGGTGGTGCGACGGGGCGTCTTCTTGGGTTTAGCTTCGCCGAATTCGCGGGGCTGAATTTGTTGCTCTGCGTCGAGACCTTCTCTCACAGAAATCTGCAAGTCGTCAACTCTCATGATATACTCCTATGGTCTTTTCATGCTAACTTTGATTACACTATACCGCTTACCATACTGTTTCAAGGTCTAATCTAACAAAATATTAACCCTTCCGTAAGTACCTGTAATAGCCACAGCAAGAGCAGTCATCCCACGAGTAAATATATTCGTCCCGCTTGTGCATTTAAGGACATTCCCTGCAACATAATTTGTGGTCCCGCCCGTGGTCGCATTGCATTTTGGGCAACTATCGGGTGTGAGTCCAATCCATATCACGTCCTCAAGCTCCGTGTCGCTGAGGGTGACAATCTCGTCGTTGATCACGTCGTATACCGTCAGGCGGCCGTTCTCGTCGATGTAGGTACCGGCCATGTGCCACCGGTCCTCTTTGTCAGCGTAGGGCTCCCAGGGGCGAAGGTCACGGTAGTACTCGACAAGTCCGACTGTGACTCCCTTCTTGTGGGCGTCGATGTACCAGTCTCGGACACTGCCGGTACAGGGGTTCGTCTCCTTAAGCGTCGGTTTGCGGAACGGCCAAAGAGGCTTGCCGCAGATTTTGGTGAGCCAGCCCATATCAGTCCTTATGGCGTGAGTTCGTCTTTTGCACACTCTTCGAGCGTGCGCCTAATACATTTCGAGTAGCTCCAACTCGGAGGACACTCACCCCGCTTCGCGTTGTATTTGCCCCATGACAGATTGATCGGCCTGATCCAACACATACCGCCGCCGCTGTCACTGATGCGCACGGGAACCTGATTCGTCCTGACAAATTGTCTGTCACCTCGCGCCTCAGGATTGTCGTCCCATTCCCCATAGCCTACCTATGGTCCAAATTTCCGAATTAACCACTCCAGCCGCCAGAATAGGCGCTGCCGCCTGCACCATCGCAAAATGTCCGCCCTGTCCTTTGCCCAGCTTGGTGGAAGGTATTCCGCATCCATGCTACTCCCATCCTATGACTGTGAACCCAAGCAAAGAGTTGTTGCTTAGATTTGGGTCGCACTTGTATTCAATCACGCGATTCTCGTCACAGTACACCTCTTGTGCGTATGTGACAATCACGCCCGACACCTGCACGGTCCATGCCGCCTCAACATATGAGCCAGTGGTAGCGTTGTTACGCATCCGAAATTGCTGACCCGCCGTATCGTCGATCACGGCCCCATAAATAGTTACCTTGCGAGCACCCTGCGGCACAATGGCGGAAAGGTCAAGGTCGTGCCAACTGCTATCAAACGTAAAATTCGTGTAGTCGAACGCCGACGCCCCGCCACGATACACCGTAGAACTAGTATTTACCCAATTATAAGCAGTATCCCAAAAACTAGTTCTAGTGAACATGTAATTAATGGAATTAGTATCTACAATATTATCCACATAAGACTCCATCGCAAATGTATTCGTATGCAGGATACCGCCCGCCTGATGGACGGTGCAGAGATCCCCATCGTCGCCATAGCCGGTCCCATCGCTCTGCCATATCTCCCGATACCCCTCTGTAAGAGGGCCCCCAGGTTGCTGGGAACATTCTTTCATTTGCAAAATACCGCCACCGTTGCCTATTAGGTAAGTGATACTAGCCTGGAAAGAGTTAGTCAAAACCCATATTACATCAACATAATTCCCGTCGCCGTCATCATCAACCGCTAGAGCCCAGATATCCCAATTGGAATACATCTTGAAACGATTAGCATCCACTGGCGAATTATCCCCAAACACAAACTCAGGAGCAGCACACCGGCTCTCTATACTCCCTAGGCTGACAATGCCGCTGAACATGTTGGAACCGGTCCATGTTTGATCTCCTGTCAATTGCCCAAATGTTGCATCAATATGATTTGACAAAGCGGTAATTTCAGCATTTATTTGAGCCACAATCTGCGCTAAAACAAAACTTCGACGAGCCAAATCTCCTTTATCAACAGGTCCAGCAGAATGCACAATTCGATAGTTTCCAGCGTCTAAATTTCCTGTCAAAGGGACCTCCCCGCCTCTTCTCAAAAATTCAGCAGCAGGGATTCCACCAAGGTGTGTTGAATTAGTTGCTGACCCCTTCACAACCCTTCCATCTTCAATGATACCAGCAAAAGTAAAGGAAAGGGACAGCAGTAATCCAACTACAAAAACCACAAACTTTTTCATTGGCTCACCTTATGCTAAAGGCCCGGCTGCATCGTCAACCACAGGACCTGGTGTTACGGTAATCGAAGGTCCCTGAGGACCATTAGTCTCATACCCAAAAAACACATATCCTTCTTCATTTGCTAAGTTTGAAAATCGTAGTTGATCGCCGCTTTTCAAAACAACCCCACCACCTTCAAGTAACCACACAACATCTTTGTAAGTTCCTTCGTGTGAAAGCAGTTCAAAAGTGATCCCTTCTCGAACTAAAGTTATACAAAACGTATTGTTAACCTCTATTGCAAGAGTCATAACAACAGATATCAATTTGGCAGTACCGGTTAGAGTTACTGTGACGCCTCCTGCAGCAGGAATAGAATAAATTTCAGAAGAACACGAAACATTCATAATTCAACCCTTTCATTCGATTCGTTATACAATACTAAAGAATTCATCCTCTTTTGTTTTGTAGATTTTCGTATGTCAGAATGCCTTTCAACTTCTTTTTCCGTTTACGACGACGAGCTTGTGGTCGCGCACCTAACGGAACTTCATAAGAACCTGCAGCAGCAGAAGTTGTTATTTCATCTAACACTTTTTCAATATCATCAACAGAAACTTCATTGTTTGTAATGTGTTTAAAAGCACTTTCTACATCAAAAGCTTGCTCTACATCATCCACATCCTGATCAGTGTCAATTGCCCCACCAGCAGACTCAAGAGCTTTGTTGATAGCTGTCAGGAAACGCGTATAGTGATATCGCTGAAGCAGTTTGTACACCACATTCGCCGGCAGCTTGTTCTTGATCTGAAACTGTCGGATCTCTTCCGGTGACATCTCTGCACGAAACGCAATATTACGAAGGGCATGTATCGTTTTGTATGTGGCAGCGAGCTTCTTGACACTGTCGTTGATCTCATCAAGCTTCGCCTGCACTTGGCTTTGTAGGCCTTTAACATCTTCTGGGGCAAACTGTGCCAACTCATCATAGTCGATCAAATCTCGTTTCAACTCAGCTTTCTCAAGGTCAATAGCCGACACATATCTCTCGAAGGCGTCTAGATACTTGTTTATCTCAAGGGGCTTCACAATCGTTTGCTTGTACCAATCGTCTTCCAACACATAGTAGATCTGGTCTGCCAATGAATCATCCCAATCATCACGAATGAAGACGTTAACAGGATGTTCAGTTCCTGTCAGCAGTTCAGTGTCTTGATGATCAGCTGAGTACTGGCGTGCTGCTTTGAAGGATTCTTCAGAGAAAGGCTCCATGATGACCGTAACATCAATATCGGAGTCAGGCTTCCAGCGCTTGGTGAGTATACTGCCGATTAGCAAGATGTTATGGATCTTACCCCACTGAGCATAGTTCGCCGCATGCTGAAGGATCTCATGGCGTACATTAGGCAAGAGCGACGGTTTGTCCCCGTTGGTAGCAAAAATTTTAGGAGCAAACTCTCTCTGCTCAATATCAACTATGGCTTCATTCAAAATGCTTCCACCTCTTTCACAGCGGCATCAATAGCAGGTTTCCACGCTTTTTCGGCCAACAGCATATCAGTGGGGCTGTCCATTCTCCACTTAGCGTCGCGAGTGAAATCGACCCTTTTGTACTTCTTGAGAGGGAGGGATCTCACAAAATACTCATGCATTGAATTGGCTGCGCCATCCAAAAAAGCGCCGATCAACCAGATACCCCAACGAACCGCCGACCAGCTACCTCGAGGGATCTTGCTTTTGCCCGAATATCCACTACCTGTGCCAATTGAAAACAGCTCAATCTCATCCACCTTTGCTCCAAGCTGCTTGCAAGCTGCTGCCACAACCATCATAGACGGATTGTTAGCGTAGATGCCCCCATCGGCATATCCTTTCCATGGAGCAAAATAGGTCTCCGCTGCTGCGGAACATCTACAAACCTCCCACAACAGCCATGAGGCATCATCTGCATGCTCTGACGAAAAGACTTTCAACCGTTGTTCGCCAAGATTAGCTGCTGCAGTGAACAAAGGTTTGTTTACCCCTCCCAGCTTACCGAGAAACAACTGACGAAGGTAATAATTCAACATTTTGTCGCTGTACCGACGTTTATAGAAGCGGTACTTTGCCCACTTCCATCCTTCAAAAATCAAAGGCATCGCACGATGGAAGAAGCCAGGCAGGTCAGAGCAATCACCTCCAGAAGCCAACACAGAAGCAATCACTGATCCAATGGAGGTTCCAGCGAAGAAGTCAAACTTGTCAAGGTCCACTTGCGACACGATATGAGCTTGACCTATGCCAAAAACCCCTCCTCCATCAAGAACCAGGCCTTTCATTTCTTCACCTATGGTTTCTCTGTAACCTACTCAAAATGAAGTGCACCATAACCGACCTTTGATCACGACCAGCACAACAAAAATCTTCTTTCAAAAACCAAGTGATTCCGGCTTGCCACGAACAATAGGTTCGATAGATAGACTCTAATCCTTTCTCTATGGCCCTATATGCTGCGCCGTTTGCAATCCCTGCTCGCTCAATTGTACCATGCCGATTTGCGGGTCATAATAGACGCGCCGCCCGTCAATTACCGTATAGCAGATGCAATGCCCTCGGTCCGCCCGCGTATACGGTTGCCAGTGATGGCGCTGAGGCTGATACCAGACTATGCCGGTATTCTCGGGCCGCTGTCGGAGCCACCAGTCGCACGACCGGTTGACGCACCACGTTCCGCCGCCGGTCCTGCATCCGGTAAACAAAAGGCAAAGCCATATGAGTGTTCGTTTCATCATGGCGCTATGTTTACGACTGAGGAACAGACATTTCCCCGCCCCCTCCCTATGGCATCGGTGTAATGTTCGTGTGAACCTTGTGCTGAATCCCCCACGTTGTCAAATCAAACGCCGGTGTAGTATTAATACCCGAATGGCTGTTAGTGTATTCCGTTACCTTGTTCACCACCTGTGTACGCGAACCCTCTTCCAGCACATTCTCACCCAGAATGTTCTTGATGCTATTACGGTACAAATAGATCGTGGTGTTTGTGTTTGTGGACAAACAGTAGTCCGTTGCCCACCCCGCCCACAAATTCTCGTAATCCGTCGAACCAGTCAGAATCACCCATGCCGCTTCACACTTGTTGCTGAAGTCGCTGTCCGTCCAACCCGTCTCGGGAACTGTTATCTGAAACGACAGCAACGGAGCCGCAATACAAATGACACACGATGTTAGTAGAACCATCATGCAATGCATTATCCTCATATCATTGTCCTTTCTTAGAAACCAACAAACAAAAACTTTGTGTCATGGTAAATGTTGCTGATTGTGGCAGCCGACAAAGCAACATTGTATTGCCGTATCTCATCGAGGTGTCCGCCCCATTCCGAGAACGGCTCACTTCCAGCAATGAACCATGTTCCTATTGTGACACCGCCACTAGCGTTGTGAGGAGTCAATGTTGTGACGGCATTCGTATCAAGCACCCCATTGATGTAGATGCTGTGGCTGTTGCCTGTGTCGTCGTACACCGCAGCAACATGCGTCCAAGTCACATTCGTTATCTCCGTATTGGAGATTAGAGAAGTCGTGGACGCTGCTCCATCACCCACAAGAAAATAAACTCTGTTTGGAAACACAGAAGTTGAATCTAAAACTGACAGTTGATAATTGTTGTCAACACCGCTTCCGTTGTTGTCGCCTTTTGCTATCACCGTGCTATACAGATCGGCGGGGTGGTCAGCATCACGCTTAATCCAAGCTGTGATAGTGAAATTTGTTAGGTAAAGGGATGCATCATTGTCAAGCGTGATGTAATCTGTCCACTCAAATTGATAGAAGCCATTAACGGCATTGTCAAGATGGGTCGGTTGCGCACCACCAGCCCCTTTTGACATATGATGTGTTCCAATGAACCCTGTATCAGCTGGACGCGAACCGTCATAACTGAACGTCTGCACAAAGACTGTGTTGGACCAATCACTACGGTTGTCATAGTCCCATTTAGACACACCATGGTTCGTAGCTGAATTCCAATAGATGTCACTAATGGCTGTGGCACTCAATATGTTGCTATAAATTCGACCATCATCAACACCGCCTTGAGTATACACGCTGCTATAGGTCCGTGCAACTTCCACAGGAGCACTATAATCTTCCATAGCAACATACGCACCATCGCTGTAATCGTTGTTGTCTATGCGCAGCCCTCTTAGATAGAGTTTGAACCCACCTACAATACCGCTTCCATCATACGTTCCAACTGCATGATACCAAACACTGTCAATGATCAAAGGGCTACTAGCATAACGTCCACGGTACGCATTAGTACTCTCGTCCACACTGAAGAAGTACAAATAGCGATTGCCACCTGTGTCAACAGTTCGTAATGCCCACTCCCGCGCACCCATGCGATTTTTGCCGATGATTGGCACATTGTTATCTTCGCCTGTTGCTGCACGAAACCATCCCATTGCAGTAAACGCTCTGTCAGACGCACCATCTCCAAAGCTCAACGTGGGATTGTCGGCTGCCTCAATGAAGTCGTTACCATCAAACTCATAGTAGGCTGACACCCCACCCGTAGCAACCATCCAAGTAGGTTCTGCCCCACCCGCGCCAAGAGTGCCTACATTGGTTCCCACAAGAGAGCTATCATCCGTTGGATTATTTGTGTTGGCAAACCTCCAGATCAGCACAGAAGGGAGCGGTGGCCGTGTGTACCCGCGACCGCGCATGACCACGATTGCCCATGCATAAGAAACACACAGCAACACAAAGAGCAAAGGCAAGACACAGGATAGTCTACGTTGCAACCTGATCTTCGGCATAAAATCACCTTGTGATTTTGAAATCAACGCTTAACAGGTTGGTAGCAGCAAAGGAAGACAAGTCACTAGCCAAAAAACCCATCCTATGTTGATTCGTCCACGTCTGATCCCCGGTGAAGGAAGTCTGTGCTGTGCCGTTTGCATCTGCGACTATGTCTGCCTGCACCGTTGCATACGTGTACCACAGAGATGTTCGATTCTGAGCAATAACATCAACGTTTCCGGTCATTCCGTGAGACTTCACGAAAACCTCTATCAACTCCACATTTGCGTCCACTGGATTCGGAAGATAGTATGCAACGCCATTAGTAGGGTCTTGAATTGTCAGGTTCCACACCGTGGTATCATATGCGGCAAGGTCGGTAAAATACACCGGAACGTTCGTCGCATAGGTGTCAATACCCGCCACAATCAGAAGTCGATTATCCACGACCGAGATTCTATTAGTCCCTAACCATATCGAGTCGGCGTCAAACCGAGCACTCGTCGCCCAGATCGTTCCGTCACGACTTATTGTACTGGACCCTTTCGTCGTGTTGTTAACCAGGACCGTACCCCTGAGAATCATCGTGCCGCTACTGTCGCCCCGAACATCTCCATCCCCGCCATTAGCAGAACACCGTTCCAGTACAACCGTCGACCCCGAACCCTTTACTCTAGCACCCGCATCCGAACCGGCCAGGATACACGCGAAAGCATTAACCGTATTAGCCAGACCTCCAGTATCCTCAGCGTGTATACCTGAACCTGCCCCGCCCGACGCGGTGAAGACGCTATTGTAAAGGTTCCACGTATGACCGCTCCCCATAATTGGTTGGTTGAAAAACCCCCAGGCACTGTGGCTTGAACTAATCACATTGAAGATGCTATTTTTGATCACGCCACTAGAGTCGTTACCCTTGAACCCATAAAGAATACCAGACGAGTTATAATCAACCTTTACATTCTCAATTATGTGCCCGCTTGTTGCTCCGGGCGCGCTGACAGCTATAGCCGTCCCTGCAACTGCCGTGATAGTCTTCACAGTTAAGTCCATAATGCGAACATTAGAGACTCCAATCAAAAAAGTGTTCTGTCCATCGCCCGTCTGATTGATAATGGTCGAATCAAGTCCCTGTCCTCGAATGGTGAGTGACTTGTTAATTACAATAGCGCTATCTACCGTAAAACTGCCAGATGGTAGCATCAACGTATCGCCTGCAGTCGCGTTGTCTATTGTGTCATTGATGTGTGCGTCCATATCATTCGCAATTGCAACCCACCATACTCGTCCGGTGGTCCACACGTAGTCATTGGTTGCGCCCATAAATGTAGAAGCCGCAGTGATATAGTTTGCATCGTTGATGAAAAAACCAATGTTGGTCGGATAGGTTTCGTACCCAACATTATTAGTTCTTGAGAACGTAAAGTCAGATCCAGGCAACCAAACAATGTTGGTAATAGCATTACTGATTACACCAAAGCTGTCGATCTGCTGCTGAATGTTAGCTCGCAGACCGTTCAAATATCCAAACTCAGTTTCATCAATAGTGCCTGGTTTGATGTCACGGGGATTGATTTGGATCTGAGAGAAACAAAAGGAAGGAAGTAGGAACAGGAACGCTTCAAAGAAAAGAACAGTTCTTGGACGAAAGGTCATCAACACCTCCTAATCCCTAGCACCATGCCGGAATGGTCACCGGCATGGTGTAGGTTTGAATGAGCAAGCGACTTTGCACCGCCCGGAAGGTGTTTAGCTTTCGTCGCTGACTTCGCAATAGCTTGCGCATGCGAGAGCATTGATGTCCGGCCACAGCCCCGGGGTAACATCGTCTTCCGGGATTGCCAGTGTACCGTCGATCCGACCACCACCAGTCGAATACAGAAGTACTCGGACCCACCTCTGCCTGAAGTATGTGTTGAGCGAGAGCTCGCCACCCGGAACCAGAGGGTTTGCTACTGTTAGGCGGGTAGCCCAGGTTGTTCCATCAACGCTGTCCTGCACGACGATTTCGGTGTTCGCCGTATTCAGGTGATCAGCCGCCAGGTACAGGTCAATACCCCTGTAATTGAAGACCGGATCTTCCGTCGGGTCTTCCTTTTCGAACAAGACAACCCAACGCCGCGGGGACAAACCCACATTTACCGCTGCACGACTCTGTTTTCCTACCATACCCATGGCTTTTGTCTCCTTTCTTGGAGTGTTACGATTAAGCCGTCATCACACCATTATACTTTTGTTTTGTTTAAAACGGAGATAGTTAATACTCAAAAATTAGGTCAGCTCTTCAGGAGTAAGCTTGATGACCTTAACCATGAAGTGTGGATCTTCTGGTGGTGACGGAGCCAAACAGTAGGCGTCTCCGTACAGTTTTGAGCAGATTTCTTTGAGTTTCTCAAAAGCAACGGGAGGGATGACGCCTTGGCCATGAGTAGTTGCTACCAAAACAGGCGTCATGGTAGTTAGATTCTCAAAAATGACAAACTGTTCCTGACTATGATACAACCTGCGGCCTTTGGCTGTGCATAGTAACCTGCAGACGGAACAATTCTCATTTGATTTTTGAGGTGTTCCTGTCAATATTTCTCGAGGAGGAAGATATGTCTGCTAGATGTTTGATTACCATATCAAGTTTGTACCACAACATCCCCGCAATAACACCAATCCGCCCCCAGTCCCCTGTTGAAAGTTCTTCCGCAAGCTCCTCAAACTCTTCTTGAAACTTCTGCACTTCCGGCACAACAGAGTTGTTCTTCAGAGCATCCCCGATTGATTGAATGGTAGACTCGGCTACCAACTGATCAACTGTGTCGTGCATGATTACCCCAGTAATAGTTGCTTGCCGCCTTTGTCTTCCTGGAGCTTCGGCTTGCGCACCGTTTTGGTGGCGCCGCAACCTTCATGCCTGCAAACTAGCACCATCTCGTCGGGGTTATCAGACCCGCCTTCGAGTTTCTGCCAGTTGTGCTCATGATTGCTTGTTCCGGAGCTTGGCAGCTCTTCAGTCAGCATCTTCTTCATCGTCTTCCTCCTCAAGGTCAAATTCTTCGAAATCTTCTGGATCAATGCCATACTTTTCGGATAGCTCTTGAAGCTTTCTCTGTCGATCTTCTTCCTCAGCCTGCTTCTTTTTCAACCCCTCAATGGTTCGCTCCATCAGATCCTTGGTTTTCTTCACCTCAGTCTTTTTATCTTCGCTATTCCACTCAGTTACCGTCTTGGCTTCGAGTAGCTTCTTGTCGGTTCCTGGTACACTGAGAGGAATGTGCTGATCTTCAACCACATGCAGCACCACGTTGCTGCTACGAATATTCGAACCAAGTGCAGGCGAGAATAGCTCACGAATATTGAGCAGACGAACCATATCAATGATCTTTATCTGACGACTGCCTTCCTCATCGTATTCAGTGACTTCCTTCCACTCTCGCAAAGAGATCAAACCATGCAACCGCTGGTTGAACTCTTGCTTCTCTTCGACTGTGACCTTATCACTCGTCTTGAGGGACTCTTCGATAGACTCGCACTTGGATTCATCAAGAGGTTTCTTTTCGACCATCACTTGTCCTCTGAGAAGGTCCATTCCATCCTTGCCGCTCTTCCTGAACAGATGTGATGGCAAACGACTGCGATTGAGCAGGAAGGCATGCCACTCGTCGGAATCAATACCAAGAGCAGCACCTACCTTAGTGAGAATCTCCAACGTCTCTGCCCTCACCTTCTCTAGCTCAAGTTGATTACGCTCATCCAGCGAGCTGACAGGATTCATGTGAACGAAGAACTTGGCTAGACCCGCTCGAGGGTCTATGCCACACCAAGCCATGTTGATCTGACACAGTAATGAAAACCCATCCATACTTGCCGCTTGCAAGCGTTTACACACACGTGCGAAGTTGATGTCCTGATAGGAAAGAGGAGACTCAGCAATGAAGCCTGACTTGGCATCAGAGAACCCCAAGTAGTCAGGGGGGATCTTCAGACTACCCATGAACCGCTTACGCAGATATTCAATGTCCAACACATGGTTAACCTGGGCACTTCCTGTCAAGCGTGTCACATTGACAGATTCTTCGTCGACAATGATGTCTTCGTCTACACCCAGCGGTTCCAACTCTGAGCGAACCTGCCCCGTCTCAGGATTGATGAGATGTTTCTTGCGAAGTTCCTGTCGAATCTTCCGCATGATCTTCTGGCGGTCTTCAGGAGCCATGCCGCTCAGACCTTTGATTCCAAAGACGAAACGATCAGGTGAGCGCTTAAGTCGGTATATGACGAGTGCGTCTTCAGCCATTCGCAGCCGGCGATAAGGTCTACGTGCCGGCCACAACAGAGAAGTGCCATAACTTTCGATCCTTTCACGACCGAGCAGCCGCCAATGAACAAAGGCCCAAGGAGGGTCGGTTGGCTTACCTTGTGTCAGATCACTGGGCTGCGCCATGCCAATGGTACTTCCCATCTGCTCAATCGGCGCTACTGCAAAACCGATGAGCCGACCTTCTTCATCTTCGATACGGGAAAGGGCATACACCGGAGCCGCCAAAAGCTGTATGACCTTTCCTGGCGTTCCGTCAGCATTCTCTTCCTGAATAACAGCGCCGAAGGAGTTACCATACTTGGCAATTTCACGTGTGATCGAGAAGCATTGCTCGTCAGCATTGATCCTATCAAACATGTCATTGCAAATTTCTTCAACCTTCTCATCCTCTGCCTCGACCCAAATTCGACGACCGGTATTAGTGTCCGCTTGAGTCGAGTCCTCCGCGTAAAGGTCCAATGCTGAAACAACAACGTCATCAGAGTCCATATCGTCGAACTCTTTGTATGCTTGCAAACGATCTTGGGTAAGGTGAACCTTGCGAGCGTACCATGTAGAAAGGGGGTCCTTGCCGTAGGTGTACATATTCATGGCAAGGTTCTTCATGCCGTGTGGCATGACGAGACTCTGCTTGTTACCATCGGCGCTGTAGCCGAACAGAACTTTGATGGCCCGCCAGGGCTGAAGCTTGATTAGTGCCATATCACTCTCTTGTTCTTACAACTGTCAATCAGAAGCCTTCGAAACTGCCTACTTCGAAACCGGCTGCGCCCATATCTTCAATCGCAGTTTCAAGATCCTCTTGCCTGTCCATATAGTCCTCAGCAGAAATAGCATACAATGTGCCTGGGTCAGCCAATCTTTGAAAGTCTTCCCATTCCTTTGCTTGCCATAGAGGAATCCAATTAGTGGCTATCTGAAAAACGATCCCATCAACATCTGCATACCCAATGTATGAATCATCCCACACCTTCAAAAACTCACCGTCTCTTTCAACAGGTATACCATCATCTGCAAGGAGGCGCTCAATCACATCATCCTGACTCCACTTAGAAATAGGGATGATTTTGGCATTGCTGGGGAGTGCTCGCTTCAGTCGGGTTCCCCCTGACACTCGCTCAGATAAAACCATATCAATGGCTTGCTCGATAGGATCTGTAGTTTCCTTTATACCGTACTTGGCTTTGATAGCGTCGTAGATTGAATTGATCCTCCTCGCAACGGAAGGTGGAAATTCTCCTCGAACCATCAGATCATCCAAATCAGGACTGTAATCGGCCATAACGTCATCAGCCACAGCCGCCCATTTCTCTTCTTCGGTTTCGAGCTTGTCTATAGGAGAATAACCTCCATAGGCCCCATACTCACCGACAGGTGAGAAGTATTCAACCCAAAAGTCTTTAGCAGTCATGTTACCTCCGCAGGCTTTCAATCAACCCTTCTTCCCTTTCAGGAAGCATGTTGTAGGAAGTGCCACCGAGCCGCTTGATCACCTCATTCACATCCTCTTGGAAGGCGTAGCCGGCGATAACAAGTTCGCGAAGATGTCCGAACGAGAAGCCCTTCGTCTGCCGAGCCAGCTGTTGGATCTTCTCTTCCTCCTCAATTCCCTTGAGCTTATGTTGCAGATAAACAAGCCGCCCCTCTACCGGAGGATAGTCGATTCTTACCTTCTTGTCGAATCTGCCCGGGCGCAGCAGGCGCTCAGGAAACTTCTCGATGTAGTTGGTAGTACCCAGGAAGAGCACATTGTCCACTGAAGACGATCCGTCGAGCAGCTGAAGCATGTTTCGCTCGTCATAGCCGATGTATTCGTCCATGTCTTCAAACACCACAACCAAACGCCTGCTAGACTCAACCTCTCTGAGAACAGGCAAACCCTGCAGAACCGGTCCGAGGGAACGAGCATGGATCAGCACATCGCCCTGTGACATCATGTGCTCGGTGACCTGCTTGATGAGACAAGTCTTGCCAGTGCCGGGAGGGCCATACATGAGAATGCCGCGGTTGTGAAGCAGACCCAGTTTCTCGAAGTTATCCTTGAGTGTCCAGAAACGCTTGATCTCTTCCATGACAGCGTTCATCTTGGAGCCCTCGAACATGTACAGCTGGTCTGTGCTGATGTCCTCCTTCTGGAATCGGAGAGGGCATGTCAGGATACGGTAAGCATAGGGATCCAGTCGATCTACGAGCTTGATGGGGCCGACGGGCTGAAACTCATTGCCAGATTTGATGTACTGAAAGAATTCACGTTTGCGCTCTGTCGGCTCTTCATCACCACAAAGCATATCTATTGCTTCATCTAGTTTGATTTTCATTTTTACTCCTATAGTTTGGAAGCACGGTTGATGAGCTTCCTCAACATCGTGATAGCATTCTGCTCTTTGCCTGTCAAAATGAAATCTCTCAGATCATTCATCTCAGCCTGGAAAACCATGTCGTCAGGAAGGATAAGGGTGGCTTCACCAAACATCTTCGGGCTGATTCCTTGCCCAAACTTCTGCACCTTTTTGATCAGATTCTTGACTGCATCAATAGCCTTGGGAAGGTTGCCTGCCAAAATGAAGTCACCGAGCTCATTGATCTCACCTTTGAAAATCGGATCTTCAAGCGAAGGCACTGCTTCGCCTATCACCATATCAATGGCTTGTTCGATGGGGTCTTTCATTACCCCTCCTTACAACTTAGTGTCGTTTTGGTGGCCACATCTCAGGAAAGAGAACCTCAAAATCATGATACCAAGGAGGCATCTCGTCAAACTTTTTTGAATGATTGTACACATCCATGACATACTTTCGAGGACCTGCAAAGAAATATGAGCCACCATCATTTGAAGCCATCATCATCCCTTCGGCTGAAGGAAACCGACCCCAATAGGGCTCTCCAGTTGTATGAGGAATTGGCTTGTAGGGACCATAACCTGGTTTCTTCTTAAAATCAGGATGTTTGAGGTACTTATCAACCTCTTTCACAAACTGCTCTCGAGTCAATGGACCCAGTAAATCAACTATAGGGCCGGGCTCAAAAACCTCATGTGGATCACTACTATGGAACCCCACTATAATCCAATCACCTTCCTGTTCCATCACCATATCAATGGCTTGTTCGATAGGGTCTTGAGATTCGCCCTTCAGTATCTCATTCCAACTATCAACATCCATTTCCCCAACAAGATTGTCGAGAGCATCCTTCACCAAGACGTCCGCCAGTTCATCAGCAGAAGTTGTGATGACAGGTTTGGCGAGCCTCTCTGGTTCCACGTCTTTCCAGTGGATACCTGTTTGGGTGCTGTAAGCGGACCTCTTTGTCTTGGACTTCAATCGTTGCGAAAACGGAAAGTACTTGTATCCTTGTTTCGCATTGTATGCGATAGGAAGCTCAATCACAGGGCCTTCTGGATCCCATCTATAGAAAACCTTGTTCTCATAACCAGGACCCAGGGTGAAAACCACTTGCAACTTCCGAGCACCTTTCGGATCTACTGTAACCGAAGCAAACTCTTCGTACTGCTGTATCTTGTCGGAAAGTGCCGTTTGGAGGTTTTGCAGGGCGGTTCCTAAAGCCTCTCGTGTTTTAGGTTGCCTCTCGTCTGCTTCACCAACCATATCAATGGCTTGCTCGATGGGATCAGCAGATTCACCATGCCCAGGAACTCGCCGGCATTTCTTGCAGAAGGTTTTCTCACCGGGTTTCAGAGGTTCACCGCAGCCGAAGCAACGCCTGATTTTCTGGTTTTTCTTTTCAAGTGGCATCCGAATCTCCCCCGCTTTCTGAAGATTCTGTGGGCATGATCAACGAATGCAGAGCGGCAATTTCATCAGGATACAACCAAAACCTTATCTCCGGGCCACCTAAAAGGTTTTTGACAATATCGATCCTGCCTGTTTCATCCTTGGCTGCATAGCCCCTGTTAAGGATGACAGTTTTCCCTTTGATAGGCGAAATGATCTCACCTGTTTCAGAATCTTTGACTGTATCTCCTACTTTCAGATTGCCAAGATCAAGATCAGGACCCGCGACGTACTCAGCTTCATTCTGCACCATTCCGTGAACGCCATAGTGACGAATGGTTACAGTCCTTTTAGGGTCCGTGCCGGGCAGTGGATTTGTTATAAAGAAAATAATCCATTCATCTGATCTATCGGGAAGGTTGTAGTATACTCGGCTACCTCCTCCTCGACCCCAATCATGCTCTATATCTCCTCGAATGTAGCCTAGTTGTTCCAACCGACGCTTTACTTTCTTCCATTCTTTACGAGTTATTTTTCTATCCGTTTCACTGTAAGGACCCTTATCTTTCACAAGAGGAAACTTGCTCAAAATAGGGTCTGTTTTCCAGCTTTCACCTTCTTGCTCCATCACCATGTCGATTGCAGCCTCAATCTGTTTGTTTTTCATCACAAACTCCTTTCAAAGTTACAAAGTATTATACAAAAGGTTTGCCAGTCTCAGATATGTTTTTAGAACTGATCTCGGAATTCTTCTTGATTGTGGTCCACATTGACTGACATGACAATTGGACCAGCGTCTACCCGAGGAAGATGGACTTTGTCCTTCTTAACAGTTCCTTTCTTTACTCGAGCGGAAGTGACGTTATAGCATCTTGACACCGCACCAGCCAGTGAATCGGTCACATCATCAAACTCTTCTGCTTCGCTTTTGTGATGGGGTCGGCCGCCTGCAGGATCCTTTTGTAACCCATCACACTCCTCCAGCAGTGGGGCGTATTCATACATGTTGATACGACGTTCGTTGAAGCAGGTTTTCAGATGGGTGTAGTGGACCAAATCAATGCTCAACTGCTCAGCTTCGAATCCAGCCTGCAACAATAGTTGAATGGGCATTCGGGATTGGAACTGGTCAAAAGTGACCTTCTTGATCCGGTATCGATAGGTGCTTTTCAAAAGCTGCAAGAATTTCAGCACACAACCGAGTTCGAGTTCACCAACCGTTGGAGGCTTGATCCGCAACATGAAGTCAACATACACACCGAATCGCGAATCATTCATAGTATACGGATGAGCCATCGTCATTCCGATGCATTCCTCAGAGTAAGCCAAGTCGATGTGGACATGCCGTTCAGCGTTCGGATGCACCAAAGGTGTCCAAACGCTATGCTCAATCCGACACACCTTACGCTCTTGGAAAAACTCGTCAATGGTACGATCGCTCATAAGCGGAATAGTGACGACAGGACGTGTGAAAGGATGTGTACGATTATGATCAATACAGTTGATAATCCTGTCTTTTACAGGAAAGAATGCTGTTGAGCCAGCTGTAGAGACACCAGCGATATCTCGGAGGGCCAAATCAGGATCAGTAACGAAAGGGTCCCTGTATTCCACCGGAACCTTTACCACCTCACCCCCCGAGGGGATCACCTCTTCAAACTCAAGCACTCGAGAAGCATAATGCTCTGTACCAATTAGTACCTCGAAGTATTCACCACTGAAGTCCTCAGGATTTTTTACCTGCCATAGCGCGAGCTCTACCACCTTAACATGCTTCGAAATCTCTGGGTCAGACTTGGCTTTCTCAATGAACTCATCTAAGAAGGAGGTCTGATACTTCCGAGACGAAATGAGAATGTTGAGGCCCGACACCTTGGAACCTCTCTGGAATCGGGAGATCTGTCGTGTACGGGCTTCGTTGAAGATTGAATGCGCACGAGTCTTCTGATTAGCGGCATCAGGGTTCTGCACCTTCTTGAAGAAGTTGACCTCGTCTAGCACAAAGCTCAAGACATTGTCACCAAGAGCATGGGTGCTAAGACTACCGGTAGAGATTTCGATTCGCTTTGAGGAGAAGTAAAGAGGATACCGCGGACGCTCTCGTACCGGACAATTCTCCTGAAAGTAAGGGCTTTCTTTGATGAACTCCTCTACCACATTCGTCAAGTCATCAGCCTTATCTAACGTCACGTTGTAGATGCCGAAGATAATCTTAGAACGAGGCAGGAGCCCAAAGAAGTGAGCAGGGTCGTGTAAGCAACTGAGCTCATATGCAAGGCGGGCCAAGCAACAAGCGGAGAAGGTCGTCTTTCCACAACCGATAGAACCTGTCAGAACCAATGTACCTATGGTGCTGTCAGGGTGAAAAATCTCGTCGAACTCAACCTTCCAAGTCTCGGAGAGATGTTTGACCGATTTGCCAAGGTAATAGTCATCCTCGAGAAACTGCCGCGGAGGAACCACTTCCCTTTCGTAGTCCAACGCATTCAGGCTATCAAGTATGTTAAGACTTTCCGTCTCCTGAATGTTAATCAGAATCTGGTCCAGGGCTTTCCTCGTAGTCGGCCTCAATCGGGATATCTGGTCCGCCAGGTTGTCCATCGTCAACTATGTCCTCTGCTCCTATGTGTCTAAGAATAGTTCTGAGCTGTTCACGCTCTCCGGGGTCTTCAGGAAGAGCAACGCCTGTCAATTGAAATCCCATTGCTGTTTTCTTGTTACCAAATCGAGCTGAACCGAACGCGCCAACTAACTTATCGATTACATCAGCAAGGTTCACCTCACCCAATTGTGCAATGCCCTTCAAGAAGTTCAGCTCGCTTTCCTGTAGTGTTTGCATTCGTTCAATGAGACCCAGCAAGCTGCCAGCAGTAGCGTTTTCTTTGAAGTTTTTCTCTTGAAGCTTCGCATCAAACTCCTGTTCCAAAGTCTTGATCTTATCAGCCAAGCCAAGGGCCCGTTGGATCTTGCCGATAGCGATAACCCTCAATATCAGCTGTGTCTTGGCGTCTTCTCGACGCAGGTAAGACACCACATCCTCTGGTAGATGCTCGTCGAAGTTGCTGTTACGTTCCACCCACTCAGCCACAGCCACCAACATGTCTGAAACATTGGCGTGACCATGTATCGCCTCAAGAAGATGCTTGGGAGTCTTGCTAACGATCTCCTTGTGATGGAAGTTGATATGCCGAGTCAACAGAGACTTCATCTTGGCCCGATAATCACATATCGGACACTTGAAGGGTTTCTCCTTCTTCAGTTTCTCTTCCTCTTCAGGTGTCAGCTCTTTCTTCTTTGCCATAGGGTTTCCCTTCCAACAGCTGTTTCAATAAAACCATCTCGAAGTATCCTTCCAGCCTTTCGTGACAATGATAATCATGATACACCCTGACAATACTATCAGGAAGTTTGACGGCATCCACTATATCAAACAACCCAGAAGTGAAAGCAACGTACTCAACCCTACCACACGACATGATGAGAAGAGGCTCTTTCTTGCTAGTGTTGGCATCCTGCACGCACTGATCCCACCAGTCAAACACACAATCACTAGACCCGGTCTGCTGGGCAAACAGGTTGAGGTGTTCCTTTCGATGTTTGCATTCAACGCAGAAGGGGAACTTCGCCTCTTCAGGAGCAATAAGATCACCTGCCGCCATTACTTCGCCGTCCGTGGTTTGCTTGTCCCATCCGCCACTGTTAGGGGTTCGCCTGAATGGTTTGCCCCACCACCACGCACCAAGTACTTTGGCAACCCTTCTTTCGTAGTCGGATCCACGAGCTTTGCTACCCGTTGTTGTCTTGTTGATACACTTAAGAGATTCGGCAAGAGTCGGTGGAAAGCCACCGCCAAGTATCTTTTTCTTAACAAGGCTGAGAACGTCGTCTCGGGTAGGTTCCCACTTACCGTCGACCTTCTTCTGCTTGACTCTGAACTCCACTAACCAGTTTCTAGCCATCACATCACCTTTGACAGGAACAAACGAAAGGCTTGCTTTGACATGCCATGCCCATCCACAAGTACATTTAGTTCGAATGGGCGAAGCTTCAAACTGTAGACTTGACGACTCTTGATCTGGGTTGAGAAGAAAGCATGCCCGTTGATCGGTATCTCGACTTTCTTCAGGAAGGCTCGCCAATCGGTTTCTAGCAGACGAAAGTCGGTTCGACGCAAACTGTAGAAAGGACGATACATCTTGTAGTTTTCGAGCTTTTTGTTCTTCAGCATTCCTTTCACAACATCGAAATCAAGCAAAAACAAGGCCACCACAGACTTGGCCAGAATCTCTCGAAGATCATTCACATACTGGTAATCACCGATCTTCCCTTCTTCTAACTCATACATCCAGAAGGCAAACAGAAGGGAAGGCTCCCAATCTGGTTCGTTTATGTCCATAGAAGGAAAGTAGTTCTCTACGAAAGCTTCGTAAGCCTTGAGTTGTTCTTCTGCTAGTGGAAACCTGCGCCCTGTGTTGAGACCCATCGCTTTAGATTCCACAAAGAACTCACATCGAGAAGGCTCTTTCACATCAGGACATGTGTCAGCTGTGCTATCTGTCAGAAATCGAGCTGAGGAAAGCAGGTTGCTGGTTGCCTCCTCAAAGAAATCACCGACCACTACAGCACCTTCATGGTACGAATGCAGCTTTCTATCGCACCAAGATGGGTCAAACATCATCTGGTTTCGCTTAGATCGCTTCTTAGGAAGTTTGGTGGGTTCGGCTGTCATCTCCTCACATATCTTACAAGTTTCATAGCGATATGGCAGGCCTGTCTGGAGTTAAACCAAATCCCCGAGGACCAAAACCTCGTGTGCTATCATTACACTACAGGCCCTTAAAGTTGACGGGAGGGAATTGAACCCTCATCCCGGGGACCACAACCCGATGGTCTAACCGTTGAGCTACCTCCAAATTGCTTTTGGTGGACGCGGGTGGATTTGAACCACCGACCCCCTGTGTATCAGACAGGTGCTACTAACCAAACTGAGCTACGCGTCCACAACAAAACTGGTGTCCCCGACAGGATTCGAACCTGCGATTACCAGAGTGAAAATCTGGTGTCCTAACCACTAGACTACGGGGACTAACACAAAACTGGTAAATCTTTTACGAACACATATTCGTACTCGACTGCAACCTCCATCCACAAAAAGTACTCAGGACTGCTCAAGGTGCAGAAGCCCACCTCCAAGCAATCTCTTTCACCTATCCACTTACGATTACGATGAATAACTGTGAAATGAGCTGTTTCGGACAGATGAGCCATCACCTCATCAAACGACATTTCAATCTTCTGCCTTTGCCAGCTATTCGAGTGACTCAACACATCCACCCACCATTTATAGCAAAGAGCGTATGCTGCTCTACACATTCTGACTTTGTCATCTAGTGACAAGCCAGATGTGTCGTAGTGAACATGCTGTTTGTAGTCTTTCATTTTATTGGTTGAGGGGGCGGGAATTGAACCCGCAACCTCCGGGTTATGAGCCCGGTTAGCTACCAATTGCTAGCACCCCTCATCTTTCAAATTAATGGAGGCGATGGGAATTGAACCCATGTCCGTCTAAGCTCCACTACCGCTTCTACGTGCATATCCGGTTACGACCGGCAACTTCTTTGGTTACTTTTGGAGCCGGCTCACCAATCCGGTGCTATGGTACCTTCAAGCGGAAGGGTTCTTCCTGCGTAGCTAGTCGGGCTTTCAGTACTCCCAGGAATAGCTTCCATCAACCCCAGGCGGTCAAGCCGCCATTTTCATCGGTGCATCGGCACTTCTGAAGACGGAAGGCTTTTTACGAGGCCAGCCTTACCATTCCTCGACACGCAACAGTAGCTTCAACTTATACGTCGAAACCAGTCGCCCCCATTTTCAAAGAACAAAGAGCCTCTGGTCAACCACTCGCTTCCCACCCCGGTTTGCGATGCCTTTAGTACCCGGTTGGCTCCGGATTCGCTCACGGGCCTAAGCCTTGTCCGTTGTGAGGCTCCAAAACACTGCCCAGGAAGGACTCGAACCTTCAACAACCTGATTAACAGTCAGGTGCAAACTACCAATTGTGCTACTGGGCAAACGCTGTTTAACCAGCCTTCTTGATTCGCTTGGAACGAACACTACGCCAAAAGACAGCAGCTTCTGCTTCCGAAGCAAACCCATTGTGTCTTACAAGATTGCGAACCTTGTTCTTTGCAAGACGACCACTACTCCAATAACGACTCCGCCCCGGACGTGTGTCAGGACGCTTCGACTTCTTGGATTTCTGTGACTTGCCACCCATGATGGATCACCTCCTTTCTATACTGGTGCCATCATGGGTCCTCCTTTCCGATCCTCTTGCGCATTGTCTCGGTCCTTTCAACTGGTGGGCAGGGAGGCGATCGAATCCTCGCTGTCTGGGGTTTTCAACCCCACGCTCTACCGTCTGAGCTACCCGCCCGTCGGAGAGACTGGATTCGAACCAGCGACCCCCTGCTCCCAAAGCAGGTGCCCTAACCAGACTGGGCGACTCTCCGTCAAACACTATTGAGACTGTCGATCTCCTTGAGAGTCTCGTCAATCTCTTTTCGAATCTGCCGAAGCTCATCATTGTAAGCCGCAGCAGCGTTTTCCTTGTCTCGAATCTTCTGCTTCTGCCGGCGCAGAAGGTTCTCAAGCTTCTTCCGAAGTTCCTGTTTCTTCTCCACAGGGTCACTCATGTTATACTCCATTCATTTGTTTTCTTGTAACTGTTCGACCTCCGGCGGTGAGGTGTAGGCGAGGTAGGCGCGTCCACCACCTCTTTCATGCCCCAGGATTGTTATAGCAACCTACCCCCATCGCCTTCGGTCGTGCTGACGTTAAACCTGTCGTTTAGATGCTGTCATCGGCTGCGAACCGACCTTCAACAACGCCAAATTAAGAGCCCTTTCTTTAATCTGAGCACCGCTTCCTATCCACACACTTTCCAACCGACGAGTCTTGTCCTCATCAATCTTCGGCACCCTCCTGCCGTGGTCAACAAACTCTGTTACAGCATTGTATGCTGACCAAGCGGTTCCTCTAATACCGGGGAGTGAATTGGCAGCAGAGCTGTACCTACTCTTCATGTTGGCACGAATGTTGAGCAGCCGAGTACTGGGTTCCTTGTTGGAAGGCGAAGGCATAACCTCCGCCAGATACTCGTCCAGCCAAGTCTCAACTATCTGATGGCGAGCCAGCTCATTAAAGGCCTCTGCCAGATCCTTGTAGTAATCTACTGCAAGGCCTAACAGCCGCTTCGCCTGTTCCACCTTCTTGTGAATGTCTGGGAAGTGCCGAATAGTGATCCCTTCTCCAACCTTCCTGACGCTCAAGGCGGCACTCAAGGTGTTCTGACAAACTACCCTGATCGGTGTGAAGAACATCCGCAGCGACATAGTACCGTCGTGCCGATTCGTCAGAAGCAGATACTTGTTGATGATGTCATCTGTTCCTACGATTCGAATGTCACTCGGTAGCTTCGCCAGGATCCATACCGTCTCACCTTTTCCGAGCGCCCCAGCCACATGATAGATGGCCTGGTTCTCTCCGATTACACTGTCAAAGAACGAAAAAGCATCTCGATTCTGAATAGGCGTATACAGCCTGCCCACAATCCCGAGAGGAATTCGCTTGTCCATTCGCACAGTAGCGAAGTGATTTGGGATAACGATCTCCTTGGCGGACTTCTTACCCTGGAAGTCATTCACAAGTATCGTGCCACACTTCACATCCCAGTTGAGGCCCGCCGCCTCAATCGCTTCAGCAGCCGTGGCGGGCTTAGCGAGTTCCTTGCCAAGACCATGCCACGGCGGTTTTCCCGTATAAAACATCGAGTCAACTTCCGCTGGCATGCTGTATCTCCTTTCGGTATGTTATACAACTTTCGTCTAGAATCTCTACAGGTTTCCTGCCTACGCCATTCGCGAGGCCACACGAGCAGCCATACGAAGACAGATCATCTGCCGCAGTCTGTCACCGCCTTCGGCGTAGATGCGAGCGGCTCGATGGTAGCCCCTGAGAGCTATCGGCAGGTCGTTCTTGTTCGACTCATCGATCTGTTTCTTCAGTTCATCTCTAGTAGTCATGGTTTTATCTCTCCCTCCTCTCATAACCTTAGTGTGGTATTCTGCTTCTGGTCCTGTTATGAAGTACCAATGCTTGTATGTAACATCATGTGCCGGGATTTCGCTGTAGTCTTCTCTCGCAGTGGCTCCGGCTGGCCCCATTCCAGACAATGTGCCATACCATGCAACCCAGGCTCGAACCGGTTTCTCGTCTCCGATGTCACATGAAGGACTGTAGAACATCTCTTTGATCTTCTTGCTCGGACGAAAGTGCTTGAAAAGCTCCCACGCTTTCTTGGCTCGACCTTCGGCAGGAGGGTCTTTTTCAGTGTATGTTCGATAGTATGGGATTCTATTCTCCTTCGTACTGGCAAGCCCGAAGCTCATCAAGCAATTCATGCATCTTGTTTTCACGAGCAAATTGGCCTGCCTCCTCCACTCTGCTTTCCACCTCTTCATCAGTGTATTCACCGTCAGACTTCTGGTCCTCTTCGATACTTTCCTTTTCTGCTTCTTCTGCTTCTACGCCGGCATTGCCCACGTCTTCTATTAAGCGATCAGACACCTCTTCCAAAGAGTTACGCCAATCATCACAGGAATCGTATCGGCTCTGCAGCAGCTCACCGACTTCACTGTCTTGCAGCTGATCAGGCATGCTGTCTCGCTTGTCCTGCTGCTCGTCACGAAGTACGTCGATTTCATCAATGATTTCTGACACCGAAGACAAAACAACTTCGGGATCATCACTGCCTACCCCTTCTATTCGCTCGTTCAGGTCGTAGACCTGAGAAAGAAACTCCGACTGGGTCAGCTGACTTTGTTTCGGATAGGTCTTGCTGTACCGCTTCCCGCCAAAGCGAAACTCCCAGTAATAGTAAGAAGCTGCCTCGGGGTCCTCTCCTCTCTTGGCCCGGGCGATGTCCTCAACAGTAACTACTGGGTTCGGCTTCCGGGCCTTCTTCACGTGATGTACTCTCGGCATCTCTGTGCCTCCTTTTTTGATTGTTACAAGTATTCTAGACGATTCTCATCTAGAAGTCAACCAAAAAATTGATTTTCTTTTAGTTTTCTCCTTTCATCCGTCGAAAGTCAAGCTCAACAAACGATCCAGAAGACGAACCTGAAATCAACAGGTGGTGGCGTCGGAAACGTTTGCGTCTCGTCAACCGGCTCCAGAGCCTCTGCCACCATTTGGGCTTCGAAAGCGTCTGTGTGTTGTTATTGAACCGAGAATAGTACCTCATCGTCTTGATGGCGGGGTATCTCCTTTCAAAGTCATCTTGTACGGTTTTCATCTCTTTTCTCCATATACTTGAGAAACTGTTCTGGTGAAAAATGAGGCATCAGATGCTCAGGACGAATGATAGGACTGTCATCAATGATCATTTCCGGCTTTCCCAAGCAGAAGTCAACCGGAATGTCATACTTTGCAGCAAATTTGTGGGCATACATACGGCCCCGAGCTGACCACAACACCACCGACTCCTCTTCAGCCAGCTTCCGAACCGCTTCTATCATTTGCAGGTTGGGCTCACCCCATGCTTTCCCGCCATCATGGGTGAGTGTACCATCTATGTCACAGAAGTAATGACGCATGCTTTCCTCTCATCATTGCATACAGCTCACCTTCTTTGATCACGAGCACTCCCGCAGCTTTCGCTTTGTCAAGCTTGCTGCCCGTCGAGGAACCAGCCACCAAGTAGTCAAGGTTCTTAGTGACTGAATCCTTCACAACCCCACCAGCCGCCTTGATGTCATCGGCTATCTGGGAACGTGGTTTGGACAGTGAACCTGTGATGCAAAAAGTGCTGCCGGCGAGAACACCGCTCTTAGCAGCGGATTCAACTTCCACATTCTCCAGTAGCCGAGACAAAAGTTCCTGTTTATCAGGTAAGCTCAGGCCTTCTCGAAGGTCTCTAGGCCGAACATCACCCATACTATCAATGTGAGCATCGAAACCTTCTCTGCCGTCGTCAAACAGACCCGCAAATAGGAGCAACCAATCCTGTCCAGCGATCTGGCTCTTCTTGAAGAGCTTCTCAAACATCGACTCACCCCAGCCTCTGATTCCAAGGCAAGCCATCAGACGAGATGGTGATGCTTTCACCTGCTTGACAGCCGCTGCCATCTTGTTGCTTTCCCCGGGTCCGAAACCAACCTCTACCAGGTTCTCCTCGGTGATGTCGAAGATCTGCCAAGTGTAATTGACCAGACCCCCGTCGCACATCTTGGCGATGCTGTTCTCACCTATGCCTTTGATTCGCAAGGTCTCCAAGATGAAACGAACATGCTTGATCAGCTGCGCATCGCATTCGGGGTTCTTGCACATTAGATCAGCGCCTTCTTCTGCTACATCACCGCCACACGCAGGGCAGTACTCAGGTAGATTGATATCTCTAACAGGCGCTTCTTGAAGAACCTTCACCACCTCAGGAATGATCTCATTGGCTTTCTCGAAGAGAATCTTGTCACCGATGCAAACATCTTTTTTCCTGAGCCACTCTAAGCTGTGTAGGCTGATTCGAGCAACAGTGCTGCCGCAGATGTGCGTCGGCTCGATAATGGCGACAGGGGTGATCTTACCAGTTCGACCAGTTTGCCACACGATGTTCTCCACCATTGTAGCAGCTTTCTCCGTTTCGAACTTGTAAGCAAGGGCTGCTTTGGGCTCCTTGCCGGTGACGCCTTCCGCTTCAAACTCTTCCAGATTCTGAAGCATGACGACGATGCCATCAGTTTCAAACGGTACCGAATAGTTCTTGATGGATTCAATCATCGTCTGCACCCCATCCTCCGACACAGGGTTGTATGACCAGTAAGGAGTGACCTGAAAGTTTTGCATTTCTAGCCAAGCAAGGGCGTCGTCGTGATAAACATAACCGGCGCCAAGAACACGATACGCCACAAACCTCACTTTTCGCTGGGGTGTGATGGCGGGATCCTTCTGACGAACTGAGCCGGCTGCGGCGTTGCGAGGGTTGGCAAAACCATTGTCTTTACCCGCATACCCCTTTCGATCCATGATTCCGTAAAAGTCCGTCGGCGAGATGTAGCCTTCCCCTCGAATCTCTACCTTCTCTTTGTGATAGATCTCAAGAGGAACACCTAACATTCGCACCACATTTGGCGTAACAACCTCTCCGATGTGACCATCACCACGCGTGACTGCTGTCTTCAAAGACCCGTGATCATAGTGCAGACTCAATGAGAAGCCGTCAACCTTCGGCATCATAACGACGACTCGACCATAAAACTTGTCGAGAATCTCTTGGGCGGTGTGACACTTCTTGAGTGAGCACATCATGGACTCGTGAGTGAACTTCTCGCCGTAGGTAGGGTTACCGATCTCCAGAAGAACTGGATTGCCAGGATCCAACTCTTCTAGCTGCTGCTTGAGCTTGTCGTATTCAGAGTCAGTAAGGACAGGATCGTCCTCATCGTAGTAGGCGATGTTGGCTTGGCGGATCTGCCACTCTAGATCGGCTATCTCCCTGTGTTTCTTCATCGCATCTCCTTGGCGCCGCCTTTCACTTTCAGACGGTTGTAGCTCGATCGCTTGAGGCCTTTGCGTTTCTTCTTCATAATTCGATGTCCTGGAACCGTGCAACCCACTTGATCAGGTTCGCATCTATTTCACATTCGCGACGAGCTGCCAGAGCCTTACCCAGGCGGCACAACTGCTTGATGGACCTGCCGGAGATTCTCTTAAACAGCTTCTCCTTGGCAAGATCATTTCGAAGCTCAGCACTGAGCTTAACCCCATACTGCTCGGATAGAACCTTCCAGAGCTTGACTTTCTCGTCGTAGGTAGGCAGGTCATATCGTATATGCGCCATAACACGACTGATGATGGCATCGTCGATAACAGTTGCCCTGTTGGTAGTTAGGAAAAGCACTCCGCTGTAGTACTCAAGCAGCCGTAGGAAAACGCCAACGATGGCGTTCTGATCCACGTCATCACCGCGTTCATGTATATAGACATCGGCTTCGTCGATAAGCAAAATGGCGTCCCACCGAGTGGCTTTCTCAAGCACATCGGCCAAATGCTTTTCCAGCTCATCAGGATCAGTACCAAGCTGCGAGCACTGCACTATATACAACGGCTTATGCACTTTCTCTGAGAAGACTTCGGCGGTCAGCGTCTTGCCAGTGCCAGGAGGGCCCGACGTCAAGATGATAACACCCTTGCCTTTGCCTTCAACAATGTCGCTGTAACCATCTCGCTCGGATCCAATCAGCAGATCGATAAGTTCCCGACGATCATCCGACAGAACCAGCTTGTCCGCCATCTTCTCGTCGTAGTCGTAGTCCTTAATGTTGGCGACGTGGATCTTGGCGTACTCATGCAGAGAAAGAATGAAGACCTGAACGATCGGATGGACAGGCAAACGAATTGTAGCATCTTCGTCCACGTCGTCTTCGTCTTCCAGATTCACTGGCTTCTTACACCAGAGAGTGCAGGTAATGATAGGGGAGGTGTCGTCCCTGCCTCTACGACTGCGACTGCCTCGTTCCTGGTCATTGTCCATCACTAGCTTGGAAGGCATGCCGTGCTTCTCAAGATCGACGATTTCATCCTGCCAGTTATCAGAACCGGCTTTGCAAACACCGTATCCAAGAAACTGTTCGCCCATCTTATCGCAGCATTCATTGTAGTAGGCAACGTACTTCTCATGTTCGACAACCATCTCTTCGGTTTCAGGAATCCAACCGATGTTTCCGAGGAGTTCTCCAACGGTGATTCCTCCCTGCAGATCCTCCTGATGAACGGCTTCCCCAGCTGTAACCCTCTGCCCACGACACCAGCCTACTGCCTTCAACTCAATGTAAGCAGGAACGTAATCGTCTTCACTTCGCTGGTGCGGAGGATGATACTCGATGGTTTTCACGAAATAGGGCTTCATGACAGCCGAGAATTCGTCCTCTACGAATATCCAGTGATGGGGAAGGGGCATCAGATAGTTGGTGATAGCCTCCGTCATCGCCTGTAAACGACCGATCGGCTTGTCGTTACCTTCCTTGGCGAGCTTCTGCAGAGACTTGATTCCTCGCACAACCCGGCGATTGTTGATATCGACGGAATGCTCTTTCCTGGAACAGATCGTCTTGAGCTGCTCGAGCTCCTCCTCCGTCAAGTGGTGGGAGTCGATATTTTCACTGCCATACGAATATTGAGTCATGAAGGCGGGGTTCTCGGAACCGAACTCCTCCACCATAATCTTCATGATGTTTCTGCCAATTTCGAGCTTCATCTCCTCCTCCTAAATATACTTACAAGACTTCCAAACGAGTCTTGATTAGAGTTCAATGTTTTCTTCCTTCTAGATGTTTGGACCATGATCTTTGGGTGAAAGGAAGTGGGTCGAGAAGAGGCGTTTGGCTGCTGTCAAAGAAGAACAAGAATCAATCACCCCCATCCAGTCATACTTTGTAATGACAGATAGCACCCACTGAGAACCTTCGGGGTAACTTGCAACGAAAGTAATGCAAGCGCTCTTAACAAAGACTCGAGGGTTTTGCAGTCTCCACACCTTCATTCTATGATTCTCACCTCAACTTGGTAAGCCATTCCCTTTCCCGCCTGTTGTGCACCTTTGACACCATAAGGAAAACACACATCTACTTGTAGGAAAGAAGGGTAAACATGCACAAAACGTTGGTCTTCGTTATCCCACCAAGCAAAGTATGCTTCTGTTCCCGTAGCTTTGGTTTGTTCCACTACTTCTGATACCTCAGTAACCGTAACTTTGTGAACCTTATCGGCAGATACGCCGCACATCTTTACAACCGCGGCTGAAGGGTAGAAATGAAAAAGCATTCCTTCGCCAATCTCACCGCAAAACATCTCAGTCTGTTTCATCTTTTGACTCTTCCACCTTCAAGTTACCACGAGCGAACTCTTCGGCTGTTATGACATATCGAGCCCACTTGTTGTACTTGCCCTTGGCGGCATGGTTGCAAAGAAACATCATGTAGTCCCCAAGGGTGTAATCACTAACGTTCAGAATGTACTTCATTGGCACCCACAAATGAGAAGTCCTGCCTGACAGCTCTCCTCCACGGTACCTTCCCTGCCCTCGCCAGCCATCATCTTCGTAGGAATTGTCAGAATATCTCTCAGGGAAGGTGATCTCCACAGCGGAACGGTCTCTCTTGACAGAAGCCACCTTATAGATTGTGTAACTTGTGAACAAGCCGTAAGCAGGACTCTCATCCCAGAAACACTCACCCCAGTAGCCGGAGCCCCTATTTCCGGTACTGTGCCATTTCCTTCTATATGTAGCACCAACCATCACAACCTTGCCCTTCTTGAGGGTGCTATTCATACGCTCCTGATACTCCTTCCAGTCCAACGGAGGGGCTGGCAGGGCTTCCTCGTCTCTCACCAAGTTGCACCACTTACTGATCTGATTTGGGTCCGACAGGTTAGCACGTGGCATCGGCTGAAAGATATTGGTTCGATCAATAAGGCCTTGCAGGATCAGAATGATACGATTGTACTGCTTGATCTTAGCGAGCCGCTTCAGAACATGCTCGTCGTAGTCAAGATGGTCAGGAGTTATCAGCTCACTTTCTTTCTTGTAGTCCTTTAGGTCGTGGTCCCACCACCTTTCTTCTTTCCGATATTCTTCATTCAACTCGGTCTTCAAAGGAACAAGACGTGGCTTGAAATCGAGTCCAGTAGCGATTCGGTAGACGTTGTCACCGTTTCGAATGAGCAAGTAGGTGCTCATGTTGGCTTCATTCAGTTGAATGTGGCTGATTGCGGCAGCGATTGATTCAGATTCGCCGTAGTCTTTCCTTTCTCGGCGAACCTGCATTGCCACCACACCCCTGGCCTCGGGAAGAATGCGGCTGAGATTCTTCTTCTTGACAACCCATTCGTCAAATCGTTTGAGATCGGTGATGTCCATACCACCACTCTTGTACTCGAAAAGGGTCTCTTCATCCATGAACAACACAAGCTGACGGATGGTGATGGGTGTATCGGCAGGGGCAGGTTCGCCTTTCTTGATCTGTGTGATGTCCTCATTCATGCCGACGTACAGCTCCACCGTAAAGATCTTATCCTCAACACCCTTCACAACCTCTTTGAGCTTCTTCATTCGCATCTTGTCAGGCAGGTAAGAATTTCTGGTCTGTACAGCCAGATCGGTACTGTACTTCTTGACATCTTCCTCCAGCTGAGGGAACTGCTCGTCTCGAGCCACTATCAGATCAGCCTTGTACTTGTCAGGTGACGTGACATATGTAGAAGGCAGCAACGACTGCTCTTCCTCCTCAGAAGGTGGCAGAGCTTGACGGCCCGTCAGGTGCAAGCTCTCAGCCCTGCTGGAGATCTGCTTCATGGTCTCTTGTATCTTGGCCTGATCCAGCTGAATGCGATCTTCCACGTAGGCTCGCCAGTTCGGCTCCTTTCGGCAGGACTGGTACCACTCGTCCAGATGAACCTTCCAACCATAGGAGCCACCGTCTGATTCAGAACGAACCTCGACGAAGTTGCTACCGATGTGCTCAACACACAGAAGACACTCTCCTTCATCGTTTAGAATCAGATGCTGGTACCAGTCTCTGTCATCAAAATCGTAATCGTCATCGAACTTGACCCACCACCAATCACCGATCCGGATCTCCTCTTCGTTGTCCAGACGAGTGACTTCGGGATCGTCAGCCTTGGTCAGTTTTGTCGTCATCCTGTTTCCTCTTACAGACTAGCTCCTTGATCTTTCTCTTGAGATTGTCAATAGCAGCTTGCTTGGAGTGCTCCAGCCGCTCAATCTGTTTGTTCTTGTCCTTGTACATGTAGGTCAGCTTCCGAAGCTGCTCCTTGTACTTCTCACACTGTGGACATTCAGCCATCTGAGAGTTCCTTGACGCGTTGTGTATAGTAGTAGACCTTGTCCTTCCACTTCTGAGTCTTGGTCATCGCAAGTTTCTTCTTCGTCTCCCAGGCCTTGAGAGCCGCCCGAGCGCCGGCGAGCTTGGCTTGTGCGGCCTGCAACTTGGTTGGCTTGGCAGGGACCACGGGTGCTTTCTTCTCAAGAGGCAGTTCGTCTGCCCAAGCGTAAAGCTCTTCCCATCCCGGAGCGTAACCGTACAAGGGTCCATGCATGCTTCTGTGTCTGACCCCATGATTGTGAGCCATCTCATGGGCGATTGTATGAGCAAGGCCCCTCTTATGAACCTTGTCCTTCGGGAGATGAATAGTCATGTAGTGGGAATTGTAGGTGGCGTATCCACCAACCCAGTAATCAGCTCCGATTCGCTTGGCGTAGTTGAAAGTCACACGTAAACGTTTGCGGTACTCAGGAGTGACCATCTCCCTGTCACAGACCTTGACAACGAACGACTTGAGATTTCGAGTGGACCAATGTGTGCGATTCTCTATCCGCATCTCTGTATCTCCTCCCTTGTTGTATGTACTTACAACTTCTAGAAGAGAATCGTTTGTTTTAGTGAGCCACGGCTGACTTGAGATATTCCAGCGCTTCAGCGGGATCTGTGTAGCAAGCAGCGCCGATCACCATATTCCATTCTTCGTCGTGAATCCCCACCCCGCCGTGTGTTTCAACCGAGGGGATTTCCCGAATATGTTTCTCCTCGATATACTGAAGAAAATGATCCAGCTCAGCGAAATTCACCTTCTTGTTGTCGAGAGTGGCATTTTCGCCTTCCAGACCCACCTCCCAGACCTTTCCGGCCTTGTAGATACCGATGCAACCATACAGCAACGGAATGAAGAACTTGTTGCCGTCACTGTCAATTGACCAGACACCTTCCTCATCCTCAGGATCACCCGGATCTGACGGCAGCGGATGGCCGTCCTGAATGTGGATCTTGAAAAGACGCTTGATTTTCTCAGGATCAGTGTCCCTGACACCGCTCCAGTCGCCCTCCATCGCCATGAACGGATAGTCCAATTCCCGGGCGAACTCCATCTCCGTCCAGTCCATCAGATTGTGAATCGCCATGAGCGGAAGCCAAGCAAGGAAGTTCGTCGGGGTGTAGTCGCCGTCACTGTAAGGACTGGCGTGCTGAACACCTTCAATTTCAAGATCAATCGGATCATCACTGCGAGCGGTGACCTTTTTGATCTCGTACCTGTAACCTTCATCCTGGCAACGAAGTAGAACTTTCGACAGAATGCTATGTGCTTCCTCACTCAGCTCCTTCAGATACTCGGGAACTGTATCCCAGCATTCGCTGACCTGCCAGTTCCGGTCTGTCTTGTGAAGCCAGCGATTGTGGCCGTAATGGTTAACAACACGGCCGCAATGACCACGACTGGTCTTCCAGTACCAGCCCCTCATCTGATAAAGAGCGTCCCTCGTCTGGTCGACTGTAAGACCCGCCTGTTTGGCGATCTCCTTGACGCACCAGCACTGTTCCGAAGACTGCGTCCAGCTGTGACAGTTGGGCTCTGTGTTCAGACGGAGCTCTTCCATCGCCTTCCTAACCTTGTCCTTGTTCCGCATCTCTGTACCTCCTGGTTTGTTGGATAAGCAGAGGAGTGTCTCGGCCAGCCAGTTCGTTTAGAGGCCCGTAGGTGGCAACTCCGATTCTACTAGCGGAGCTGTGCCCCGCCGCCGTACCATCCGCTCGCTGCCCAGGTATGTTGCCTTTTGTCCACTTAACGACCCGAATATTGCTAAGGGAATTGCCCCTTGTCCGACCTGCTGACGCAGGAATGCTCGGCGGAGTAAGCTCAACACTTGGCGCGTCCTCTGTCCCCTGATTTCGCCCTCTGTATTCTCCTCTGCTCACCAAACTAACATCTCCGTTGTTAATTGTTACAAGTATTGTAGATGATTGTTGTTTCAAAGTCAACCAAAAAATTGACTTTCTTTTATTTTTCTTCCCATGGCCCCCAATGCCGGTTTCTGAGGGTATTCACCATGACTTCCTCATAAGAATAGTGGCTATGTAGCTCGGCGTTAACCAGTCCATACCACTTCTCCTTGTCCATCTCCACACCCGCTGTCGGATCAACCACTTTGTCGTCCAGCTCAATCCAAGCGTGGTCAATCATTTTGTCGCCCTTGATGGTGTAGATCTTGCCGTGTGCGATCTTCAAACCGGGGTGCTCATCGTCTAGTTGCTTGGCTTTCAGGTAGACGTTTCGATAGCAGTCACCTGCCGGGAACTCACCCTCTTCTTCAACCGATTCTTTCCTGCCAGGTTCCATGACAGTCAAAACCGGCACTCTTCGAATGCCTGCTTTCAACGCTGCAAGGGCACGATGGCGGCCTTCTTGGTATCCTCTGGATGGCTCTAACGTTAAAACTGGAAACTTCGTACCCTTCTGCATCATTTTGGCATATTCATCAACACGTTTTTCGGAAACACCTTGTTCCAAATTTGCCCACGTACAATCGAACATTTCTTTACATCTTTTCAAATAGCTAACAGGGGATAACCACTCCATCTTAGCTTCAAAGCCTTTGTGGTCTTTGAAGTAAGTTGGTAACCGCATCAGATCGTCGTAGAACGGCATGTCTGTAGTTGTTAGGTTCCAATACTTGGCATCAGGATGATCGGGAAAAACAAGTGGTTCGTCTTCAGGAACTGCTTCATCAAGCAAGAACTCAATGGCCTTGTCAACACCTTCATCCATCCACACCAGATCAGAATATTCGTCTTTCAATCGAGTCACCACATGCTTAAGATACTTCTCACCCATCTCAGTGTAGCCTGAAATATCAACAGCTCCTTCATTCTCTCTGACCATGTCAAGAAATTTTCGGAGAAGCTTTGTAGCAATACCTTGGCGTCTATGCTCAGGCAGGACCGTCACCTTGATCAGAAAGTACAGCCCATCCTCTTCCTGATAATCAAGATATCCTTTGTCCTGATAGTGAAGTCTGTGAAGATCTCCGCCACCTCGATGCTTCATAGTGGTTGTGGAGAAGTCTTCGGCTGACTCTTCATAATGAAGCGCCTGTACCACCTCACTGTAGAGATCTTCCAGTCGTTTCTTGAGAGCAGGAGATAGCTTCTTAACGGCTGTGACCTTACCACCCCACTCCTCGATATCGTCTAAAAAGAAGGTGTCCCAAGGAGAGTCTTCGTCCACTGTGAGAAACATACCTGATTCTTGGTGAGATAGGCCGAGATCACCATTTACTCGAGTAACAGTATAGTCCTCCAATGGTGTAGCCTATATGCGGGTATTTCTTGAGAGCGGCCACTTTCACCCCCACGGTTTCATGTGGACATCGGCGTCGGGGTCAACTTCGCCTCTCTTGACGAGTTCATTGAAGAACTTAGTGATGGCATCACTAGCGGAGGACTTCCCAGCATCAGCAACAATCTGCCGTTCCTGATCGATTACTTTGAATTCGCCATTATCGTACTGCCTGACAACCCATTCGTCATCAAGACCGTCGATTGTGAAAGATGCCGCGATCCAGAACTTGTCAGACTTGGCTTTCTGCTTTTTCCTGCGAGGTGTCAGACCTACCTGGTCGTAGATTTCATCTGACATGATTCGGTCAACTTCAGGAAACACATCCTTCAGGTAGGAGTAGAAGTCCTCTTTAGAATAGCCTTCGAGAGCTTCATACTCGGCGTCAATGTGACGCATGATTCGAGTCTCGAGGTCTGAGGCTTCTTCCTCAGCCAACACCATATCGATTGCTTGTTCGATTGGATCTATCATACTTCTCCTTGTTGACGACCACTATCACGTTTGCCACAACCTTCCCGTTGCGACCTGTGAAGACGTATGTGTTCACCCTTACAACATCATGACCCTGAACTGCAAACTCCTTCTTCAGTTCTGCATCGATCTCATTCTGCAACTCTACCTCTTCATCTCGACCTTCTCCTGGCTGGCTCATTGCTTCAATGTCAGAATTGAAATCTACGGTGTAGCTGATTTTGTTGTCGCTTACTTCATGGCCGGTGCCCTGGGGCACCCTTGAGGAAGGGTAGTCAAAGCCTTTAGGAACCATGACTTTGGTCAAACCACGATGTATCCAGGACGGGACGGGGAGAGGAGTGGCTTCGTCATCCTCATCAAGGATCATGTTGATAGCTTGTTCGATGGAATCTTTCACTTCCGGTTCCTCCGGGGGTTCTTTTTTCATTCCTCGACCTTTGTTGGCGAAGTACTCAGGTGGAGAAACTGAAGACTGCACATACGCGCCTCTATCGCCTTCATAAGGATCCCAGATTTTGCCCTGCTCCCAAACACCACCTCTCCAAACACCATCCCACCAAATACCATTCTTCCACTCACCTCCTTTCCAAACACCACCCTTCCAAATACCACCCTTCCACTCACCTCCTTTCCACTCACCACCCCACCAAACACCACCCTTCCACTCACCTTCTTTCCAAACACCACCCTTCCACTTACCACCCTTCCACTCACCACCCCACCAAATACCACCCTTCCACTCACCTCCTTTCCACTCACCACCTTTCCAAACACCATCCCACCAAAAACCATTCTCCCAAACACCACCTTTCCACTCACCACCTTTCCAAACACCACCTTTCCAAACACCATTCTCCCAAACACCACCTTTCCAAACACCATCCCACCAAGAACCATCCCACCAAAAACCATTCTCCCAAACACCACCTTTCCACTCACCACCCCACCAAATACCACCCTTCCACCCACCTCCTTTCCAAACACCACCCCACCAAACACCGGCCTCCCAAGTACCATCCCGCCACTCACCTCCTTTCCAAACACCACCCCACCAAACACCATTCTCCCAAACACCACCCTTCCACTCACCACCCCACCAATCACCACCTTTCCAAACACCATTCTCCCAAACACCACCTTTCCAAACACCATCCCAAGTACCACCTTTCCACGAAGGATCGTTAGAAGTATGATAATTACCCCCATCAGAAGCGGTTGGAGCCTTTGTTTTGGGCGGAGGGCTGGGCTTTTTAAATTTGGCAGGCTGGGAAGGCTTCC